TGATGGCTTAACTGTTGTAACACGAGCTGCTCTATTAATACCAATAATTTTAGCTACACGTTCGTTTTCTTCAACAGCTACTTTAGCTGCTTCTTTCATGTTTAATTTTAAAACAGCTCCTGAAGCAATACCTGTCATTCCAATACCTAATAATGCTTCTTTTTCAGTTGTTTTTCTCCAAACATCTCTCAAGTAGTGAAAATCAGTATATGAAGCTTGTAATGTACCAATAAATGCTGCTGCTTTAGCTCTTGCATTATATTCTTCTTGTGTTTCAATGTCTGAAGCATTAATTTCACACAAATTACAGAATTGGTTAGCTTTCAAATTAATTTCAGCACATGGATTAGTTCCAGCATCTTTATCATTTGTAAACAAAAATCCTGGTTCACCGCTGTTAGATGCTTCAATTTTACCCCACAAATTCATAAATGTGTCTTTATCAATCATGTTACGAAGCAATACTGCTGAGTTGTTAGCACGACCACGTTGTGGATTATTTTCCCACCAAGGACCAAATTTACAAGTCAACATATCCTCATCATGAAGATTAAACAAAGCAATCAAAGCAGCTCTACGAATACCTCCGGACAAAACAGCATCTGCTAAGTGGCAAATAATGTCATGACATTCTAAGGTAGTTAATTTTTCACCATCATTTTTACGGTCCAAAATAGCTTGCATATGAATCAAAGCAATTTTTAATGGTTCAGGACCAGGTGCTTTACCACCAACTGTAATCAATGAGGCACCTTTAGCTCTGATGTCTCTAAAGTCAAATAAAGGAGCAGTAGATGTTTGTCCAAAATATGCTTTAGTTAACATACGAACAGCATCAGCCCATCCTTCAATAGAATCACCTACTAGATAACGCTTTGATTTTAAAGGTTTTCTAATTTCGGGTAGTTGTTCAACGTGATGAGTTTGAACAGAATATCCTACTCCACAACCTGATAATAACAGGAACATAATTTCTGAAAATGCTCTGAAATCATCAATTGGTAAATAGGAACAGTTAAAAATACGAGCGTTATTTATTTCAATAGGCTTACCAGCAAACTGCATTGAACGCATTGATGGTAAAACTTTCTTGTCATAAACATACTTGTACGCGGCTTCAATTTCTTCAGCCAATTGAGGAAACTTTTTTAAATGCATTTCCTTGTTTCGAGTTACTAGCTCGTCCCATGTTTCTCTCCTGTTTTTTTCAGGTACGAATTTCGCGTATTTGAGATGGGTAGTAATTTCAGACAAAATTTGTGATTCTGTGGTTAACATTGTTTTTTTAATAATTTAGTTAGATAGTTCGAAAAATCGTTGTTTAATAAGTGCCTTGTCTGATGAATCTATACCTCCAAAAGTAGTAGATTTAGTTGATGTAGATGATGCCTCTTCGTCTTCCTCTAAATAGGATGATACCTCAAAATGTCCTGTAGAGGTGTCTACTTTGACAGAATAGGTCATGCCGTCCATTCCGTATCGATTTTTCATAATGTGAAATCTTCCTGTCCCATTTACTTTGTCTTGACGTTTCCTTGATAAGGATATAGCAACATCAGTAACCATCATTTTATCATAGCTACCTGCTGCTTTATCACCTTCAATAATATCATCTTTTGCACCAGCTCGGTTTACTTGAGACACTGACCAAATAGGCAGATTCAATTCTCTAGCAAGACCCTTAGTACTAATATAAATATCATCTATTTCATCCTTACGTTCACGATTATTCTTTTTTGAGCGAAGAAGATCTACATAGTCAATAATGATTAGATCTGGTTTAAAATCTAAATCAATACATTTCTTAATATGAGATTCAATTGTTGAAATAGATGCTTTACCTGTTGGATATTCTTTGATAATCAATTGTCCTTCTAATGTATTAACAACTTCTTCAATTTTATCTTTATGTTGAGTTATATCTTGAACAGATATATTAGTGAAAAAAGCGTCATACCTTCGTCCTACATAATCAGCTCCTAATTCAAGTGTATAATGCAAAACATTATAACCTAATTTAACAGCATAACCACCTAAAGCAACTAATGACCAAGATTTGCCACCTCCAGGACTACCAAAAATCAATCCAAAGTCTCCATTACCTAAACCACCTTGTAACAATTCATTAAATGATTCCCAAGGTGTAGGAACAATCATTCTATGATTTTCTCTATATCTAGATTCAGTGTCTTTATTATACTCATGACCTAAGTTTTTGTCTTGACCCGCTTTAAGTGCGTTATCAATCATGAACCTAATAGAATCATAATCTCCGGCGTTCAAAAATTCTACGCTTGTTAATAACGCTTTTTTAAGCTGTTGGTTTTTACAAAATCCTGAAAATTCTTCTTCAACATATTTAAGATCTTCATCAGATGCTTTATATGCTTCTCTAAGTTGTTCTTTAATTGCTACTTGTAAAACTTCATTATCAATTTTCTTTAACTCTACCTTTAACACATCCATTGAAGGTGTTGTATGGTATTTTTGATAATATTTTAGGATTTCTTTAATAATCCATTTGTGAGCTTGGTTATCAAAATATTCTTCACTTAATACATCTTGGATATTCAATAAGAATTCCTTATGTGTTAATAATGAAGATAGTACTTTGACCTGGAAACCAATTCCATAGGCACTTAAATTATTTAATGTCATAACTATTTATTTTTTAAAACTGTTTAATACTTTGAATGTGTTGTTAATTGTCAATTCTGGATCTTTCATTAATCTTCCTAATCCATCTTCGTTATAAAGTAACAAAAATGCTTTAGTATTCAAAGCTGGAGTTGGTTCTTGTGTGAACTCTGTTAGATATTCTTTTTCATTATTATCTACTAATGGATTAGCTAAATCCATAATTTTGTAATTAGTTTTTAATCTTTCAGCGTCATGTAATATTCTAGCATAAACTACATGTTCTTTAAGTTTATTTTTACAAATTTCAAGCAAATCATCAAAAGTCAAAACACGTTCTGCTAATTCAGGAAACTTTTTAGCTACACCTTTTTCACCTAAGCCTTTAATACCTTCTACTTTATCTGATTGATCTCCTAAAAGTGTTTTATAAAGAATAAAATTCTCAGCTAAAACACTAAAATTATCTTTTACTGTTTGTTTTGTATAGAATTCTTTTTCTGATGGTCTAAATAATGTTACATCTTTATTTATCAATTGAACAAAATCTTTATCATTAGATACAATGAACACTTTAGAACCATACTTACTAGGCATTATATCACTTAAGTAAGCTATAATATCATCTGCTTCTACTTTATCTATACCAATTGTTTTTACTGGTAGACATTTCAGGTAATGAACTATTCTTACAATTTGATTAACCTTAGCGTCATGTTCATCTTCTAAAGAATCAAATACATCCCAGTTAGTAATTCTAGCTAAGTGACGACCTGATTTATATTCAGGTACTAAGTTTTTTCTATTAACAGATGAACCAGCACCATCAAATACTACATAAACAGATGTTGGTTGAATATGATTAACTAGATAATTTAAAGAACGAATAAAACCTCCTAAACCACCAACATGAGCTCCATCTTGGTTTACATTCTTCATCATAGCGAAGTTTCTAAAAAATAAATTTAACCCATCAATTAACAATACTCGTTCATGAGGATTAGTTAATATTTCTTCTTCTTGATTAACCTTGTTTAGGAGGTTTAATAGTTCGTTCTTTTTCATCTTAAATAAAGATAACAAATAATTTTAAATAAGCCAAACTTATTCTTCATCCATTAATCCTAGAGGAATATCTCTAGTTGATTCATTCCAATCTGAATTATCTTCAATGACTTCAAATTTTCCATCACCAAGAATATTTTTCCATTCATGAGAATGTGCTTTCTTGTAAGTGTCAATTTCCTTTTTATCATCTTCAATAAAACCATGAATTGTTGCAAGTACAACACTTTTTGTTTGTAATCCTGTAACGTGGTTTTTATCACATGATACTTTAGTACGAACAGCAAACTCAACCTCTTTACCATCTTTAGTTGCTTTAATTTTACTAGTACCACTATTAGTAATATTACCAAAAGTCAATACAATAGAAGCATCCAAAAACATAGTCTCACCATTTTTCATTTTCATTTTAGGTTGTGACATAATATTTTCAGCTGGAGCAACCCAAATTTTGTTAATAGCAACCATTGAGTTAGTGTAAGGTGCATTTTCTTTTCTAGATAAAGGAAAACGTTGGTTAATAAAGTTACCAAATTGTTGAGACATAGCTCCTGCGTTCCACATAGGATTGTTTTTATTTGCTTCAACACTCATTTTACATGGTATTGAACCAATTGAATCCCAGAAGAAACACAAATCATAAGGCAAATTACCTTTTTTCTGTTCATCCAACAAATCAGCAATAAACTCAGCTACATCTTCAATAGTGCCCAATGTGGTTCTATCACGGTAGATAAAGAAACCATTATGGTCAACTACTTCTCCTGTAGTTTCATCAACTACATCTTCAAGTTGGAAACCCATTGTACGAGCGTGTTCCCATGACCATTTCATTTCTGTAATAATGAATACAGGTAAAATATTCATTTTTTGAGCGCTGATTGCTAACTCAAGTAATGCTGTTGTTTTACCTGTATTACTATGACCTCTTAATAATGTGATGTGACCTACTGGAGCGCCTGTAACTGAAATTGAATTTTGCAATGCTTTTGAAAATGGAATCCATTTTTGTTCTTTGAATTTAACATTTCCATTAAGCAATTTTTTCTCTTTGAACTTCTCTAAGCTAAAGTTAGCTTTAAGTTCAGCTGAGACAGCTTCCGTTAGCGAATCGCTTTTTTTAGGTTTTGGCATAAATAACTTTTATTGTTTTTTAATTAGAAAGGCAAATCGTTGTCCTCATCTTCGTCAAACAAAGCATCAAATTTTTCAGCTTTGTTAGCTTTAGTAGCTAATGGTGTTTTCAAAGCATAAGCTTTAACCGGAGCTACTTCTACTGGTGTTTCTTCTACATCCTCATCAACATCACCTTCTGCATCTTCTGGTGCCAACCAGTTTTGCAATACTTCCTTAATTGCTTCAAAATCCATTTTACGTTGAATTTCTAACAATACAGGTTGTTCATTAAGGAATGATTTAATTAAAGACGCATCAGCATTCAATGGAGTTGTTTTAGGTTTGATTCTGATTGATGATTTAAGACCTTGTCTTCCACCAATGTCACCTTTAACTACATCTACTGTGAAGTCTCTACCTTCATGAATGTCTGTGTAGTCTCCATAGTCTTCATCTTCTGCGATACCCAAAAGTTGCATGTAAATTTCTTTACCAAATTCCCAAAGACGTACTCCTTTTTCTTCTTCACCTCTAACAACTACAGGAGCAAAAACTCTCATTTTAGGATCTAACTTTTTAGCTAGAACCCAATTGTCCTTTTCATTAGTTTTTCTTAGTTGTGAAGCAAATTCTACGATTGGGTCTTTTTCACCCCAGTTAGTTAAGGCGTAGATAGGGAATTTTGAAAATCCATAGTGTACAAAAACCTCTTGAAATGGGTTTTGTGGATTCAATTTTGAAGGAACAATACGAATTTGATACTTTCCTTCTTCTTTTGGTTTCCAGTAAACTTTTGAGTAATCAATTTTTTCTTTCTTGCCTGGTGTGTTCGTCGACTGTAATGTGTTTAGTCGTTGTTTTAGAGCATTAATATCCATGATTTTTATTTATTTGTTTAATGTCGGAAATATAAGAACGAGGTATTGTATAACCAAGTTAAGTTGAGCCCTCTTTTGAAGGGCTCTTATTATTTTTAATTTACTTTTGTAAAATATCCTTTAGAATACAAAGCATCAACCCATTTTTTAGGCATAGAGACTATAGCTTCGTCGGCGATTGGTCCTAACGCTTTTATAAATTCTTCTGGCCTATTTATATTTTTTAAAGTGTATTCTTTACCCTCAAATTCTTTAAATTCATTAGGTAATACTTCAAAAACATCTCCAACTTGTGGTTGAATTTTTCTATCATAAAATGCAGAAACTGCACTTTTTAAGTATTGCATTATTTTAGAGTCTGGGGATTTGGTTATTTTAAACTTATCTCCTATTTCAAAATTAGACATTGAATCCTCATTTACTTTTTGAGAAGCAGGTGTTAACTTGTTTTCTAATTTTATTTCAGAATAATCTCTAGAAATAGCTCCTTCTCCTGTTCTGCTTGTATCTCCTATTTTTTTACCTAAATACTTTGCTGTTTCTGGAGTGTATATTTTGGTTATTTTAAATATTAAATTATAACCATCATTTCCAATAAATTCTTCATCTGCGGTAAATTTTTCACCTTCCATAGGACCTTGTTGTATTTCAATATCATAACGATAAACATTACCTGGTTTTAGGTCTCTGTAAGAGAGTTTATTTTCATTTAATCTAGATTGAGTAGTGATTTTATTTTCTATTAACCACTTACTAGGATCAAAATTATCTGCTTTTCTCATGTGATTATAAATATTTAAAGCTCAACAATCTTATAAACTTTTGTATTCAATTGTTTCAACTCGTTATGGTTGGTTAACAAAATACAATTTTTATAGTGTTGCCAATTTACACGGTAAGATGGATCAACCACACCACCGTTCAATTTTTTAATCAAATCATTTAAAGCATTAATTGTATATAAGGTATTTGTCTCTTTTTTCCTATGAACCAAAATAGTGTTCATTGGAATACCTTCTACATTGCCTTGTTCAACATTATATGTGACAACATATTCATCTGTGCTTTTAACATAAAGCACAAACATTTTATTATACATTATAGTATATGCCCTTGTTAATTCGCTTATTAAACTTTCCAAGTTTTCTAAGGGCGTAAAAGTGCAAAACAGTTTATTATTCAAATCTATTGTATTAAAGGGTTCAAAATCGTATCCCTCATACATATAGTCATTCTCCTGTAAAATCATATGTTTTTCCATAACTTGTTTTTGTTTGTAATTTATATTTATCAAATATTTGTTTTATTTCATTTTCTATGCTCTCTTCCCCTTCACCTAGCTCAAATAAGAAACTATCATAAGTGTAAAGCACAATCTTAGTTTTCCTACCCTTCAACAACTTATGCATGTCCATCAATATATAAGTGTTCATAGCACTCTCTACATTCTGCAACATGTAGTTAAAAAGTTTTTGTGGATTCATATTTTCCAGCTCACTTTTTTTAAGACAATAACCTGAAATTGGTATAGTGACTTGTCCTGTGTTATTAAATGTTTCCCAATTTGTTGTTACAAATTCTTTTACTTGTTGAAAAAATTCAAGGTGCTTATACTCTTTAAATACGCCTCCGTATAATTGTTTAAACGTAAGCTCTTTTGCTTCTTTATAACTCGTACCGTAGAGGTTTGCGAAGGCTTGGTGAACATCCACATCGCCAAAATCGTAGGCAAGCAAGCGACCGACAATATTAGGATGGTATGCACTAATATCGAACTCAACAAACCCATGACTCGATATGAAGCTTCTCCTTGAGCCATTTTCTTTGTTTATTGCTGCGAAATTAACACCATTAAAAGAGTTACTTGGTCTACGTGTTGTTGTAGCCAAATTGTAGCTTGTGTAGATTCGGTCATCATTAATTGAATAACATTCATTATTGAGTTCATAGTGTTTATCAAATTCATATTTGTTTATTTTTAATCCGTTTTTTTCTATACCAAAAAATGCTAATACTACCTTATTGTTGTAAAAATCAAAATATGGTGGTAATTCCTTTGGTACTACACTACGAACTTGATTATAAATATGCTCACATTTTTCGTAGTGCTTGCTTAGTGGTATTAGTTTATTGACCTTTGGATAATTCTTTTGGTAGTTATAAAAATGATTATGGGCCGCAGTATCCGATTGTATATACGTAGGGTTGAGTATGGAAAGGTCAAGCAAGCCTTTAATTTGAAAATAATATAATGCTGTCTTCTTATCACGTACCCATACCTTACCTATCTTACGTAATAAACCGTCTATAGTTGTCTTATTAAGCGAAAATGTCTCACTATGGTCAATACATAACATATAGCCCTTTGTGTCGTTAAACGGCCTAATATACACTAAAGATAAACCGTTTAACGCGGGGTGAATATTATCATGATAAGGAATAATTTCAATGAATGCCTCTTGTATCGTCTTATGAACTAAATACTCTAGTGCTTCATCTGTGTCTATTATCCAAAACATAACCTTTATTTGTTATTAATATAACATCATAAGATTATGAGGCCAAACTTATTGATAATATTTGGTCCAATCGAATTTTAAGTAATCAGATAATCTAGGGAGTTTTAAACGTGATGAAGTTAGCTCAGTATTTTTCTTATTCACTGTCGCTACTTGTTCTTCAGTACCTGTTAGTTGCCAATCTAAGTAAAATGGAAAATATAATGACCATTGAATATTAGGATCTTTTAAAACTAATTGATCAAATGTATTTTTATTTATTTCAATATATTGAACCTCATTTGTTTTCTTACAGAAATATCTTTGGAATACTCCGTTTTGATAATCTTGTTGAGTAGGTTGTGTTGGGTTATAATAAGGTAAGAATTTAACGGATGGATTATATTTTGGATATTCTCTATAGTTAAAATCATTTGGGTATGAAAAATTAGCAAATCCTTCATTAGTACTAATAGAATATCCGGGAGGTGTGTTGAATGTGTTTTTAGAAGGATATAATGTAGGTGTTTCTAATGTTAATTCAATGTTAGGTAAATCTTGAGGTGTTTTACCCGAAAAATATTTTCCATTAGATAATTTATAGTAATATCCAATATAAGATTCACCTGTTGACTTATCATAAAGTTCAAACCCATTAGTATATAGGTTAGTAGTTATTTGGGATAAAGGATAATAAGCCATATTTTTTATAATTATTATTCAACTACTCTAATTATTCCACCAATACCATTTAAATATTTTTTAGCATAAGCTTCAGTTCTTTTAGCTTGATTTCTAACACTACCCCCTTGATTTACTCCATAATTACCATCTATAGATTCAAACCCCTTATTATCTGTCACTCCTGCTATTGAAATATGACTACAGTTATAAAAAACCATATCACCTGGTTTAATTATAGTTTTTCCAGGTATATAAACTTCGGCATAACCTAATTTTCTCATGTTAGCAAAGGTTGTAGGACAATGCCCTGTTAAAGGCATGTTATTAGGATTAAAACTTTTAAAAGTATTTTGGAAGATGCTTTGAATTTTAGCGTCTTTAGCTCCTACTTCTTGGTATGCTTCTTTCCATACTAAATCAGCAAAATAATTACACCAAGCATTACCACTTCCCCATCCTACAGATTGCATTTTAGATTGGAAATCAGCGTTAGCGAATCCTTTATCACCATCTAAAGCTATTTGCCCTACATAAGATCTAGCTATTCTTACTATAGCATTTCTAATATCAGAAAGTTTAGGATCATTAGTATAAGGTAAGGGGGATTGAATTGGTTCTTGTCTTCTTGATTTTTGTGTTAAAGAAGGTTTAACATATTTTGTACCTATTGGATATCTAGGAATAGCGACTGATGTAATAACTGTTACCCAAATATTATTTTGAATAGAATGAGATACATTCATAATAACAAACTCCATAGAATCAGGATAATTTTCTGGTAAGAATTTAGAATCAATAAAGAATTTGTTATAAATTTTCATACCTGATAATCCATCCATAGTTAGGGTTAAGTTAAAAGGTAAGAATCCACTATTAGGAGATGCGGCGTAAGGATTATCTATATTTCTAGCGGAAGTAGTAGATTGTTTTTGATCATATTCTAAAAGTTGTCTTTGTGTACTTGTAAAATTAGTAAAAGCATCTTCATTCCATGTAGGTAAAACTTCACTAGGACCAGTATTAGAAGTTGAAACAGTTATTGTAGATAAAAAGGTATAAAAAGCATCAACAGCTTCTTGATAAGTATCTACAATTTCTTTATTTTCTTTTTCATTACTTAATTTAGTTGATGTTGGGCTAGATATAATTGGTTTAATTCTATCTTGTGTTCCTTTAGTTAAATTTGAAATAGCAATAGCATCTGTTCCTGTAACATAACCAGCAGATGTAGCTCCTATAGTAATCATATTAGCTAAATCAGGAGTTATTTCTGTTTTAAGTTGCATATCTCTAATAAAACTTCCTCCTACTATTGACCCTGACATAGTTTCTAAGCCATAAACATTAAATTTAGTTGACTTTTTATTTATAATTAAAGATTCTCTATCAGGTAAAGCAGTTTTATCTATAAAAATTATAGTATTAGTATTATAATCTATTTTAGGAGTAATACTATTAAAATTACCTGTTGCTTTACAAAAACCATTCATTAAACTATTTAGTAAAGAAACAATAGAAACTCTGCCATCTTTATCTTTTAAATCTTCTAATAATTGCAATATAAAAACCATATTAAAATAACAAAACATTAGTTTTCCATATTGGTTTTCACCTTGCTTAAATATAAAATCAGAAATACCAGGATAAATAGTTCCTGATTCTGTTTCTTTTTTAAAAGCACATATTCTAGGATCTGAAGGGACTTGTCTAGGAGGGGAATAGATTAATATTTTTTCACTATTTATATCTCCTACTTTTATTATTTTTTCCTTTCCGTTTTCTATTACAGGAATTGCTGTATCTTCTAGTAACTTTAAAAAGGTACCAAACCTAACAAAGTATTGAGTTTGTCCAGAGTTATATTTTTGAGAGAAGTAATCAACAGTAGATGATTCTGTTTTTAAAGGATATACATTTAACCCCCCTATAGACTTATTAAAATAACCATCAGAAGGAATTAGTTTTTGAATTTCAGCAAATTTAGCTCCTATAGTACTACTTTGAGCAAATGCTATTATAGTTTCTTCCGCTGTTTTTGAGGTACTAGGAGTATTTTCTGTTGTAGTAGTAGTGGCGGGAAGAGCTCCAGGAAGAAGAATATTTGTTTTTAAAGCTTCAATAACATCTCCTGCACTTCTTAATATTATTGTTATAGTATAAGAACCGTCTCTATTAAATACCCAACTATAATTTACTACTTTACCTATTAAAGCATCATAATTACCGTTAGAAATTTTTTGTTGAATAGATACAGCTGTTAATAAATTATTATATGTTACATCAGCACCTACTTCATCTTTTATATCCTTAAAGTTATATCTTTTGCTTAAAAAAGAATCAGCTAAACTAGTTATATTATCTGTTATATAAACTCCATCATTATTAAAGTATGAAGTGTTACCCCACTCTAAAAGCATTGTATAACCTATTCTTAAATATAAAGTACTAATTATATCAAATTGACTTTTATTATTTGCTTTAATTTGAACAGTACCAGTTCTTAAAGAACCCATAGTTTCACTTTTAATATCAGCTGATATAATACCAGGCATAGGTTGAAGACCCCATTCAGTACCTCCTAAACCATAAGCACCCCTATTAACAGCTACATTTCTTGTATCTATACCTGATCTTTGAAAGGTTTCAATTCCGCGATTAGTGCTTGGAATTTCATTAGTTACACCATTAAATAAAACATATTTTTCTGCTAACTGTTTTCCTTCTGTAAATCCACCATCAAAACTACTAGTAAGGTTTATTAAGTCAGCTGATGATACTAGTTTAATAAAGCTTGTTTTACTATTTTCCCAAACAATTTGTTCAGGAGATTTATTAACAGAACCTAAGATTCTTTGTCTTGTGTTAATTTGTTCATTAACAAATGGATCAAAACCCTCCCCTATTATATTTGACATAATTAAGAATTTATTATATTAAAAGCACTTATTATTCCAGCGTAAAAAGCAGGTATTCTAATTTGTAATCCTTCAGGTATAACTAAAGAATTTTGAGGTAATTGGTCTGTGTTTGCTATAGATATAACCCACCATAAAGAACTATTTTTATAGTATTGTTGAGCTAAAACATCAAATCTATCCCCTTGAACACTATAAACATAGATATCATCAGAAGTAATAGGTACTTCAGGATAACGAGAAGTAACATATACTAATTTTTTATCAATTTTAGTTTTAGGTATATTTTGATATCTATTCATTTTTAAGCATTTCTAGGTTGAGGTATAGCAGGTGTACCATAAGTAGTTGAAGCTAAAGGATCAGCTATATCTGCTAAAGATATAAACCTTTGAGCTCCATATCCATTAGCAAATCCATAATCATCATTTGTATCTTGAGTACCCTGATTATTAGTAAATGTAAGATATTGTTTAGAAGGTATAAAATCTTGAATTGGTATAAAATTAAAAGAGGATACTCTTATTATATGAGGTAGTTGTTTTACTGTCTCATCTATTCCTCCAGCAGTATTTATTCCTATTTCCCAAGGTGAATCTTCTTGAATATCATAAGTTAAACCTGTTATAATACCTGGTTGTTCATAAACATATCCTCCAACTGTTAATTGGGCTATATTACCTCTCATATATCCTTGAGGACTATAGTCAGGAGCTAAAGTAGATGCTAGGTAGTTTAACTTTTTATACATTGGAATAAGCTCTTCTTTTGATTGAGCTGCTACTGTCCAAGATAATGACATTTGTCTAGTAAAACCATTGTAGGTGTAAAAATTTTCTCCTCTACCTAAATATTTAAACGGTGTCCATTCTGCTTGATAAGCATCCGACATTCCTCCTAAAAATGCTCTAAAATGTAAAAATGTTTTAAATGTAGGAGCATTATTATCAATAATAGCTATTCTAAAATCAACTAAATCAGTTAATTGAGAATCTGTACTAGCTTGTTCACTTCTATATATTGGTACAGAATTTATTCTGTCTAAACCTGAAGGAGATGAACCTAATCCAGGGATTGTTGTTGGTGTATAAACTGTACCTCCATTAATATATCTAACTCCATTATCATAATTAGCATAACTTTTACCTGCTCTTTGACCAGGAAATCCTAAGTTAGTTCTTTTTTCGTAGTTATTTATAGTATAGTCTGGGGCTTCAGGTGTGGCTCCACTTTCAGTTGATGTTCTTCCATCTTGTTTTAGATCACCTGTTTGTTTTCTTAATAATTTTCTAAAATCTTGTATATTAGGAGAAGCAATACCTCCCTCATTATTTGGAGAATTTTGAGTAGGTTGTTGAATTAAAGCAGAAAGAGGAGAAGCAGAACTAAAAGGTCCAAAAGGATCAAAAGAAACAGGATCAAATGAAGTTAAGGTAGACTCAAAAGGAGTATTAGTTAAAGTAGAATTATAAACCCAAGTGTTGTTAGCAAAAGAAGAATTTTTACTAGGTTGGGATAAAAATGTTTTTGATGTTTTTGAATATCTTATACCTGTGTTTCCTACTCCTAATATAGAACCGGGTCCTCCAGTATATGTTAATACATTAATACCATTATTAAGAGTTATACCGTTTCTTACTATTGGTTGTTGTTCAATATTAGCTTCTAGTAAATTAATTAATCGGTTAACATCAGTTTTAGGGTTAGTTGCTATGGGTGTTACTCTAACACTATATAAATTTTCATTATTAGCATAAGCACCTGTATCAGCAAATGGGTTTAAACCTTGTTTAACTAAATGACCACCAAAAGCTACTACACCCGCTTCAGCTAATGTGTTTAAAGGTGAATAACTACCCTCATTTAAAATACCACTTGTTTGTGTACGAACAGCTGTACGAGATAATAATTGTTGTTTAGCTGTAAATAAGATACCATTGGGTGATTTGGTATCATTAAACATTTTTGATAAACGCTGAACATCAGCTGCTGTGTCTCTTACAGTATTAATTCCGCCTCTTAATAAAAAATCAGTTGTACCTATGTAAGGACCTATCCTATCAGGAATAGCAGTGGTGATATACGGTTGCCCACTATCAGCACCTCCAATCCTGTCATTCCCATATCGCAAGGACTTAAGGTCAGTTTTTAGGTTTATTAATCCCATTAACGAGGAGGATTATCTAAATATTTGTTAGGAGTTCTACCATCTAAATCTAATTGTGATTTAGCTAAACCTTCTTGATAACTAGAAACTTTATCATATTCTAATGGTTTTTTTCCATCTAAATCTAATTGAGATGTTTTTAAACTATTAACATAATTAGAAGTTCCACTATATTTTTTAGGGGTACCACCATCAACATTAGTTAATGTTGATCCTTGTGTTTGTAATTTATCTAAAAGATTCATATTCTGATTTATTATACATATTAACTTGTAACACCTTCATTTAAAGCATAGGTATTCATTGCTGTTGCTGTGTTTAATTCTGTTGTTCCTAAATATATTTTAGGTGTTGATCTATTATTTGAAGCGGCAATAGCATCAAGTTTAGCCATAAGTTGATTTAAAGGTATTACTGCTTCTCCTGAGCTAAGTTGAGCACGGTATGTATCATTAGGATAGCCTGAGGGGATTATACCACCCTCTGCTAATTTTGGAGGGGTAAGACCTTCAGTTTCATATTTTTTTAATAATGATTTTCCACCAGGTGATTCTTCAAAAGTATCATAAATGCCTTCTATAAAATTACTTTTTTTAATTTTATAATCATTATCTAACTGTGATTTAATATCATTTAATTTTTCTTTTTTTATTATTCCTTCTTGTTCTGCTATCTTTAATTGTAATTTTTCTTTTTCATTTTTATCAGAAGTAGTTTTTAATTTTTCTTCTAAGGATGATTTTCTAGATTGAGCAATTTCACCTTCAGAAGCTGGACCAAATACTAAAGTGTTAAATAAACTTTTTCCGGTTTCTAAACTTCCAACTAATCTATCAATGTATGAGATTAATTTTTCTATTAATTCTCCATTTACCATATCAGCAAATAAATCTTTTGCTCGTTCAAGAGCTAAATTAAATTTTTCTTGAGCTTCTACTGATTTTTGAGCTTCTTGAAGATTTTTTCCTTTAAGAATACCTTCTTCAATAGCGGCTGCTTGATTTTCTAAATTAATAGCACCTGTTAAATCTCCTTTTTGTCTTAAAAGAGCCGCTTGTTCTCTTAAATTTTTAGTTTCATCACCTGCTACTTTATTAATTACTTCTTGTTTATACAAACTATCCGCTAATTCTTCAGCTTGCATACCAAATACTTTAGCTATAGCTTCTTGTTGAATACGATTTAGTTTAGAAAATTTTTCAGCAGTGATACCTTGTTTAGCTATTTCTTTTGTAAGTCCTGCTATATCATTAGTTAAAGCATATTCTCTAGCTTTGTCTAAATTAATATCTTGACCAAGTAATAATTCAGCATTTAATTCATCACTAATAGATTGTTCAAAATTAAGTAAAGAGCTAGCAGTTTTATTAACTTGATCTAAAGTTAAACCTAATTTTTTAGCTTCTAAAACAGTTTTTACTAATTCTGGAGTATTTCCTTTAAAATTTAATTGGATTAGTTTGCTAGTTTTACTTACTTCAGTAAGGATTTTTCTACCATCAGCTACTATTTTATTTTGATTTCCAAAGGCAGCTATTTGATCATAAACAATATCTACACCTTTATCTGCTTCAATATTATTTACAGCAAATATTTCTTGAAGTCCTAAAGCTTCTTCTTTAGATTGACCTAATTGTTTAGTTAAAACAATTTGAGTTTCAAGTTGGTTATTTGTAGCTATAGCAGCAAACCCTGTAAGTTGGGATATATCATTAAATGCTTCAGATAAATTAGCTGTTGTTTTATAGGCAGTATCTAAATCTGTTTTAGTATTTTTTATATTATCATATAAACCTCTAGCATTATCTTTACTAATACTTAAATTTTTAGTTATATCTGTAACTCGTTTATCAGCTGCAAACATAGCATCAATGAAAAACTGAATTACTTTGGTTAGGATAGAAAAACCAGCTACTGGATCCATTATGTTGTCTTTTATAGATGATCCAACACCTTTAACTCCTTCTTTAAACACTCCAAATTTAGTAGATCCTTCTTCAGCTGTTTTCTTTTGTATTCTAGCTAAAACTTTTTCAGAATCAATTAATCCTCCTAAAATTGGGATCTTAGTAAAACCTTTTAATACAGCACCAGTAATACCTAATTTTTTATTGTTTTTATCAGCTTGTTTTCCAAATTTATTTAATTCTTCATTAAGTTCTTCTTCAGCAATTTTAGCTTCATTTATTTGTTTTTCTAAATCTTTAGCTAACTTTATTTGTTCAATTGAACCTCCAACAGCATTTTTTTGAGCTATATTAAACTGAAGCTGAATTGCTTTTAGTTTTATTGCTCTTTGTTCTTTAATTTTTTCAATATCAGCCAGTTTTAATTGGCCTAATTTTTGTTTACTTAAAACTTCTTCAATCACTGTAGAAGTTTTAGCTAAAGAGTTTAAAGTTCCTGTAACATCTTTTTGTAATGTTTTAGCAAAAGATTCAGTTTGATCTAAAGCTTTTGAAAATATTTTTCCTATTTCAGAAGATACATTACGGAAAGCGTCTTCAACAATTTCTGCTGTTTCTCTAGCTTGAATTTTTGGGTCTACAGGTTTTTTAGCCATATATTATAAATATTAAAAGGCATCATTTTTTAGATGCCTTTGTAACATATGTAGGTACTTGTACTTGTTTATTTTTAGAAGCTTCTTCTTTTACACTGCCTTTAGTCCAACTGTCTTCATTTGGATTTTTATTCTTTTGATGATACCAATCTTTTAATTTTTGAAAAGTATAATTTCTTAACCAAATAGGCATGTTATAAATTACATCATAACTATAACCACCTTGACCATGGAATACTATTTCATGGATTTGATTAAAAATAGCTAATCTAAATTCAGAAGAATTATTAAATGTCAGGCCAAAAAAAGTTAAGATTAATAGGAATGTCGATGTCCTCCTCAACATCATTAATCATTACTTTAGCTACTAAGTCAACATCTGGGGATACTAGTTTAATATATGCTCTTAAAGCTCGTGAATCTGAAGCTAACAAATAATTATCAATAAAATCTTTAATAGATGTTTTATCTTCTTTACCATCAATAGAAACAATTTGATATTTTAATCTTGTTGTCACATCTGTAGATGAATCTTTATTGATCTTTTTTAAACCTTCAATTTCTTGTTTAATTTTTTCTTCATCTTTTTCATTTAAAAGTTTAAATTCAACTAATGTTCCTGAATTAGGGAGGGTAAAATAAAATGTACCTTTATTAGATATTAAAGAGTCACTAAATGGTTTATTTTCTAACTTGCTTAAATCAACATTATATTCTGTTCCATCATAAAAAAAGGAATAATCTTTACCATAGCCTAAAACACGAGATGCTACTAAAATAGCATTTTTATCTCCAGTTATTAGGTCTTTAATATCAAATTTACCTAGAGTTAATGATTCTAACAACTTATCTAACACAATACCTTTTGAAATAAAGTTTTGGTTTGATAAAATGTCTTCTTCTTTAGCGGTCATGTATTTCATTTCAACCTTGCCGCTTCTTAAAATGTGGTCTGGGGGATAGACTAAACCTTTTGAGGGTAATTCTACAACTTCTGTCGGAAACTTAAATTCGCTCATAAACTTATTTTGTTATAAATATTATAGAAAAAAAGAAGCTCGCAAAAAATGCGAGCTCCTTCAATAGTAATTGTAATTTTATTAAAAATTCAACACACAGTAATCTGGTTGAACGGTCATTGTAATGTTAATAGCTGTATCTACAGTATCCCAGTTATAATCGCCAAAGTTAGCATCTGTAATTAATGCACCTTTAATAATCCATTCTGATACAATATCACCTACAGGTCCTAATACATCAAATGTTAAGTCTTTCTTATAGAAATCACTGTAACCATCACGTCCTGTTACTGATTCGTGATGTAAACGTACCCATTCCATTACTGCCTGAGCTCCTGAAGGAGTAATAGGGTCAAATAATGTGAACTGAATAGGCCCCCAAGTAGTTTTACCTTTAACAAAGCGTTGAACGTTTATATGATTTAAAGGTACAGTACCTTGAGTTAAGTTTACAGCACCAACACCTTTAATCTCATACGCAGGTATACCGTCAATATACATAATGAATCGGTTAGCCTGTTTTGGTTCAAAGGCTGTGAAAAATATTTCGTTTGGATCTAATACTGCCATTTTATTTATTTATTTGTTTTGTTATAAATATTCTGTTTTTAAAAAATTACGCTGGAAAAGTTGCTCCAGTAGGTAAGATGTTGAAGTCCAAGTAAATGAATTCAGCTGTCTTAGTTGGTTGCAAATAAATTTGACCTACTAATTGGTTTCTATCAATTACATCAGGAGTGTTATTAGAATCATCCATTACTACTTTGAAAGCATATAAACCTTGACGTTGTTGAACTGATTCTAAGTATGGGTTAACTTGGTTCAAGAAACTTGTACGAGTTGCAATTGTATTTTGTTCGAACACCAAGTTTTGAGCTACTTGAGAAATATAAGATTTAAGAGCAATCAACAAACGACGAACGTTTACACGATCCAAAGCGCTTGATTTAGTTTGTAATGTTTTTTGACCATAAACTACAACTCCAGTTCCAGGGAAAGTAGCAATTGGGTTAACTTTATTTGTGTATAAAGTGTCTCTTTGAGATTGAGTTAATTTCTTTTCAGCTCTTACTACACTGCTTAATCCACCTCTGTTAATACCTGCAGGAGCAAACCAAGGTTCAGAAACTGAATCATTGTAAGCATAAACTCCGCCTACCATTACTGAAGCAGGAACCCAAACTAATTGAGCAGAATCAGGATCAACTGTTTGAACCCAAGGCCAGTATGAAGCAGCATATGAACTATTTTTAGCATTTGCCGCTGTAGTTACATCATTTACACTTGAGCTAAAAGGTACTAAATCAGGAACATAAATAGCATCTCCTCTGTTTGCAGTATTGCTAATTGCTGTTGTTACTTGAGAAGCACCAATAGTAGCTGTGTTAGCAAACAAGCCAGGAGTTAACAATACATTGTATCTATAATCATCAACATTAGCTAATAAACTAATCATGTTAGCATAATCACTACCTGTTAATCCTTGAGTATTGGTTGAAGCAACATCAATATTGTTGTAGTAATCAGCTCCAGCACCAAACAAATTACCAGCAGCGCCTACAAATGAACCACTTGCGTTAGCAGGTAATGAACCAGTTAATGTAGATTTAGCTAAACCATTATTATCAAAATAGAATGGAGTAGGAGTTTTTACACTTGATACATAAACATATCTTGAATTATTAGGATAATCACCAGTTATTGAGATTTGATTATCAACAGAATTATAAGTTCTAACTTGGTTACCAATTATTCTAGATACAAAGTTAGGAGCTGTTGGATCCATTGATAAGTTAGTCCAAGATTCTAATATGATAGGATTACTTGTAGTATCATCACCTTGACGAATAAATAAACTAAAAGTACCTTGAGAAGTATCTTGGTTAGCAATTTGCCATCTGATGTTATTAGCAGAACCTGAAGCAGCTAATGATCCACCACTATCTAATGAACTAGAACTGTTCATGATAGTACCTTGTGAAATAGTATTTAATACTAATGCTTCAGCTAAAGAAGCTGAGTTTAATATAGATACTCCACCACCTAATAAACCTGTTACAGAACCAGTAGCTGTAGTAGCTGAACTAAATGTTCCACTTACTACTCTTGATACTAATAAAGTTTCTCCACCGTTGTTAAAATAATTAAAAGCGGCGATTGAAGTAAAATAAGTGTAAACTTGACTAGCACTTAAAAAAGTAGTACCAAATTTGCTTTGGTAGTCGCTGTATGAAGTAACGATTGTAGGAATTTCTACAGGACCTTTTACTGTAGGGCCAATAAGAGCGGCTCCAACAGTTACAGGTTGTTGTGTAATAAATGACTGATCGTTTTCTAATGCGAGTACGCCAGGTGATATTAATGTTTCTGCCATGTTTGTAAAATTATATTGATTTTATTCTATAATAAATATTATAGAAAAGATCAAAATTAATCTAAAATAGTAAACTCTCCATTGTCCATATTGACATTAATTTTGCCATATTTGGATTGGAGTTCTTTACTTATTTGGACTTCTTCATTTTTTAATGATGAGATTCCTTCAACTAGATTTTCTTTTTGTAATTCTAATTCTTGAATTTGATATTCAATATAACCTAAATTTATAGTAATTTGGTCTCTTTTTGATTGAATGTCTTTTAAAGATTGTAATTCTTCTTGAGTTAAAACTTTAGTTTCCATGTGTTATTTTTAAATATAAGTAGCAATAAATGTAAAATCAATATTGGGTAAATCACTTTCAAAAGTAATAGAAGTTGGACTATTCAAAGTAGCATTTATTGTAGCTGATTGTGAAGGAGCAACTCCTAAAAATAAATTTTGATTTAATGTTTTACCTGTTAAATCAACAGGTGATACAGTAACAATAGCTGTAGGTGGAACACTAGAATTTGTTTTGCCTGCTCCTGCAAATATTTTTAAAACACCAGCAGCAGCTACTATAGAACCACTTGGTATGTAATATCCTGTTACTGTGTTTGAAGAAACAGCTGTGTTAGAAATTGAGGCACTAATAGCGTTAGAAGAACTTAAAGCATAAGAAGCACTAGTTGCAAATGATGAACTAATTGCTCTTGATGAAGAAACAGCCCAAGAACTTGTACCAAAAAATCCTACTGTATTACTTCCAAATGAAGCAGAGATAGATCCTGTAACATATTGTGAACCTGTTAAAGTAAAAGACCCAGATAATGTAATATCATAAGCAGCAGTTCCTGTAAAAGCATCTACCGATTGTGATACATGCCAAGATTCAATAGTATAAGTTTGAGATATTTGGTCTGAACCAGAAACAAATATTTGTTTTAATACGTTTGCCATTTATTAATAAATATTCAATATTTTATTAATTGCATCAGTTACTTGAACAGGTTTTATAGTTTTTGTACATTCAAAATGTCTTGGAGTATCTTTATAATCAGGACACCATTCCCAATCACCTGGATTTAACCAATGACGATTAAAACATCCTGTACATGCTTTAGAGTCTAAAGTAAAGATACGTTCACAATCTTTAAATTCAGTATAAGGGTAACTAAACCCTGAAATTAGGATAGTTGGAGTACCTATTGACCAACTTAACCAGCTTAATCCACTGCCTACTCCAATAAATAATTCAGCATCTCTAATATCAATCATCCTGTCAGATAAATCAATACTATAACCTGTTTTATTTATTACACCAGTTAATGTGCCTCCTAATTTTGAGTCATGCCATTCATCACCTAAAGGTTCACCTGTTATCATAACTACTTTATAACCTTTTTCATTTAAATAATCAATAATAGTTTGCCATCCTTTAGGATGCATCCAATATTTGGCGTGAGAGGAAGCGTGAGGAGCAATTACAACATATTTATCTCTTATATTTGTTTTTTTACGAGATATAACAAGTTTAGGTTTTACTTCTTTATATTCTAATCCTAAAATTTCTGTAGCTGTTTGCTGTAAAGGATGTTTTTTAAAATCAAAAGGTACTTTATTTTTTACAATTTCTTCTCCATCATAAAACCATCCTATGTTAAACATAGCATATAAATTATTTACTTCTGTTCCTGGTTTTATAAACTCAATTTTTGGGTATTCTTTTTTAAACCATTCATTATGGAATGTAGAACAAATTACCTCACAATCCCATTTTTTTCTAAATTCTTCAGCATAAGGAAACCAAGCTAAAGTATCACCTACTGCCCCTGAATCTAAATGTATATAAACTCTTTTATTTCTAGGGTTAAAAATATGTTCATATACTTTTTCTCCTGATGTATTATTGTATACTTCTATTTTCCAATCAACATAATACTTTATACTAGTACGAGTCCACATGTTATTATTAATAACACTATTATGAACTATTTCATTAGTTTTAGTATTTGTAAAAGTAACTTTATATTCTTCTTTTAAAGGACCTACTACTTCTAAAAAAGCACCATCAACAAAATTAACATTAAAAGTGTTTGAAGGTTTTTTGCTTTTTATATTTAAAATTTTAGTATTTTTATATTCTTTAATTAGTAAGTCTTTCATATAACTGTATTAATTCTTTTGAACGATTTAACCAAGACAATTCATCTGCTGTTTTTAAAGCATTTTGTCTGTAAGTATTATATTCATCTATAATAACATTTAATCCTCGTAACATTTCTCTTAAATCACGAGGTGTTCTCCATAAACCATGAAATGTAGTTTCTTCTTCAATCCAACCTAAAATAGGTAAACCACAAGCGGCTGCCTCTAATAAAGTTAAATTAGGATGGCCTGCCTCTAAATCACTAGGATGTAAAAATATAGTGTGAGAATTATATAATTGTCTTAATTGTTCATTTGTAGGTTCACTTATAACACTTAATTTAGGATAACCAAATACCCATGGATTATCATTAAACCAATTTTCATTATTTTTAGGTCCAGCAATAGTAATAGGTAAATTAGAAGCCATAGCTGTTTTTATACCTAACTCAAATCCTTTTCTATCATATGAACCATAACCACCTAAACCATTATTTGCTAACATTAATAAACTATGATAAATAGATGTTGTATCATTTGGTTTAAAAGTTTCTGTATTTACTCCATGTGAAAAATAATGCACATTAGGTAAATCAAAATAATCAACTAAATAACGAGCTGGTACTAAGGAGAAAACTGATTTTTCCATAGCTTCTCTATTTTGTTTATATATAATAGAGTCCTTTCCGTAATGGTAAGCATGATGGTCGTGGTGTTGAAACACATATGATACGTTTTTAGACGCTAATTTTAGCGCTAAATTAGCCACATGTACTATAACTAAATCATATTCTCCAGAATGGATTTCATTAGCCCATTTTATATTTACTTCATGGCCTAATTCTTTTAAATTACAGGTTAATTCCCATACAATTTTTTCAATTGCACCCCATGATGGAGGAGGGATGGGTATTCCACAACCAGGATTTACTTGACAAATTCTCATAATAGTGTTAAAAATCCGTTTTTAGGTAATTGGTTTTCAAAATATTCTTTATTTATTATAATTTTTTTAGTTTCAACTAAATTTTGATTGTATCTATCAAAAGCACTATAATATACTTTATATGTTTTTTCAGGATTAAATACTACTTGTCTAAACCAAGATAATTTATGAGTTACTTTTACTGTTTCATCAAATAACATTTTATCATCCTCATAAACAGCTATTTCAATATCTCTATTATCTGTGGAATTAGCTATACTTAAAAATACAGCAAATTGTTCAGGATGATCTTTAACAGGTAGTACAGAAAAATATTCTACTCTTGAATAATCTTTATGTTCAAAATTTTCATCTATTAATTTGGTAAAATTTAGTTTATCTTCCCAATATATTTTATCTTTATCTTGATTAAATGTGTGGTAAGTTAAATTTTCTAAACCATTAGATTCACTACCCCATTTTATCATCAAATCATCATATTCTTTAGATGTTTGAATTAATGGAAAATGATCTAAATAGAATTTAGGTTCTGATGCTAAGAAATAAGTAATAATTGTATTACCTTCTTGTTCTTCTCTTAGACCAACATATGCTTTTTTATTATTTAGTATTAAAGATATATTATCAATATAAGATGTATTTTTTAAATGGTAATCATAATTTAAGAAATATAATTTTTTAATACCTAAATCTTTAGCTAACGAGGCAGCATTGTAATAGTTTGTATAAACAGAAGGTCCATGGTAAACATCATTATCTTCACCTGTTAACATTAAATCTACTTTCCAACTATCAAAATCAAACCATGTATACTGATAGAATGTATGTTTTGTTAGTAAATTATTTTTATCGTAAATACAATAATCAACCATTTCCTGTAAATCTTTAGGAATTGGTAAATGTGATGTTAATATAATTTTTCTACCTGTTTGTTTTAAAGTCTCAATACATTCTTTAGTTGTTTTAACTATAGAATTTAATAACGGATATGTTGAAACTACAATTGCTTCTTCCTCTACATTAATATAATTACTAGAGTTTAAACTTGATTCAATTAAACTTAAATTATAACTAAAGTCTGTTGTATCTAAATAATTAACATTATAATCATCCCAATAATTCAAATATACAGGTAGATTATGAATTAAAATTGGTATTTGATATGAAACAGCCTCCCTAATTACTAAAGGCATTGTTTCTTTATCATTGTTTGTACCTCTGGATGTAAATAAAAATAAATCCATAGCCTGATAAAAAGCATCTACATCTGTTCTTTCATTCCACCAAGTTAAATTATCGGGTTTATCATTCATTAATGGTTCCCAGTAATGTTTAAAATTGTCTGCTTGATTACCTACACAATGGAATTCGTGTTGTGGTAATGCTTTAGCATAGGCAAAAAACTCAGCTTGATTTTTACGAGGAGTAAATAACCCAATATGTAAAATATGTTTTTTATCAGGATCTAATCCTAATTTTTGTAGTGCCTCTTGTCTGTCAGGACGATCAATATATTCTATAGGATATTCAACTAATACTTTAGGAATGTCTATATCTTTATATTGATTTATTTGCCATTGAGACACAAACATAAACTTGTCAGGAAAGAATTTCTTTTGAGTTATATCGTAAGATGAATCGTGAGACGTTTCTACAATTTTATAGGTTCTATCCTGAGTGTAGATTTGGTTTGCGATATTAAAATCCATAAAAAACTCAGGTATTTCCTCTAAATGGATAATATCAGGTTTTACCTGATTAATAATATTAATAAGTTCTTGTTTGTTGTCTCCTAAAGTAAAAAACTTGTCTTTATCAACAAGCTTTACAATTTTGTTACGAGTAACTACTAATACACCCCCAGTACAATCTGACCATTCAGCTAAATAAATCTCAAAATTATTTTTGAGTAGTTCTATTTTTTTAGTTAGATATTGAGGCAGCCCCCCTGTTGATAAATGGGGGGCTACATATAGTAGTTTTTCCATATAACCTTTAAAATAAGATTAGAAGGAAGCGACTTCAGTATTTTCTATTTCAGAAGGAATAAATTCTCCACTCTCAGTGTTGATTGAGCCTACACCATACTTTTCAGACAATGTTTTACCCAATTCAGCTTCTTCTTCTTTCAATTCATTGTAAAACTTAACAATTTCTACTTTTCGAGCTTCAATCTCTTTTTTAGTTAATTTTTTAGTAGCCATAAATTTATTTTTGTTTGTAACAGTTTATATCTATAAATATATAAAAAGTAAGTTAAATATCCAAATTTTATTAAAAATTAATTTATAGTTACTGTGAAATACAAACCTGTATAACCACTATATGAAGTTACATCTGCTGTTCCGTATGTTGTTGAATTAAATGTATTAGGAGTTGGACCGGCTGATAAAGTACCTCCAGTCACATAATTAGTTCCATTTATATCAATATTACATGTACCTCCAGCAAATGTAGGGTTTGCTCCTGAAATTGTAACTATCCAGTATCCTCTAAAAATAATAGGATCTCCTGTAGGTTGACTAACTGCTGAAGGCCCATAAGTACCAGGAGCCATAGCCATACCTCCACCTTGAACATATTGATATGAAAATGTAGAATCATATAATTCAACATTAACATTAACTGCGTTATCTACTGGAGGAGGGGGAGCTGGATTTGTTTTGTTATTGGTTACATCTAATGTGACTTGAAAAGTTGAATTGTCATAATAATATGTTAGTCCATCAAAATCTCCTACTTGTATTCCTGTTGTTTTGGCTGTTGTACCATATATTCTATTAGCTCCTGATCCTTCACCTTGGCCCCAATTATTAGTTGTTTGAGAACTAGAACCATTAGGACCAGCAAAATAGGAAAAAAAACTCATAGTTAACAAACTAATAATACCTGAAGAGTAAGTGCCATTAGCTTCTTCCCATATGTTTTTAAAACTAATATTTGAGGTTGGAAGTGTCATTTTAACTTATTCTCTAATTCTTCTACTTTTTTACTTAATTCTTTAATAGCTTCAATTAACAAAGCATTTAAGTTACCATAAGCTACTGATTTTAATCCTGTTTGAGGATCTGTATGTACTACTTCTGGGAGTACTTTTTCTACTTCTTGAGCAATTACACCGGCATGTCTATGTTTGTTATCACTAGTAGCATCTAATCTTGTAAATGTTACACCATTAATTTGATTAATTTTATCAATAGCATCTTTTACTAATTTAACATCACCTTTAACTCTTTGATCTGAGAATGCTTGAATATCATCTGATGCGTAAATAGATATACCACTTACAGCTCCATTTACATGTAATTTATATGATGGAGAAGTAGTACCAATACCTAATCGACTATTTGTAACATCAGTATATAAGAAAGATACACTTTGTATAGTAGTAGTTCCTGTAGTACGTACTAAATAATCAGGTTGATTACTAAATGTACCACCACTTATTCCTGAGGAACCATTAAATGTAAGACCTGCTGTACCTGCTGAACCGCTTGTACCTGAAGTGCCACTTTGAGCAGATAAACCAGCAGCACCTGCTATACCAGAAGTACCAGAAGAACCTGATGTTCCTGAAGTGTTTGATGATCCTGATGTACCTGCAGCTCCTGTAGTTCCATTTGAACCACCTGATCCTGATGTACCAGAAACATTTGAATTTCCTGAAGTACCAGCTGCTCCTGTTGTACCGTTTGATCCACCTGAACCTGAAGTACCTGATACATTACTTGATCCTGATGTTCCTGAAGCTCCTGTAGTTCCGTTAGAACCACTTGAACCAGCAGTACCTGAAGTATTTGATATACCGCTTGCACCTGCTAATCCTGAAGTACCTGTTGTACCTGAAGAACCAGCTGAACCACTTGATCCACTTGTATTAGAGGCACCTGAAGTACCTGCATTACCTGTAGTTCCGTTTGAACCTGCTGAACCAGCAGAACCTGAAGTATTTGAGGCTCCTGATGTGCCCGCATTACCTGTTGTTCCATTAGATCCAGCAGAACCTGAAGTACCTGAAGTAGCTGAAACACCTGAACCTCCATCTACACCTGAAGTTCCTGTAGAACCAGATGAACCTGAAGAACCAGATGTACCACTTGTATTAGAAGTCCCTGAAGCTCCAGCAGCTCCATTAGTTCCATTAGAACCTCCTGAACCACTTGTACCTGAAGTATTGCTTGAACCTGAAGCTCCAGCGGCACCTGCTGTACCAGCAGAACCTCCTGATCCAGAAGTACCTGAGGTATTACTTGAGCCTGAAGCACCGGCCGCACCAGCAGTACCAGCAGAACCTCCTGAACCTGAAGTACCAGATGTATTAGATGAACCTGAAGCTCCAGCGGCACCTGTTGTTCCGTTAGAACCACCTGAACCACTTGTTCCTGAAGTATTGCTTGAGCCTGAAATACCAGCTGCTCCTGTTGTACCATTTGTACCTGCTGAGCCACTTGTACCTGAAGTGTTTGAGGCCCCAGAAGTACCAGCATTACCTGTTGTACCTTGAGAACCAGCTGAACCACTAGAACCGCTTGTATTACTTGCTCCTGATGTACCTGCTGCTCCACCTGTTCCATTTGAACCTGCTGAACCTGAAGTACCAGAGGTTGCACTTTGGGCTGAGAAACCAGCAGCACCTGCTATACCTGAAGTTCCTGAGGAACCACTTGTACCAGATGTATTACTTGAGCCTGATGTACCTGCTGCCCCTGTTGTTCCATTAGAACCACCTGAGCCGCTTGTACCACTTGTATTAGAGGCACCTGATGTACCTGCATTACCTGTTGTACCTTGTGATCCACCTGAACCACTAGTACCTGAGGTATTAGAATTGCCTGAAGTACCAGCTGCTCCTGTTGTACCTTGAGATCCATTAGATCCACTTGTACCACTTGTTTGACTTGAACCTGATGTACCTGCTGCCCCTGTAGTTCCATTTGAACCAGAAGAACCACTTGTGCCTGATGTATTTGAAATACCACTAGCACCCGCTAAACCTGAAGTACCAGTTGTACCAGAAGAACCTGAGGAACCACTTGAACCTGATGAACCCGAGGTATTAGAGGCACCTGAAGTACCTGCGTTACCTGTAGTTCCATTAGAACCTGCTGATCCTGAGGTGCCTGAAGTATTAGAAGATCCTGATGTACCTGCGTCTCCTGTTGTTCCATTAGAACCTGCTGAACCACTTGATCCACTAGTTTGACTAGCTCCAGAAGTACCAATATTACCAGTGGTACCTTGTGAACCACTTGATCCACTAGAACCACTAGTTTGACTAGCCCCTGAAGTACCAGCAGCACCTGTGCTACCATTTGAACCACTTGAGCCTGATGTACCAGAGGTTGCTGAAACTCCTGAACCTCCGTCTACACCTGATGTACCGGTTGAACCTGAAGAACCACTAGAACCTGAAGTGCCAGAAGTACCTGATGTACCACTTGAACCTGAAGAACCTGCTGTATTACTTGCCCCACTAGTTCCTGAGGAACCTGTAGAACCTGAAGATCCTGATGAACCAGCAGAACCACTTGTACCTGAAAAACCAGAAGTATCGCTATTACCTGAAGAACCGGCTGAACCTGTTGATCCACTAGATCCTGAAGTACCATTTGAACCACTTGTTTGACTTAAACCACTTGTACCTGTTGAACCACTTGATCCACTTGTACCTGAAGTACTTGATTGACCTGAGTTGCCGGCATTTCCTGTGGTTCCATTTGAACCACCTGAACCGCTTGTACCTGAGGTATTTGAATTACCTGATGTACCTGCGTCTCCTGTTGTACCAAATGAACCTGCAGAACCAGATGAACCACTTGTATTAGAAGCTCCAGATGTACCTGCTGCTCCTGTGCTACCTTGTGAACCACTTGATCCACTAGAACCACTTGTTTGACTTAATCCTGATGTACCTGCGGCACCAGTACTACCTTGTGAACCTGAACTACCTGCTGAACCACTTGTTTGACTTGAACCTGATGTACCCGCAGCTCCTGTTGTTCCATTAGAACCACTTGAGCCACTTGTTCCTGAAGTTGCACTTTGAGCAGAAAAACCTGCTGCACCTGCTATACCTGATGTACCTGAACTACCACTAGAACCTGAAGTATTTGAAGATCCAGAAGTTCCAGCATTACCTGACGAACCATTTGTACCTGTTGAGCCAGCTGTACCTGAAGATCCTGCGGTACCTGCTGTACCGGATAAACCTGAAGAACCACTTGATCCATTTGTACCACTAGTTTGGCTTAAACCACTTGTACCTGTTGAACCTGAGCTGCCTGAAGTACCTGAAGTGGAACTTTGTCCACTGTTACCTGCATTTCCTGTTGTTCCATTTGAACCACTTGATCCTGAAGTACCTGAAGTATTTGAGTTACCCGCAGTACCAGCATCACCTGAAGTACCAAAAGTACCTGTAGATCCACTTGAACCACTTGTTCCAGCAGAACCAGAAGTGCCATCTGCACCACTAGATCCTGAAGAACCTGTAGAACCACTAGAACCTGAAGTACCTGAAGAACCAGATGTACCTGCTGTACCTGATGTACCTGCAGAACCTGCTGCTCCTGAACTACCATTAGAACCTCCTGAACCAGAAGTTCCACTTGTATTAGATAAACCACTAGCACCTGCTAGTCCTGATGTACCGGTTGTACCTGCTGAACCTGAAGAGCCTGAGCTTCCAGATGAACCAGATGTTTGACTATCGCCTGAAGAACCTGCTGAACCTGTTGATCCACTAGATCCTGAAGTGCCTGATGAACCTGAAGTACCATCTCCACCGCTTGAGCCTACTGAACCAGTTGAACCTGAAGTACCAGAGGTACCATTAGTACCACTAGTTTGGCTTAAACCTGAAGTGCCTGTTGAGCCTGAAGAACCACTTGTACCTGATGTGCTTGATTGACCTGAGTTACCTGCGTTTCCTGTTGTTCCATTTGAACCACCTGAACCTGAAGTACCTGAGGTGTTTGAGTTACCTGATGTGCCTGCATCTCCTGAAGTACCATATGAACCTGTAGAACCAGATGAACCTGAAGTGCCTGAAGATCCTGAAGAACCATCGGCCCCACTTGAGCCTGATGAACCTGTAGAACCTGAAGAACCACTTGAACCTGATGTTCCTGTTGAACCTGAAGAACCACTTGAACCAGCTGAACCAGAAGATTGAGATAGTCCTGATGTACCAGTACTACCACTTGAGCCTGATGTGCCTGATGTAGAACTTTGTCCACTATTACCAGCGTTTCCTGTTGTTCCGTTAGAACCACCTGAACCACTAGTTCCTGAAGTGTTACTAGAACCTGAAGTACCAGCATCACCTGTTGTACCAAAGGATCCTGCTGAACCACTAGAACCACTTGTATTACTTAAACCTGAAGTACCTGCATTACCTGAAGTACCAAAAGTACCTGCTGAACCTGCTGAACCTGAAGAGCCACTTGTACCTGAAGTACTAGAAGCACCTGAACCCCCATCTACACCTGATGTACCTGTAGAGCCTGAAGATCCACTTGAACCACTTGTTCCATTTGTGCCTGATGTATTACTAGCTCCACTAGTTCCTATTGAACCTGAAGAACCACTAGAACCTGAAGAGCCAGATGATTGAGATAAACCTGAAGTACCTGTTGAACCGCTTGACCCACTAGTACCTGAAGTACTTGATTGACCTGAGTTTCCTGCGTTACCTGATGAACCATTTGACCCTGAAGAACCACTTGTACCTGATGTACCAGAAGTACCACTTGAACCGTCTGCTCCACTAGATCCATTAGATCCACTAGATCCAGAACTACCACTTGTTCCACTAGTTCCTGAAGTACCATCTGCTCCACTTGAACCTGAAGAACCAGTAGAACCACTTAAACCTGAGGTACCAGATGTACCTGTTGTTCCACTAGTTTGGCTTAATCCTGATGTACCTGTAGTACCTGAAGAACCAGAAGTTCCTGAAGTACTTGATTGGCCTGAATTACCTGCGTTACCATTTGAACCTGAACTACCACTAGAACCTGAAGTTCCACTTGTATCTGCTGTTCCTGAAGAACCAGCTGAACCTGAGGTACCAACTGTACCACTAGTTTGACTTAATCCTGAGGTACCTGCTGTACCTGATGAGCCTGAAGTACCTGAAGTACTTGATTGGCCTGAGTTACCACCATTACCTGATGAACCATTTGATCCACTTGAACCTGAGGAACCAGCTGTTCCTGAAGAACCTGATGAACCGCTTGTACCAGAAGTACCACTTGTACCTCCACTAGTACCTGAAGTACCTTCTATACCACTTGTACCAAATGAACCTGTTGAACCTGAACTACCACTTGTTCCTGAAGAGCCAGATGTGGTTGAAGTACCACTTGTACCAGCTGTTGATCCTGATGTACCTGAAGAACCATTTATACCTGAGGTACCATTTGAACCTGATAAACCACTAGAACCACTTGTTCCACTTGAACCTGATGTACCAGAAGTACCTGATGTACCTGTTGTACCACTTCCACCATTTCCACTTAAAACTAAAGAAACAACACCATCATCATTAATAGTTAAAACATAACCTTCCCATCCTTCAGTGACAATGGGTAAATTAAATTTATTAAAAGCTAATGACCGATCAAAAAAACCTCTACCTTGATTGGGGTTATCTAAACGATTATTACCTCTATATCTATTTTCAGCCATTCCTTTATTTACTTATAAATATTAAAAACTTTAGAATTAATTTTAATATTAATTAGTAGATGGAGGTTGTGTTGGTGGTATAGTGGTTTCTGTTGAAATAAATATTTGAGTTTTATTAGAAAATTTCTTTAAAGCTGTAATATCTTTTTGTAATACCTCTGGAATTATATATCCATTTATTTTAATATTAAATGTACTTCTTACAATACGTTCATCATCTTGAGATAATTCTGTTTGAAAACCAAAGGAATCAATCATTGCTTTAAATTGGTAACGTTGAGGATTACCCCAATAAGCATCAGAAGCATACTCCATTGATTCTACTATTTTATTTAATTGTTCTACATAGTAAGTAAACACAACACACTCATAAGTAACAGTTAAATAATCAGGCATAATCACAGCATAATATTCTTTTTGTGGAATCCTGTTATTTAATACTTTAAAGTTATCATAAGCATTTTGTGGACTATAACGTTTAGTAAACACACCAAAGTTGTTAGGGTTATTAGCATCTAACTTGTTAGCTATCTGTCTATTTTTGTCTATATTAGTACGTTTAAACATAATCAACGGAGCTTGTATTTTACCAAGTTGGTCCCTATAATACCCATCCTTTTGAAATGATTTCCATTTTTCTTGAGAACCATAAACTACAGGAACAGGTAATCTTTGTCCATTTTGTATTACAGAAGGTTGAATTATATTTTCAAAATAATAAAAAATTGCTTCATCTATATCTTGAATACCAACACTAAACGGTTTTGTAGTATCACCTTTAAATGTTGTATTTAATGCTCTGTTGTTAGTTGGGGTTGGGTTAAAATCATTAGGATTACCTGCTTGAGGATAAGTAGGTATATGCTGCTCTTTTGAAAGCTGCTTTTGGGTTTTTGGTATAGGTTTTCTAACTTGAGACATTACATTCTTGATTTAATTATATCTAATCGATCTGAAGGCACGTAGTGACAATCACATCTTACTTCCACATTATAACCAAATTGATCTAATCCTGGATTTAAAGGATTATTTCCTTCAGCATCATTATAAGGATATTGAGGGTCTTTACCTGTAAAGAATTGGGTAGCATTAGTGTTATCTACCTCCCAATAACCGTTTTGATACTGTATTATATCACCTACCTCAGGGTGAATATTAGCTCCGTACTGAATAAAAGGTTGTTGATATGTACCAAATCCTCCTTGGTTAGCTTCGTTTAATTTACTTAACAAATCGTCTCGTAAAAATCTAAAAGTCATAGTCCAAGTGAAATCAACACCTAAATCACTTGTTGGAGATTCTTGAGGACCTACTTCTATTAAAGCAAATAACATAACAGGGTCAGCATAGTTTCTACCTTCAAAGGCTTCACCATACATGTTTGTTTTAGTTTGTGTTATTTTATATTTGTAGTAAATGACTTCTTGAGATATAATACTCCCCATCAACTCTCGGTTGACTCTTCTAAACATTGATATATCTCGGGCACCTCCGTATAAAGCCATATTATCCTATAAAAATTGTCATTGGAACTTGGTTAATTTCTTGTACTCTAGCTGTTGATTCTGCTGCTCTTCTTTCAAGTAATGCTTGACGAGAAGTTTGATCAAAATATTCTCTTAATCGAGCTATTAAAGCTTCTTTTTCAGTCGCAGAAGCAGTTACTAAATTATCACCATTTAAAGTTACTTCAGCTCCTGGAATAGGAATTTGAGAATATTTATTTCTTACTAATCCTAATACTTCTTTTGCTTTAGCTAATGTATATTCAAAAATCCAACTTCTACCTATTGAGTTTATGTTAGAGTAAATAGGGTTAACATAAGGTACATTTGAAGTATTTACAATTTTATTAGTACCATCAGCAGTCACAGCATTTAATCTATCTTGTATTTTAATAAAATCAAATACTAAATATTGACCGTATCCTAAATCATCACCACCATCAAAATCTTCTCCTGTTAAACCAGTTCCAGGAACAGGGAATACAGAAATAATATTATTTACAATATTGAATGAATAATTTGAAAGTGTTACTGTGTTTTGCATCTCAATTGCTTGAATGTTTTGCATAGTAAAACTTGTAGGCATCATTAAGTAATTAGAATAACCATATCCCATGCCATAGATACCAGCTGGAGGAACACCGCCTAAGCCACCTTGTCCTGCTAATAAAGAAGGAGAATATAATTGGTTAATTGCTGGTGGTGGTTGATACCAAACATTTTTAATTTCAATTCCACCTACAATACCTTCATCTTCAGCCCATTTAGCTAAATCATAAGATTGAATTCCAGGAGTTAAAGTTAACCTACCTTTAAACCAAGTTACATTACCGCCTGCTCCTGCTTCTTCACCATATTGTTGAGACAATCTAACAATAGTAGCCATTGTAGGAGTAAACACAGAATTATTTACATCAATTCTATCTGAAACTCCTTCTAAAGACAAGTAATTGTCTCTGGTTTGAAAAGCATATAGTTCGTTTCCGTAAATAGTAGTTGCCTCTTCAAATCCAGCCCAAAAATTAATATCTTGTAATTCAACGTTTTCAATAGGATAACCTAAACGTAAAGCACAAAAGTTAGCTACTTTGTTAGCATCAGTTTGAAATTGAGAATCATTATCATAAAACCCAAATGGAGTTGGAGGGGGCCAAACACCATTAGCATATGATGCTGAAACTTGAGCAAATGAGGATGAACCAGGCCAAATAGGAATGTTAGACATAATTTTTTATTAAGTTGTTGCTATGTAATACTCTATACTTCCTGAACTACCAGATGGTTCTACTTTAACTGATTTAACATCACTAAAAGATAAACCACTAGTACTTCCAGTCATTTTACTTGTAGACATCATATACGAACTACCTGTAGCTATTAAATAACTCATAGCTTCTGTTGAAGAAGATACAATTAATTTAACAGGAGTAAGTGCTGAGGTGTTAGTTACTCTAACATATTTAATACTACTTGTTACAAATGTACCTGCACCTGGAGTAGCTTCCATGTTAAAAAGAGTAGTTACAGCTCCTGAGGGTATACTTAGGATTCTATTATCAACATAATTAATACCATTAATAGTTTGAGTAACAGAAGAACCTACGTTGTCTCCATTAAGTGTTAAGATTTCATATATTTGGGAAGTAAAAGTTGCCATGCCTTTTTCGTATAAATATTGAAAAAGTATGGTTCTAATTTATTTTTTAGAATTTCCGTTTGTAGTTAAACTAAATCCTTGCTCATAAGCATCATTATATAAATTAATCAAATCTTCTACAATAGGATCTCTATGGTTTTGTTTTAAAGATATAGCACAAAGATTTTTAATACGTTTAGCTGCGGTATATAAGAATTTAAATCCAGAATCACGCTTTTGTTTTAAGTCTACTTGCGCATCATCACCACAAATAATCATTTTAGATCCTTTACCAATACGAGTCACAATCATTTCCATTTGTTCATGGGTAACGTTTTGGGCTTCATCTACAATTACTACACAGTTTACAAATGTTCTACCACGCATAAATGATACAGGTACAATTTCAATTTTATCTTCTTTAATAAGTTCTTCAATCTTAGTTTTATCATAAAGTAAGAACATATTCTGATAAATTGGTTGAACCCAAGGATCCATTTTTTCTCTTAAGTCACCTGGTAGGAATCCAATTTCTTCTTTAGAGACAGTTGGTCGAGTAATAATTACTTTCTCAACATCTCTCATAAATAATTTTTCTAAACCAATTTGACAAGCAAGTAAAGTTTTACCACTACCAGCAGCACCAGCTAATAAGGTAATAGTATTATCTAAAATCTTAGCTTTAGCTTCTTTTTGTTCTTCGTTTAATTGAATTTTAAACTTAATTGGGTTTTTTGGCTTACGCTTTTCTTTGAAGATATCATCTTCATGATTAGGTTGTGTATTCATTAAAATTAATTTTTACAAGTTGGTCTAAGCCAGCATTAACATGCATAGCATCATCTAAACATAACTCGAAATCATATCTATCATCTAATGGCAACACCAAATCAACTTGTGAACCCCATCTTATTAAAGAAAATCTTTCGTTTTGAGCAAACATATCATTTTGATCCATAGTAAATGGAGCAATTACGTTTACATCTTCATCTGCAATCTGAATTAGGTAGTAAGTATAATCTAAAGATGGTGAATAAATTTTATTCCACATACGTTCATTATACTTTAAGTACTCCATGTTTGCGGGGTTAATTTTTTTATTTAAAATATCCTTTTCTACAGCTAACATGGGCTTATTAGTTGACTGTATCGCGTCTAGTGGTTTATATGATAACAGGCCTCCATAGGGTATGCGATTGATGTGAACGTCATAAAACGACATAAATATACCAATAACTAATGAAGGTTTATTGTACTCATCATCGCCCATAACATCTTGAAGAGTATAATTCATACCCTTAATTTCAACTATAGGTTCAGTAGGATCCTTAATAAACTTTTGATATAAAATAGTTCCATCAGCTGGTGAATAAAAATGCTCATGGTCAATATAATTAGGACGAATTGGGTCTCTAAAGAAAAATACATTAGATAATTCACCCACAGGCATTTTTTGAAGTTGTTTAACCTCAGTACTTAACCATTCTTGTAATGTTTGTGCCATTATAATAAGGTTTTATTATGGTCAACTCTATTCAAATGCATCATCATACAAGACAACATAGCACCTGATTTCATATATTCTGATAAGTTAAAGATAACAGGTTCCATACCAGCATCACCACAAATCTTTTCTAACGTTTTAAGTTTATGAACTTCAGCCTCATAATATTCATGAGTTTTTTTCATTTCTGAAATGTTTGAAGCACATAAAACCATATTACCTAAGCGAACAGAGTTAGTTATTCCACCTAAAGCATCATCAACATTAATATCAATGATTTCTGTTTCTTTTTCAATCATTTTTAATTCGTCCTCATCAAACAATTCAGTACAAATTAAAGTTTGTTCAGTATTTAAAGCAAAAATAGAACAATCTAAATGATATAAATACTCATCAACCATAGCTACTTTGATAATATCCATATTATATTGTTCTTCCATCCATTCATATGCTTTAATATTTGAACGAATACCATAACCACCAATATATTTGTTTCCATAAAGGTATTTTAAATCAGCTTCACCTTCCCATTTAAAAGGAGAAATGGCTGTTTTATAACCCATTTGGTTAAAATATTTTTCTCCAACTAATTCTTCACCTCTACGAGGGTCTGAAGTAAAATTAGATAAAATAATATGATTTTCTTTTTTAATATGAGGTAAATAAATACCTAAATTAGCCACATAAACTTGGTCTTGAAAATTGCCTTCTGAAGGTAATAAGTTTACTAAAGCACCACCAGCAACAAAATTATACAAGTCCATAAATTGCTTGTAAGCTTTAGGTTTATTAATTGCTAGTTCCTCATCTGTTAATTCTTGCATCCAAATATTATTTGGATCTGCTGTTGATAAGGAAAAGGGAAAGTTCATAACAAAACTTTGGATAGGTAACTGACTTGGAGTCTCTTTCATAAGTAACTAATTTATAACGTTTTAGTATACATATTGTATAGGCCTATACTAGTAAAAAAAAGCCCCGATTTCTCGGGGCTTCTTTTAATCTAATGTTATTCTAAATTAGATGGTGTTCAATCCACTGATGTAGATCTTACCATAGAATTCAGGACGCAACATCTTCTTAGCGTAGCGAGTCAAAAGACCTTTACGTGGTGTGAAGGTTTCTGGATCGTACACCAAAGGAGTCATGATCAATGGGATGTAAGGAGAGAATACAGCACCTGTTTCCAAGAACTGAGAACCTCTATAACCCATAAGGATCAAGTTTTCGGTCATGTAAGGGTTCTTGTAAACTTTGTAACGACCGTTTACTGAACCGATTTTCTGTACACCGAAAGCATATTCCATTTGATCAGCTTCACCGTTTGAAGTAGAAGCGAAACCAGGAATTGATTCCAAAATAGTTGCGATAGTAGGAGAAGTAACTAAGAAGTTAGCACCTCCACGTAAAGTCAACTGGTGGATTTTGTTAGACACCTTTTGGATCTTAGTTCCCAAAGTTTGGAACCATTGACCTTGAGTGTTGTAGAATCCTAAGCTAGAAGCACTAACACCAGCAGCAGTGATTGACTGGTTGTTAATAGCTGACCAGTACTCAGTAGCAGCAGCTGCATCTTCAATCAACATATCCAAGATTTCCAAATCAATTTCCATTGAAATGTACTCACTCATAATGTTAGTCAATTCAGCTTCAGCGTCGATGTTCTGGTAAGCAGCTAAATCTTGAGCAAATTCAGGAGTCCATACTGCCTTCAATTTCTTGGTTTTAGCAGTGATAGGCTGTGATTGCATTCTAACGTTGATTTCAGGGATATCAATCTGAGCTGAGTTAGCAGCGTTAGGTACAGAGAATGAACCTGAAGCTTCGAAATCACCACGACCTGATTGGTTACCACCGATAGCAGAAGCTTGGTTGTTACCTGAAGTAACGTTGATACCATCTTGAGAAGTAGACTTCTGATAGAATACAGTTACTAATGAACCTGATTGAGGAGTAGTAGCGAAGTTAGCAGAAGCAGTGTAGAAGAAACTAATAGTATTAGCAGTGTAGTTGTAACTTGTGAAGTTAGGTAACAAAGTAGTAGCTGAGAAGTTTGAACCTGAACTCAATACGAATCCACGAACTGCATCTTGGTCAAATGAAGGCATAGCTGAAGCAGTTACAGTAAATTTGTAAACTTGACCAGCGGCAACTGAAGCTGAGTAATCAGAATCAAATTGTAATTCAGCCCATGAAGCAGAAACAATAGAACCAGTTCCAGCACCAACTGTAGTTAAAGAGTTAGCAATAGAAGCAGTCATTTGAATAGCAGAGCTAGAGAATTGGTTAGTAGCGTAAGTGAAACGACCTTCAGGACCACCATACAAACCACCTACAGGAGCAGGAGTAGAGAAGGGGAACTGAGAAGCAGTGTTACGGTTACCATACAAAGATGAACCAGCTGTGAAAGGAGTCTTAGAGTTACCATATTGGAAATCCAAGAAGAACACAAGTCCTGAAGGCATGTTCATTGGTTGAACTGAAACGAATTCTTTAGCAACGATAGTTCCGAATACTTTACGAACTAAAGGCAAAGCAATACCAGCCCAGTTTTCACCCTGTCCACCTGAAGTGAAAGAAGAGTTAGAAGAGATTTGGTTGGCTTCAGTTACCAATTGCTTGGCTTGGTTTTCTAACAAGATTGACATATTGTTTTTGTCAACCTCAACTAAACCTTCTAACAAACCGGTTTTATTCCATTTGCTAGACAATTTAGCAGCGTCGCTTTGCAAGTTCTTCCAAGAACCCGCAGCGCTTTCTAATAATTGTTGTACGTTTGACATTTTAGTTTTTGTTTTTGTTTTTTGTTTTGTTTTGTTTTTTGTTTACTTTTTAATTCCCGCCAATGTTTGCCATCTAGCAAATTGGTCGTTTACTTCAAGAATTGGCTTTTTAGCAGATACACCAGCAGGCTTAGAAGCAGATCCTCTTAACATTGATTCGTTAACAGGTGATTTCTTTTCTTTCATACCTTCAGATAAAGTTTCAAATACTAATTTAGCTTCTTTAACACTAGCAGCTTTATCAAAAGCAGCTAATACTTTTACTTTTTGACTTTCAGTCAAATTTTTAGATTTGAAGATTTTGTTAGTGTAAAGTAATTTTGCGTTGAATAAATTAACTTCTTGTAATTCAGTTTGGATAGTTTGGATGGTTTTGTAAGCTTCAGCTAACTCAGACTTCATTTCTTCCATTTCATTAGTTTCAGCCATGCTAGATTTTTCAGCATTTCTACCTACCATTTGACCTAACTTACCAATCAAACCAGCTCCAGCGGCGCCAGCGGCGACCATAATAGCGTTAGCTACAGGTATAGAAACATTTAACAACTGGGCAAGAGCATCAGCATCACTAGCTTCATTTAATTGATCTTCTCCACCGTAGTTTTCTTTCATTTTCTTTTTCTTGTAGTCTTCAACGCCTTCTTCTTCAGCAGTGTCTTTTTTATCACCACGCTTTGAAGCAGGAACATCACCTTTGTTACCACCGTACTTTTTACGTTCGTTGATTTCAACTTCTTCTTCACTTTCTTCCTCTTCTTCTTCACCACCTTCGATGTTGCCTTCTAATTCTCCGGCAGCCACCATATCAGCGATTACAGATTCGATGAATGATTTAAGATCGTCTTCGTCCATGTTTTCAATGTCGATTTCTTCCTCTTCTTCTTCCTCTTCAGCTTCATTAACGCTAACAATGTTACCATGGTCTTCGTTTCCTGTTTCTGAATCAGTTCCGTTGATTGTTTGATCTTCTTCCAAATCATCTAATTCACGAAGGAGCTCTTCCAAATTAAGTTCTTCTAATTCTCCTTCTTCCATAGAATCAGTAGATTCAGCTTTCGCTTCTTCTACATCGTACATCTCTTGCATCTCTTCTTTTTCACCTTCTTCTACTTCGTATGCTTCTTCTAATTCTTCTTCGTCCAATTGGGCGATTTTTTTAGCGAATTTTTCTTGCATCAAAGGAGTAAAGGCTTCTTCAAGAGCTGCTTTTGCATTGGCGATGGCAGTTTCTTTAACCGCTTTAGCATCAGCAATGGCTTCTTTTAACAAATCTCTGTTTGCCATAATTTTGTTTTTTGTCCTCAAATAATTTTTTGTTGGAAATACACTTATTGTTGACGAATGTCGAAGTGTAATAGAATATTTTCTTGATAATACGATATAGAAAATCGTATATTGTCGGGTATACGTATATCGGTATTTTTCAAAAATGCAAAAAGAAACCCTCCTTTTTTAAGGGAGGGTCAATCAAAGGATACTATCCTAAGAAGGGTTAGAATATAGGGCATGTGCCATTAGCACATAAAATTTCTGTTAATAAAGAATTAACTTTAGCGAATTTATTTTCGGGTAAATTTTCTTTACCTTCTCTAACTAACTGCATATATGAGCCTGGATTTGATGGTGTTGATACAAAATCCCAACATAATAATTCAAAGTCATCTTGCACTTCTAAAGTACCTTCATTAATTTCTTTTAATGAACCCATACCGCGAGATGATACACCTACTGTTACATTATTTTCAATAAGTGCTTTTAAAATATTACCTGAAACTGTAGGTAAAATTTCTATTTTACCCATTACTTTATCTCCATCCCACCAAACTTCTCTAATAATATGAGATACGTTTTTAAGAGAAATAATAGTTGAGTCGGGGTGATCTAACTCACCTGTTGCTCTGTTTTCAGCTACAACTTTATTATAACTTTCAATTTCTTTTTCCCAGATTTCTCTAGGGTAATATCTACCGTTACCATTTTTTACTTCAGCAGTAGCTAAAATACCTTGAACCATAGGATTACCAGAAGGTGCTTTTAAACCTTCAGTAAGCTGTATGGGGGTAACATTAAATGGTATAGTTTCAATTAGTACTTGTTTCATATTAATAAGCCATCATATCGTCATCTTCATCAATAACTTCTTCTTTAGCTTTACCTGTCATCTTTTCATAGATTTTTTGGTTTTTAGCTTTATGTTTTTCAAGTTCTTTAATTTCTTTGTTAAGAACTTTAACCATAGACTGATCAATCATTTCAGCTAAATCTTCTGATTCTGCTAATGCTAATTTAGATTTACGTTTTTCAATTGCCTCATCAATAGCAGCTAATTTTGCTTCTAAAGCAATTGCTTGGGATGATTTTTCTAATTCTTTAATTTGAGAATTAATATTAGGGCGTTTTGCTTCGTTTAAACCTTCTTTAACTGTTTTAGGCATGTCACCATATCCTGAAGACTTATATTTGCCTTTAGGTTCTACTGGTTCTCCACCTCCAACTACATCTTTAGTGTATCCGATTCCTTTAACACCAAATGAAGCATTTGTGTGGTAGTAGTTAATATCTTTAGCCATGTTTTTAGCTACAATATCTTTTAACTCACCTACTGTTTTATCAGCATTTTTCTCATCCCACATTTCAGTTAAATAACCTAACAAAAATGACTGACCATAAAGGTTATCAATGTTTTTAGGATCATTATTATCAAACTGATTAGCTAAATCTTTAGCTACTTCTGGAGCTGGTTTTTCAAACTCGTTTTGGTCACCATATTCTTTTTTGTCTTTAACACCAATGGCTTCTTTTAAATTAGTGTTAAAAATACTAAACCAATTAGGTTGTGAGTTATTCATAGTAACAACACCACCTGCTGCTTCAGTTAAAAGACTTTTACTTTTTAAAATAGATACAGCTGAATTGAAATCATTACCATGAGCTACATATTCAGGAAACATATTTCTTGCTACTTTTAAGAAGTGGTCTTTGTTACCTTTACCTTCTTTTATTAATTGATATTCTTGTTGTAAGGTTTTCATTTTGTTATAAATATTAAGTATAGAACAAAACAGCTCCTGAAGATAAGGAAGCACTAGTGATATAATAAGGAATAGTAACACCTGCTGGTATTACCCAGTTAGCAGCTGCTGTTAAACTACCGTTGTTAATATCTTTTAACCCTGTAAAAGTAGCTGATCCTGATACAACAGTAAAGCCAGCAAAACTCCCTGTTACTGATGTTGTTGATACTATGCCTGTTGCGTTAACTGGTATATTTGCCATGTTTTTTATTTTTTAAATAGTTCTATTAAATCGTTTAAGTAATCATTTGCTAAATCAGTACCATATACAACACTAAATGAATCTGGATTTTGTCTATAATAATCCATAGTTTCATGTTTTGCTTGTTGTAATAAAGGTAATAATTCGTTTAATTTTCTTTCTAATTCATCAAACCCCATTAAACGAGATGCAATCCATTTTTTATTATCGGGATTTGTGATGTTTATATCTTGTAAATATTCTTCAACATTAGTATCTGCTTCCCAAAGTGGTTTAACAATAATACCTTTTGCTTTTTTATTTAGTGCTTTTTGGTTAACTAACTTATATTTAAAATCTTTAACATAAGTGTTATTTTTAACTCCTGTCTCACTAGCAGCAGGACCAGGACCCATAGTTGCTCCAGGACCTTCTGTTACTTTTTTATATCCTGCTTGTTTATAAGCACCGTATGTTGATTTTCTTGGTGATGGGCCTGTATGATTTTCTCCTTCTCCTCCTGATGTGAAGAAAGAGTTAGAAGCTATATTTGATTCTTCTGATACTGGTTTTATTTTATATTTAAAATTACCCATTTGTTTTAATAAGTTCTTCTAAAAGTTCATAATATTGTAACAAATTAACTAAATCATCATTACCCACATTAGCTGTTTTACCTAATGGTGATAAAATTTTAGCTACTTCATTTAATTTAATTTTTACAACTTTATCATTAACTTTTTTACTTATTCTAGTTAATTCATTTTTAATTTCTGTAATTTTAGTATTATAAAAGTCTCTTAATTTTGGGGTTGAATCAACTGAATTGATAAATTCTTTTAATACTAGTTTTTGGTTATCATTTAATGTAGCATATTTACCATTAAATTTTTCCAACATTACTTTATAAGTTAAGATACGTAAATCTTTATCATAAGATTGGAACTCAACCATTAAATCATCTTCAACTTTCTTTTTATTAACTTCTTTAGTTGTTAATCCTTCTAAAATAGCAATCTTATTAGTAATGATTTGGTCAGGATTAGACAACATTTCGCTATTATATATTTCTACTAACGTATATAACGCGGCGTAAGACTTATAATTAGGTAATTTAGTTTTAAAGAATTCTTCTAGGTTATAATACTTAGAAATTTCTTGAATTAAATTATATTTTTGTCTTTTTAAAGCTCCTCTATTTAAATTTTTAGAAGATTCAATAACAGAGTTAATTACAATTTCAGCTTTACCTTCTGTTAAATTTTTATGCTTAGTAATTGTTTCGTATAATTTATACTCTCTTCCTAACTCAGTTTTAACAAAATATTTTTTTAATATGTTAGTTGCTTTCGAATCTTTACCCGAAAGTGTATCTGATGTGATTTGTCTTACCAACAATTCAAACAAGATTCCTGTATTTTTATACTTAGAATGTTTAATGTTCATCCCCAAAAGGTTTTGTTATAAATATATAAAGATTCTTATTCCTTTAACTTACTTTCATCCAACAATGTTTCTTCAGCATTGCTTCTTTCAGGTGTTACTTTTTTACCTAAACTTTCAATTAAAGTTTTATTTTTAAGATAAATTTGTTTCGCCTCTAAAGCTAATGGAGAACCTCCTTTATAGTTAGGGTGAATAGAATCAGATTCATTATCGTCATGTTTCATACCATGTGTACCTAATCTATCTTTACCAAAAGGACTACTTTGTTTGTTTCTATTAGTTGGATTTTCTACTGGACGACCTAAATCTAAATCACTACCATATCCTACAGGTACATTATCTGGTTCAGTATACATTCTACCTTTACCATATAATGAAGCTAAATCATGTGGTGTACCGTATGATTTACCTGTCATTTTAGGATCGTTTCCTTCTTCCATAATTTGATTATAGCGGAAGGTACGTTTTTGATCTTCAACTAACAAATCTCTATACTCATCATATTCATCCTCACTAAAGTGGAATATATTATCATAAATCCAATCTGTAGGTAACAATTTAGCCTCCATGATGCTTTTAGCTAATTCTACCTTTTGAGTTAATAATGCTATTTTTTCTTGATCATAGATAATTGATGGTGTAGTTAAATTTAATTCAAAATTTGTTAACTGTTCACCTGTGTAACCTTGAGAATATAAATGTACTAAAGCAATTTTATACAATTCTGATAAGGTAATACGCTGAATACGATCAATTGTACGAGCAAATCTAATATCTTCAGCGGCTAATGTTGCTTTACCTGTTAAATCTTTTTCATAACCCATAAATGCTTTAGGCACTTTAAGGGCAGCAAATAATTTATCTCTTAAGTAAGTAACATCTTGAATACCATCATATTGTAAACCAGGAGTAGTATCAATTTTAGTTGTTGTATCATTTCCACGAATTGGAATATAAAAGTCTTCCAATAAGTTTTGCATATTATACTTTAAGTTATACTCACCAGTTTGACTATCCATTAATGGAGTACGTTTCATTGTAGAAATTGTTTTCTGCATGAAATTTTCTACTTCATTTGGAGGAATAGAACCAACATTAATATAGAATATACGACGATCTGGACTGCGAGAAATTCTATGAATTAACATAGCATCTTCCATCAACACATATTGTTTAAATATACGACGAGCTGGTTCCAAATATGAACGACCATAAGGTAAATAGTTAACATCTGTTAACAACCTAAAGTGAGCCATTTCATAATTATCAAAATAGATACCTGGATTATTATCAAATGTTCCTAGATTTGGGGTACCATAATAACCAGATCCACCAGCGTAAATACCTTCAGGTGAATATTTAAACCTTACAGCATTTGGATGTTCTTTATCATAATTTTCTTGTCTTTCAATATGGTAAGCAGTATAAGGAATAACATTATACACACCATATTTTTCAGCAATTTCTAACTTAAGGAAAAAGTCACCATATTTACACATCTGACGAATCCAAGACCATAAATTAAATTCAATATTTAAAACATCATAAAACAAGTTATAAAGAATTTGTTGAATATCTTCGTCACTTGATTTAATATGTAATACTTCACTTAAATCATTTTTTAATGTACTTTCATCAGCAATAATATCCAAAGCAGAAGCTACAATAGCATCATAATCCATATTATCATAGTCTGAATAGACCATGGTTCTAAGATACTGCCAGTTAACATTTAATTGTGAACCAAGTAATGAAGTAGTTGATGGTGAATATAAGCGATTGTATCTATCTACTAAAGAGTTAGTCGCTATATCTCCGGATTGTTGAATTGAGTCAACATCCATTACTTTTAATTCATTGCCACCCTGATTACGAATGATTACATCTGTTGAAAACAGTCGTTGTAATCGAGTGAATAAACTTTTATCTGCCATTTTTTATTTTTTATTATATACTATAAATATTTACAAAATCCAACTAATATCCTCCATCCCTTTATCTGTCTCTAATAAGTATGGATTTTTTACTTTGTTTGAATTATAAGCACCAATATATGTGCTTTTACTCATATTGCCTAGTGTAGCGCGAGTTAAGTCATGAGATTGTTGTTGGAATTTTAAAGAAGTATCTCTTAAATACATTCCAATACCAAATGACATTACTAAGTCATCATTATAACCTGTTTGAGCTTCAGGTCTACCATTTTTCCAAACAAACACTTTCATTTCTTCTAACAAACGTTTTGAACGAATTGTTACAGAACGATCACCTACATACTCTCTAAATTTATTTACAACTAAAGGTCGTGTTCTTAAAGACATTGTAAATCCTGGTGTCATATCTGAACCACCATCAAAAACTCTTAAGTATGATTCAGCTGTTAATTGATCTGATTTAGGTGAGTGATATAAATTACGATATCCTCTTTCAATAATAGCATCTAATGTTGCCCAACCAATTGAAGCATTTTCAACTACTAACATTGCATTATTATATTCTGAACCTAAACCTACTAAGAAATATCCATATTCTTTAGGAGGTAGTTGTCCTCTATATTCTGCTACTTGTGTGTTAGTAGCAATATCAATAACATGACAAGCAGAAGAGTCTTTACCATCACCTCTAGCTACGTCAGCTAATATCATATATTCTCTTGTATAATCAGCTGGTTCCCAAACCCATAAATTTTGGTCTGCTCCTCTACGTTCTACAGGATCTTTAATAGTTGTTTCTTTTATAAATTCAACCCACTCAGGATAAAATACAACATCCCCTGAAGTACTAAAATCACAATCACATTCTTGGGCTGCTAATCTAGGATCACCTAATAATTCATCTTGGCGTTTTCTCCAATTTTCATCTCGTTCAGGGTGAACATACCAAGGTAATTTAATTGGTAAAAAATCATTTTCAGCATTTTCAGCTGATACCCATGTTTTATGAAACCAGTTACCAGTACCATAAGGAGTAGACAATACAATTGCACCACCACCAGTTGCTAATGTTTGTTGAGCAGAAGCCCAAATCTCACCAATTTGTTCAATAAACGCTGCCTCATCGACAATTAGCAAAGATACGGCTTCTGATCGACCGGCATCACTTGATGCTGAAGTGGCTTTGATTTGAGAACCGTTACTTAATCGTAGTGATAATTTATTATTTTCTTCGGCTGTTATTTTTAACCATGAAGGTAAATTATCAAACATAAACTTAACCTTTGTAACCATGTTACGGGCGGTTTCTTGTTTAGTTGCAATACAAAGTACGTTTTTATCCTTATGGAATAACATTAACCATAAAGAATAACCCGCAGCTAATGTTGATATACCTAACTGTCTTGATTTTAATACAACTGAATAAGGATGATCTTTCCAAAGGTTTAATACTTTATCCTGGAAAGGATATAGATTAAATATTACTCGACCTCTTTGTGGGTGCTGAATATTGCAATATTTTTTCATAAAGTGAGCTGGATCTTGGGCACACTTTAAGTATTCTTCTCTAATTATTTGTTTTAAATCTTGGCTCATATAACTAAGTTTATAGTGCTAAAGCTAAAATTAAAGCAATAGTACTAAATATAACAGAGACATAAGCGCCTCTTATTTTACTTTCTAAGTCGGTAATTTTTTTATCTTTTTCTTCAATAATACCGTCTTTAGCTTTAACAACTCCTTTATAGTCTTCAACTTTTTTATCTAATTCTACACGAGTAGAATCACAAACATTAATAATACTATCTTGTCTTAAGATAATAGTATCCATATGTTTGATAGAATCACGAGTAAGACTTAATTCTAATTTAAGGTTATCTCTATCAGCTTTAACCAACAGAGCATTTCTCAATGCTTTAACAGGAACGATTACTGAATCATTCAAAAGCTTTTGAGAACTCGCTGATGACATCATCATCAGACATATCATGAAGGCGATTACGTTCTTTATCATATTTTTTTCTATATTGTTCAGCTTTTTTAGCAAGTTCTGCTAATTTAGCTTTATCGGAAATGAGTAATGAATCTAAAATTCCTCTTGTTGAGTCTAAAGAGGCAATTTTTACATCTTTTTTTTCAATTTCAAGAACTAAAGAATCAACTGTTTTTTTATATTGTTCTTCTTTAATTGAAGAGTAACCTTGTTTATAAACAAATAACTGGTAGGCGATTAAACCTACCAGTCCTATTACAACTATTATCAATAGTGTTTTTTTCATATTATCCAACCAAATCACCAGTATCAATTTTAACGTCTCTTTCTTTAAACGCTTTAACTAATTCTGGTTTCTTAATAAATTGTTTTAAGGCAGCCATTTTTTTATCTTTTTCAGCTCCTTTTTCCATTGCCTTAATTTTTTTAACTAATGTAGATAATTTAGTTTTAAAGTCTTGGAAATCATCATTACTAACTTTAAATTTAGAAACGGTTTTTACTTTTTCCTTTTCTAATTCTGCTTTAGTAGGTTCTCTATCTTCATCTTCTGATTCAGTGACTCCTTTTTGTAAATTTGCAAGTTTTTCTTGTGAAGCTTTAATTTTTAATTTTTCAGCATTAATAGCAGCTGTGTTAGCTGCTTTTTCAGTTGCTGTATCATCTACTTCAGATAAAATTTCTACAATATATTCTTTAATCTCAGATTTTAACTTGGACAATTTCATGATTATAAATATTATCCAAAAATTGTTTCTTTAATTTTAGCTATACGTTCTTCAGTAGTACCTGATAATTCAACAAGTTTTTTAATTTTATGATTACTTCTATATAGAATTAAATGAATAATACTATCAATAGTTTCTCTGTATTTTAAATCAGTTTCACGAACACCATTATCTTCCATTTCAACACCAACAGGAGATACATAAAATATATAATCATATTCTCCAACTAATTTATAAGCAGCATCACAAAACGCCTCAGCATCATAGTAGTTAATTGATTTAGCCGCTTTAGTAAACGCCATAACATCAATTACTGTTCTATCTGTAATAATGTTTTCATTCATTAACTCAGCACAACGTTCAGCTAAAAATATAAACTGACCTTTTAATGTTGAATCAGTATTCAATGGAATACCTAAATCACGTAAATACTTAGAACGCTCAGTAGCAAAATTATAATCTACAAATTCAGGTAATTCTTTTAAAGCATTTACTAATGTAGTTTTACCTACACTCATTGTTCCACATAATCCTATCTTCATAATTAGTTTCTATTTTGACCTGCTTGTCCTGCTGCTGTTTTATACCAAGGCAAACCTTCACGATTACGTCTTGCTTCTTTCCAACCATCTTCTGTATATTTAATTCCATGAATATGATATTCACGTTTACGATTATCACCTTCAGGAATCAATGCTGGACCTTCCATATTATGTAATTTGCCTTCCCATACCCAAGCAATAGTACCATCAGTCTTAACTAATTTTTTACTTGGTTGAAATTTATTTTTATCACTCATAATATTAATATAACATCTTTTTTATAAAAAGCCAAACTTATCTCCAGTTAATCAAATCCCCATTAATAGTATCCCAATCTTCTGCCTTAACTAATTTTTCAACAGATAAAATACCTTGTGCTCCTGAAACTGTAATGCCGCGAGCTGATAAAGCATCTCCTACAAAGTGAACATTTGGATAATCAACTAAAGCTAAATCACTTGGATAAACTAGTGGTTCAGGTGAAAGGTATTTTACCTCAGGAATATAAACACCCCAATCATTTTGTAATGTTGGAAATACTTTTTTCATATCTGTAATAAAATCTTCAATATAGTCCCAATATTCACCCATAATTTCTTTAACACCTTTTAAAGTATTAATAGGAAAAGCAGTAACTTTTTCACCCTCAGATGTTGTAGATGGAAGACGAGTAGGTGAATAATACAAACCAGTTCCACCAAATTGTAATTTGTTAACAACATTTCTTGACCATTCGAATGGATTTTCAATACCATTAATTTCCATCAAGATACCAAAGTTGGTCATATCATTTCGGTAGCGCATATCTTTCTTAGCATGACCATTGTAACTATGATCTCCATATGTTTCTTCTACAGCAACATAAGCGGCGTTATTATTAGTACAAAATGATCTTAATGAAACACCTTTATCTTCAAACTTACGATACAATTTAAAGTCATAACTAATATCAATTAATTTCTGAAAGTGTTTTTGTGGTGCTTCAAATCGAACACCAATTTGTACTGATTTAGGTTCAGTTTCTAGTTTGTAACTATCTTGTAATTGTTGAGCAAAATCAATACCTGATTTACCTACAGCAAAAATAAGTTCATCATAACTTATAATTCTAGTATCAGTTGTATTCAAAATACTAGTTGTTAAACTATTTATGTTAAAATCAATTTCAGTTACTTTTTCTTCCCATAAGAATCTAACACCTTTAGATACTAAATAATCGTACCAATTTTTAGCAATCTCAGATAAATAATCTGTACCTACGTGCCAAACAGGAAACAATCTCAAACCAAAATATGGTTTAATAAATTCTGGTTCTTTAACAGGATTTGAACATTGTACTTCTTCAGGTTTTGGATGAAAACGTTTAAAGTTGTTAATAACTTCATCCATCAATTCCATTGCTTTCTTTTCACCACAATATTTTGACAATTGACCTCCAATTGCAGTATGATAAGTCAATTTACCATCAGACCAACCACCAGCACCTAGAAAACCTGTCATTACTTCTTCAGGTTTCCTATTATAAGGATCTTTACCCATGTCAATAATGGTAATTAATTTACCATCGTAACCATTGTCTACTAATTTAGTGGCAGCATTAACACCTGCTACACCTGCTCCTACAATTACAATTTTCTTATTCATGTTCATTTATTAATATATCATACTTTACGTTAAAGGCCAAATTAAAAATGGCACCTTTTTAGGGGTGCCACAGCTACCATATTTTTATCTCTTGCGAGCGACTGGCTATGAATCAGTCTATAAAATTTTATTCCTATTAAGTTTTATAAACTAAAGGAACAATGTTGTTATAAGATAAGTTATCAAAAGGAGTTCCAGCACCCGCAACTACCATTGCCCCTTTTACTTTTGGGTTAATTGATGATTGTAAAGCTATACTTTTTGGTGTATATCCTAAAATAGAAGCTACAATTTTTGCTTTATCACCTGGTGTTCCAACTGGATCTAGGTTGTAAGGGGCTAAATTCCATCCTCCTGCTACTGTTAAAGCAACCCAGTTAGCTTGAGTTGTTATAGGATCTGTTGTACTTCCGTGAACTTGTATTCTCCAAGCGTTATTATATAAATCATCCTCATCAGTAAAAGCATATTGTACTACATATTGTTGAGTAGACCCTATAGCACTTTCTAATGAAGGTGTAATAACATAATATTGACCAGTTGATGGTATTTGAATTTCTGTAAATAAGTTAGGGTTTAAACCTGCTGTACTTAAAGCAGCATAATCTGATGTGAAGTTAGTATTTGTTAAAAAATACAATTTACCTCTTACAGTTGATGCTGGGAATGGAGTATACATTTGTAAAGGTTTAGAAGCAGTATTTGCTCCGCTTCCTGAATCTAAAGTATAATTAACATTTGGAGTTACTGGAGGGAATGATCCTAAATAACCATAACCATAGTTATTAGCTACAGTTTTTGCATCCCAAAATGTATCAAAAGATGATGTTAGGGATTGCCCTACTCCGGTCATGAAAATTGAGGCCATTAATCTTTATTTATTTTTATTTTAAGTTTTCCCTCGCCTTTTATAACTCGGTGCCACTCATGTCTTAATATACATATTGACATGTTGGGTTCTAAATCCCAAGGTAATTCATTTTCAAATTGAAGCTTCCAACCTTGTCCTGGATCTAGGATTTCAACTATTCTATCCTCATTATCCCTATGCCACATCAATTCTATAGGGTCAATGTTTTCATCAAATTCCCTAATAATATATTTGTCTGTTTTTTCTATGTCTTTATACGGTTTTGTCATCTGTGATAGGACCTCCAACAACCCAAGCATCACAAGTTCTAGCAGCGGCGCATTTAAATTTAAGGAACCGGCAATAACCTAAATCTCCAGCTTCAATAACATCAAAAGGATCTTCAGAACCTTCATCATTACCTATTCCTTTAGCAATACAATCTAAAGTCTTTTTTGTTACATCAAAAGCAGCACAGTTACCACAAAGTGATTTTTTGGCTTCTTCTGCAGAATCAAGCTTCCACATATCAACTTTAGCCTGCCAAAATTTCTCATTAGGTTCATTTGGGTTTAATGGTCCGTATCCATATTCATTAATTGCCTTCTGCCTATTCTGAAGGTTTAATTCAATGTTTTGAGTAGGAGCAGGGCATTTTGCTACCTCTGCTTCACTTAATATATCTAATAAGTTTATCATTTTGTTTTTCCCCATGTTTTACCTTTACCTTTTGCTTTACATCCAGCAGGAGTAGGTCTACAAGCAGGATATTTAGAACGTTTTTCACCTTCTTTTCTACCACATGCTTTATATCCTCCTTTACCATCAGGGGCATTACAGTCTACCCAACCACCTTCTTTACCTTTAGGACCAGAACGTTTAAACCATTTATGAAGACTTTCATCTTCATTTAGTTCTTCTTCTTTAATATCTTTCCAAATCTTTCCAGCACGACATCTAACTACAGCTCCTGATTTATAAGCAGAAGGTTTATCAAATTTACGGTCAGCTATTCTTAAACATCTGTCACGTTTTACTTTTTCTTCTTCAAGAATTTGTTTTAATATGTCTTGTAGTTTTATCATTTTACCATTTTTTACAAGACCAGTAATTTGCTTTCCATTTTGGTCCTGGATTGTCACAATGGTGTCTTGATCTGTAGGCGGCGCGAGCTTTAGGGTTTTTAGCTTTAATTACCATTCGCTTACCTTTAGCTGATTTTCCACCAAATCCAAAGTTAACTTTTACAACTTTACCTTTAGCGTTTTTAACATATACTTTGAATTTTTTAATATCACCTTGCATTGGTTTATTTAATTCAACTTTACGTCCTTGGTATTCTGCTTCTGTTAATATATTTTCATCTAACATAGGCATATCTAAAGGAACCATTTGTCCTTCAAATATTCCATATTCACCTAAATGAGTTTCAGTAATTTTTTCTTTGTCAATACCTTCAACGTTTAAAACACCACGAGAATACAAATATCTTGCTTCAACCCATAAGTCTAAATATTCTTTAGAACCATATGGTAATGTTGTCTCAAATAACGGTTTTTTACTGTCTATATGATATTGCATATTCTCAGTCATCAAGATACGCGACTTTAAATTTTCATTTAATATAGGTGCTTTAGTAGGTTTAGTTGCTGTACAGCAATCTTTACCTTCTAATACCTCATTAACTAATTTTCTTAAGTTCATGATTATAAATATTATTTAAATAATTTAGGGAAATTCATTCCTAATTCTGAGGATGAAACATAAACACCATTTAATATATTTTCAATGTCTATAGCATCTATTACAGCATCATTTATAAGATAAAACTTGCCTTGTCCTGCTTCATTTACGTTTAAGATATATCCTGTTTCTTTGCCCATTCTTGGTTTCTTAAAAAGTTTAGTTTTTAATATTCTTTTTAAAAGTTTAGCTGCACCTTCTTCAGCAGTAGCATCAGATGATAAACCTAATTTAGCATATAATGAATCAATACGAGAATATAAAGGCTTAAACATTTCTACATCCCTTAATGCTTTGTTTTTTTCAAAACTAGCCATAATAGCAAATGCAGGAACAATATCTTTAGCTTTAAAGTTACCTGGATTGATTGTAATTTGTTTTGTTTCATCAAACTCACTAAATAATGTTAGAATACCAAATACTTTATTTAATAAAGCAACGTTTTCTTTATCATTAGCAAACTTACCTAAAGTAATATTTGAGGTATCATATGATTTAATTTCACATCCAAAACCATCAATAGTTAAATCAGGATCTTCACCTTTTCTAGAATCAACTACTGTGTGACTTTTAGTATTATACTCAAAAGCCCAATAGGTAGCTATTTCTCCTTTACCAGCTCCTGCTGTAGGAACTTCACTATCTTTTTTTAATGGTAAAATAGGATATAATGTAGACCAAATTTCTTTATCTTTACCACCTAAACTAAAATCAGTACCTAAAGATAAGGGAGTTTGACAAGTTGGAATCTTTTCATTTTCTTGTAACCCTAAAGCTTTACGAATCCTGTTATCATAATCAGTTTGAGCTTCACTAATAATTTTATTACCAGTAACATTTCCTACTAATTCAAATAATAATCTTTTATCCTCAGGATTATTCATGTCAGGATATCCTTTTGGAAATTTATATGAAAACTTCTTAAAAAATAAATCTAGTGCGTCCATAATTATGCTTCTGCTGGTGTTTCTTCTGCTGCTGGAGTTTCAGCTGGTGTTTCTTCAGGTGTTTCTGTTCCGCCTGGTTTTTCTTCTGTTACACCATATGCTAACATTCTAACAATAGCTTCAGTAGCTGATTCTTCTTCGTTTAAATTTAACAAATAGTATTTTTTACCTTCTATTTGAGCAATCCAACTTCTTGGAGAATAAGTTAACATAAAAGGTTCACCATTACCAAGTACAACTCTAAAAGTTGTTGGTTTTGGGGCAACCCACTGAATATCTGTTATAAAAATTTCGTATTGGTCTGTTAATAAATTAACAATAATATCTTTTAATTCTGGGAATTTTAATAGAACAGGAAATTTAGGAGCATCTAAGGTAACATCAACATCTGTGTTAACAGATAAAGTATCAGGTTTGTAAACTTGTTTTACAAGTGCCTTAATTTTTTCCTTTAATTCGTCTTTAGTCATTTTTTATTTATTAGCATGGTAAGCTTGTAAAGCATCTTCAGCATCTTTTTTAGAATCATAAGTTTGAGGCCACCTTTTACCTGTTTTACCAGATAAAACTCTCCATTTTCCTTTACTATCTTTTTTAATGTTAGAGCCAGGAACTACATCTTCATCTAAATAAGGCTCAGCTATTTTTTTAGCAGCTTTTATATTACCATCATTCATAGCTTTTCTAGCTTGTTTAAGGTTGCTTTGATCTGAGGCCTCTTTGTTAACTTCTGCTTTAAGAGCTTTAGCAATTTTAACAGCTAATGTTTCTTCAGCACTAATTTCAGCTTCCATCATTGGTTCACCCATATGAGGTGCTTCACCTGTTGCAGCGTCTACAGCAGCATCAATGTATGGTTCTTTTAATTCAAAATCAAGATAGTGTCTAGCACTTGACATCATATTTTTAGCTGTGGTAATTTTTGATTGCCACCAAGCTGGGAAATCAATTTCCTCACCTGTTTCTTCTAATTCTTCTAATGTAGCATATAATTTCATAGCGTATTTACCAATTTGGTATAATTCACCTTTAATCATATGTGGCTCATTATCTTCATGACCTAAGTCAATATCTTCACTTAATGGTGAAGGTTCCATAGAAAAATAATATCCTTGTAAATCAGTTTCACCTTCTAATTCTTGAGTTAAATAAAACTCAGTACTGTCAGCATCTGCTTGATCTTCAACTTCAAAAAAGAAAGTTTTAAATTCATCGTTTATATCAAAAGGATGGAAATCTGAAGAAGATGCAAAGTGTTCTTTTGCTCTTTCAAATTCATCTTTACTTCTAAAAGTTAAAGCTAAAGATTCATCTGATGGAACAAAATTATATTCTTTAACAGGTGCTTTTTTGACATCTCTTTTCATTGCTGCTCTAATTCTATCCATAATAGGATCAGAAGGAGGAGTAAAAGGTTTATCATCATTGCCTAACATTGTAGTGTTAGCATAAACAGGATTACCAGACAATGCTGTGTTAACAATATCTCCGTCTACAGTTATAATATAACTACCGCCTTCATATGGTTCACCATCTAAATCTAAATCAAATGATGGGCCATCAACTGAACCCATAGTAACTGAAAAATTTTCACCTTCTTTATTAGACATATACTTAGCAAATCTTTCAGCATGCCCTGATGCTTCTTGAGTAGTCATGTTTTGATCTACTTGAGGCATGTTTGCTTCTTTTATTTTGCCTTTTGCCTTTTCAATAGCAGTATTACGTTTAGCTAAGTAATCTAGAGAATTAATTTTACCATCTGGTTTGCCTTTTGGGCCAGTAACATCTTCTTTTTTACCTTCACCCATTTCAGATTTATAATCTTCATATTTTTCAAGTAAGCCTTCTATAGCATCTCCAAGACTTATAGGACTGTTTGAATTATTTATATATGATTGAATATCTTCAGCTGAGAATTGAGGGGTTTCAAAATATTTTATTAAATTAAAATCGTAATTTTTTCGCTCTTCAGGACTAAATCCTTTTGAAAAGATCAAATCATATAATGATAATTTTTTATTTATATTTTCTAAAGTTTTTCTTGTCTTAAATTGATGCATTAAGTCATTACCATCAACAATGCCTTTATTTTCTAATTCTTTTTGTACTTTAACAAAAAGATTATCAAAAAGTCTAGTTTCATCCATTGTAGTGGGTTCAGAATTAGATTCCTGTTGTAAGGTTTTTCTAACGAGTTCTTTTAGTTTTTCTTTGTTCATTGATTCAGCTTGTTTTTTAGCTATGTTGGTAGCTCTTCCATACATAACTGCTTCCGCATCCTTACCATAGCGTTTAACTAGGGATTTTTTTTCTTTTTTAAGATTTTTAAGAATTTCTTCTCTTTTCTCTAATTCTGCTTTGGTAAGGTTACGTTCGTTAAGCATAGTTTATTATTTTTTGTCTTCTTCAATAGAAGCTTTACGGTACTCGGTAACCAATTTCTTGATTTCACCTAATGCCTTGCGGGCACGGCCATGAGCTGCTTTTGTAGTTTTAGCGTGTTCTGCTTTAAACTCTTCAAATAATAACTCGATTTTTTCTGCTAATTCTTGTGTGTTCATATACTTTTATTTTAAAATTTTCTTTAACATTGGGAACATAGATTCATTTATTGAACTTTTTAATTCAGACTCAACATAATACATATCCTCTGGAAAGGAATTAGATGTTACTAAATAAAAAGGTTTATTTTTATCTTCATCATCTATAAGATTTTGACGTAAATTTTGTTTAAGTAATCCAACAGCTTTAAGATTTTCAGTATCTGCTAAAGCAGCTGCTAAATTAGATTTTATATCTATTACTGTAACTTCTTCTTCACCACCATATGTTTGCAACATATCGCCTTTTTTATATTTACTTTCTGTTAAGTTTTCATCTTCATTTAAATCTTCTTTAACAACATGTTGTTTAGTAAAGAAAGTTAATGAGTTACCAATTTGAGTAGCTAATTTATCATCACCTAAAGCTTTAGCTGCTTCTAAAGCAGCTTCTAAGTTGTCTTGAACATCTTTTTTATCACCTGTTAAGTCAGCGTCTGCGTTTTGAGCAACATCAATTCCACCTGGACCTTGGGGTTCTTCTGTAGAAAATTCATCTGTTACTTCAATTTCTTCATCTGCTACTTCTTCGTCTTTTTTAGCTTCTTCTAAATTTTTAAATTTTCTTTTTACTTGTCTGTAGATATTTTCTAAATCATCATCCATAGAACCTGACCAATCTCTATCATAAGCATAATAATTATAAACATCATCTGGAGTGTTTAATTTTCTAATATCATCTAAAAATTCTTGTGCTCTATCTTCACCACTAATTTCTATTTCGTATTGATAAATGTAGTCTTGAAGAGGAGTTAAACCATCTTCTTCATCTAACATGCCTTCAATTTCAGCTAAGAAATCATATCCTGAGGTTTCATCAGTTACATCTAGGTTCATTTCTGCTAACACCATTTCTTTGATCTTAGCCTTAAATTCTGACATTTTCATTTTTGTATTTGTAGTTTTTAATTCATTTAAATTTAACATATCTTTAATATCAGAGATATAATTTTCAACTTCTTCAGCTGATTCCATTCCAGTAAATCTGTCATAAGAATTTTCATCCATTTCCTCAATTTCAGCTTCTATTTTTGAAGCCATTTCTTTACCATATTTTTGCTCTAGATACTCAGGAGCATAAAATTGACCCATGTATCCTTCTTCTAATTCTTCTTCATTTTCCTCATCTTCATCATCATATCCATATACCTCTTCATCATTTTGATCAATAAAATCTTCATCTTCTTCAGCAGCATACCAAGATTGGTTAGGATCGTGTTTTGCTTCTTTAGTAAAATCATGAGTTGTGTAATCAAACTCATTAGGTCTAGTAACTAAAGCGGGAAATAATATTTCACTATCAGTTTTTACTTTATCAAAAGCTAAATCAATACCTCTACTTCTATCGCCCTTACCACCATTCATTTTGTCTAATAATTCATAATAATCCATTCCACCAAATACACCATACCCATCATAATTTTTTTCATAATAGTACTTGCCTTTATCATCAAACATGTAGACTGGAATCATGTTTTCTTCTTCGGATCCAATTTGTTGTCCTGTGTCTTGGGTCATCCAAGAAAATTGTCCTTCAGTTAAGGAGCCAAAGAATGTAGCTTTATTTTCTAATATTGCTTTTTTTAAGTCAAATTTCGCCATAATATATGTTGATAAATATTATTAATTTTTAGGAACACAATTAGGAACCTGTCTACCGTCTTTTTTCTTCATTCCTTTTTGCTCATATCCTTTCCAACATGGAGTAGATTTAGCTTCTTTAAGTTTAGAAAAAATAGTTTCAGCTAGTTTCTTTTCAGCCTCACGACCTTTTTGGTAATCTGTTTTACCTGTATAAGCTGGTTGTTTTGGTTTTTTAGTAGCATAATCATCTTCTGATTTTCTACGTTTCATGTAGTCTGTAGCTTCTTTAACTACTTTAATATATAAATCTTCATCAGCATTCCATTTCCAATCACTTGATTTAAAATCTTTTAATTTTTTAGCTTGTTGGTATTCTGCTGATGATAATTTAGATTGCTTTAAGTTAACTTCATTCATTGTTTCAGCAGAACCTACAATCTTATCATAATCTTCCATAGATAAAGTATCTTTTTCTTTGTTTAAGGAAATTGCTTTTTCTGTGATATCATGTAAATCCATATCTTCAGCCGCATCTTCTCTTGAATATTCTAACATACGAATAAACAAAGGAACATCCATTGTAATGGTATCTACTTTATCTTCTTCTTGAGCTTCATTCATTGGACTTTCAAAGTGCGCATTATTAAAGAAATCAAAAATCCACTCAGCCATTTCTATTGTAAACTTTGATTCACCAATCATATCAATTAATTGGTTAACTTTAGCTTTGGCTTTAGGATAATTTTTTAATTTAGCATTAATAAAGTCTTTACCTGAAAGCATTCCTGACATGAATTTTGCTTCACCTATTGATGATTTTACAACACCTTTTAAGTTAAATAAATCAACAATATCTTCAAATGTATCATAAAATTCATCTGATTGGCCTGTTGGCTTATAAATTACTTTAAATGGTTTAAATTTATTACCTGACATTTCATATTTGGCACCTAATTGATCTAGTTGTTTTTTAGCCATGTCAACAGCTGTTTCTTTTTTAGCTTCCATCATTGCCTTTTTAATAGCAGTAATACCACCACCATTATTAGGTTTAGCATCCCAACCTGCTGCTCTAAAATTTTTAATCATTTTATTTTTAGTAGCATCATCTATTGGTTCTGTGATTGTAATTTTTTCAAAATTTTCACCTGATGATTTTGTATGAGGGTATCCTCCAGTTAATGATTCTTTCATAGGTTGAGAGAAAAATTCTTTTATTTTTTGAATGTCTTTCATGTGTAATATATAATAAATATTATTCTTTCTTTTGTTTCTTTAAATACTCTAAAGCTTCCTCTTTATATTTAAGTAATTGAGATTTACCATTACCATCCCACTTTTCAACATCACCTGCTTCTGTGATAAAGGTTTCTTTTTCATTGATTAGTTCATCAAACCACACTTCAAAGTCTTTAATAGTACCTTCTAAATGTTGGTTAATAACATCTTTTTCAAAGGCTTCTAATTTACCTTCTTTACGAAGTTGATGTTCGTGGTCTACCTGGCAATTAAAGCAATGACCATACATCACAAACCATTTTTTATCTAAATGTTGTTTAGTTGCTTTAGAACACTTAGGGCAAAATAAAGGCAAAACAATGCCTTCTTTTGCCTTATCTAATTTTGTAATATTTTGTTTTATGCCATTTTTGATTGTCCATGTTCGACTATCTTCTTCCCAAATATCTCCTTCATTATGGAATTCTTTTGCTTTTGTATAACCAGTTCCCATAGTAGTACGCTCACTATATTTACCTTTTACAAGGTTACGGAGACGTTCTACATCTTTAGACTTGAACTCTTTTTTTAAAACCGAATCGTTACTCATTATTTTTTGTATTCTCTTTTAATAATTTCTTTTAATACTGATGTTTTAACTTTACCTTTTTTAAGTAATTCTTGTAAATCAAAATCTGTCAATGAAGTTGCTCCTGGAGTTGCTCCTGGTTTTGTAGACATATCTCTGGTTTGTCTAGGTTTAGAATCTACAGTTGAAGATGGCTTTTCAGGGGCTAATTTTAATTTTTCAGGACTGTAACCTGGTTCTTCTAAACTAACATTAAATTTATCAGTGTATCTTTCAAATTCATTACTTGACATAAAATCTGAAACTTCATCCTCATCTGAAAAGTATCCTGATTTTTCTAAGTCTTTAATAAATCTTTCAAATTTAGAACCTGTTTTATAATCCATAGGAAACGATTGTCCTTTATATTTTAAAAATACAAGTCCTAAACGTTTGTCTAAGGCTTCTTTTAAAGCTACTTTTTTATCTTTACTATAGCTTTTTAGTTTACCTTTACCTTTCATTTGGTTAGAAATTTTACCAGATACAGCCGCTTCACCTTCTCCACCTATTTCTACTTTCATTTCTCCTTTTTCTTTCATAGGAAGAAATTTAATAGTTGAAAACTTATCATTAGCAGTATCTGTTACTTTAATAACATCAATACTTTTTTCAACAATTGCTTTAGTATCAGGATCTTGAAACTTACGTTTCTCAGTGCTAAATTCAGTTTTATAATCATTGGAATTTTTAAACCAATCTTTAATATCACTCATGATTGTTTCCAAATCTTCTTCTGAGTTTGCTACTATTCTTTTAAAGGCCATATGCTTGTAGTTGTTTAATTGTGTCTTGTGTGTTTGTATGTAAAATTCCTATACCACCTTTTAACCTCCATTGGTCAATGTTGTCAGGACGATCGTCGATAAGTATGGTATCTGGTTTAGAGTAATTTTGTTTTTTATCAGCTGAGGATAAAATTAATTTAGTTCCAGGTATATTATTTTTAACCCATAATCTTTTTCCTAAACGAGATTGTGGTTTTCTTGAAGGAGCAGATAATAAAGTTGGTTGTTTGTCTTTAATATAATCCCATAACTCTTTACCATCAGACATCCAAGGCATTCCTACCCAAAATTTAACGCCTATTTCTTCATCAATAAAATTCCAAAACTTTTCTACACTATATTTAGCCTGGTATTGGGCTGGAGATAAATGTTCTGGGTTTAATGATTTAAAGCGGCTTTCAAAGTTAGTTAAAACACCATCCATGTCACAGTAAATTTTATACTGTTGTTGAGGTTCAGTTTCTTCCTCCTTTAGTTGTTTATATAAATCTGTTAACTTATACATTTTTAATACTATCCTCCCAATTACGTAACATCATATTTCCTTTTTCATATGCTTCTTTTTCAATCTCAGGTAAATCTCCATCCTCATTTGTATTAGTAGTATTAATATTATTTAATCTACCTTCTAAATTTTGTTCATGATGAACCATCTCATGAGCAAATGAACGTAAAACATCTTTTGGGTGTCTATTCATAGTATAGAGAGTAATGGATTTATTATTCGGATCATAATAAGCTGTTTTACCCAAAAGATGGGACGCATTTTCTTCATCGTCTTTTATAACCTTTATTTTAGGCAATGGTTTAATATTCATTCCATTGTCTATCATATATTTAGATAAAGATAACATTCCTTCTTGGAGATTCCAAGCCTTTTCAAATGTTTCTTTAATAAAGGTTTTTGCTAATTCATTTAAACCAAATGTATCATTTTCTTGAATAGCTGGTAAGTTTAATGCCTTTAGTCTTTTAGTCCATAAGTCAAGAACATCTTGCTTGTCTTCACCTTCTAGCCCTACTTTTTCAAAGTAATCATTAATTACATCTTTAAAAGGTGTTTTAGATTTTTTAGCTTTTAAGTACATGCCTTGTAACATAGCATCTACTTCTTTTTCTAACTTAAAATATTCAGCTTGAGGTAATAAACCCCAATTAATCATTTGTCTAATAGATTGGTCATCAACCATTTCTTTAGAAGAAATTACATTAACACCTGATTGAGTTAAATGTTCTATTTCATGTCTAACAACATCTATTAAATCACTATATATAGTAGACCACATTTTAGGTAAATTCCTTGGGTCAACCTGAAAGTTAACTTCTAGATAAGGAGGATCTAATTCTTCATTAGCTCCACCATCTACTATATAAGTTTTATCTTCTGTTTCTTTTAAATTTAAGACAGCTAAAAGTTCAAAGTCAATGGGTTGGCCTTTAGAATTTTCTAACTCATAATCTTCTTCAAATCTTAACTCACTGGCTTCACCATTAAATTGACTTTTCCAACTATTTATTATATCTTTAACTACTAATCTAGTTATAGAATCATAACGACCTTCATTAACAGGAGCAAATCCTGAACCGTATGGTAAAGCTGTACCTGCTTGTGGGTCGGATGCTTCTTTCATTTTACGTAAACGTTCTGTTTTCTTTTTAGACATTTCTTTACGTTTTTCAATATAATCTAAAGCACGTTTTAGTCTTGATTTAACCTCAGGATTTTTTGCTTTACTATATGCTGCTCTTACTCGTTGATGAACTACATTAATTATTTGAGATTGACGAGCATGAGATTTAGCTTTAAAAGATGTTTTATTTAAAGTATCAACTATATCTTCTTTAGTTTTAAATTTAATACTAACTGTATCTTTAGGATCTTCATCTGTGTATAATCTACGAGATGATCCTTTAGGTTTTTTACCTGTTCCTACTTTAGGATCTTCTTCATTGATTGTATTGTCAGGTAAAATAGCTGTTATAAAGTTTGAGTTTTTTTCAAACCTTACACCTGGTATTGCTTTAGAAATAAATGCTCTATACAAATTGTCTCTTTGAGAACCAAAATCTTCCTCATCTGATTTTTTAGAAGGTGAATATGAAATAGCTTTGGCTTTAAATTTCTTTACATAATATTTAATTATGTCTGTTATAGTAGCCATTACTCTATAAAGTTCACCTTTATTGACTATTATTTTAGCAGATGAACCTTGAGCATCTTTAGGTTTAGCTAAAAATTCAATTTCTAAAGCTTTGTAATTATTTAAATCCTTATCAAAATAAGGAACAGTTGCTATATCTACATTATATTCAGTTTCACTCTCTGTTGTAAACTCAACATAAGTAACCCATCCATTCATATCAACCTCTTCCCATTTGTATGGTTTAAGATTTGCCTCGCCTACTTCATTTATTCGTTTTACATCTTCAGGATATGATTTACCTACTTGATATAATTTTTGGATGTAAGGTAAATCTCTCCAATCTTCAACCCCAATTGGAGTTTCAGCATCATAAAATTTATCTTTATATTTCACCCAACTATGTCCAAATCCCCAAGGTGATGTACTAACACTAGTTTGCCATAATTCAGCTCCAGGATATTCTTCTTTAAATTTTTCAGCAAATATATCACAAAACCCATCATTACAAAGTTCCGGAGTGAATTCATCCCAGTCTTTAACATATAAATCTTGCTCTTCACCTGTTCGTTTTAAAATTCTAGTTATATCATCAGGTGTTATTTCTTTGCTTACCTCAAACACTAATTTAGGACTTGAAGACATAAAATTATCTTTCCTCATAATGGTTTTAGCTATTGCTTTATTTGTCATATTAAGGAAAGGAATATTTAAGTTAGTTCTTTTATCTGTAGCTACAATCTCTTTATATTTTTTAAAGAAATCAAAAAATTCTTTTTTATTTTGACCTAGTCTTTTAAAGAAACCAATTAATTGAGCTAAAGTGACATCTGAGTCTCTGCTTGTTAATCTATCAAAAACATGTTTTGAGGTTAAATCAACATCAACTGGAGCTAATTGCTTGTCAGCATAAGTATCAGCTTGTTTTACTTGGTCAGGAGTAATTTCTTCTTTAACAACAGGAGAAACAATATCCCATACTTGTTCTTTTTCTTTAATATCTGGGATAAATTGGAAGAATTGTTCTTTATCTCTTGCTTTAAGGGATTGTCTTGCTTTAGTTCCACTTACACCACCTGTTGAGGTAATCACTTTAACCTCAACATTTGTAACTTCAGGATATTTTTTTAATAAATTTTTTCTTTGCTCTACATCTTTTATATCTCCTTCATCACCATCTCTAGCGCCTAAAATCCAATAGACTTTTTCTTCAGGATGTTCTCTAGCATAACGAATAACATCCATTGTTGGTTCTCCTTTTGGTGATGGTTCTATGATAACTTTAGGTAAAAGATATTTTTTATAAATGTTCCAAACTGCTAAAGATTCTTTTTGAGTGATTCCTTCTCTAACACCTTTACCAACAAATATTTTTAACTCATCTATATCTGGTAATTCATTTAAAGCTAACTCAGCAACATTAAAATGACCTTTGGTAGGTGGTTTAAACCCACCACCATAAATGGCTACTGTTTTAGATTCATCTAACAGTTCCTTAATAAGGAATTTAGTTAGTTCATTCATTATTGCTTAAGTTTTTGAATTTTTTCTTTAGCAGCTGCTTTCTTTTCTTCAATTTCTTTTTTAGCACCACGGAAAGCTTCCATTGCATCTTCCATTTCTTTAAGAGTAGTTTCAAACTCTTTAATAGCTTCTGAGGCTCTATTTTTGGCACTCATTTTATCTTTATAAATACCTAAAACAGTTTTTTCGTCTAAACCCCCTCTAACTTGATTAGCAAAATAAGTTACAGTAGACTCAAACATGATATCATCCACTTTATCATTTTTGGATTTAGGTTTTTCAACTACAAAAAATTTACCAATTTCATCTACCATATTAGTTTCAGCTTCTTCAATTGGATTCATTTGTTTCTCTTCTATTTCATTTAATAGATCTAGTAATGTTTTCATTTGTTTATAAAGTTAGTAATTTTTGTTTTTGCTTGTTCTACTGTATCAAACTCTGGTTGTGATTTAAGAGTTTGTTTTATATCTGAATATAATTGTTCTGCCTCGGCTTTAGATTTTACTTTTTCTTCAGGTGATTTTTCCTTACCTACTTGTCCTAAAGGTTCAATGTAAGTTTTATAAATAAAATCCTCATCAAAATCTTTTTGAGCGTCTTTAGGATCTAAATTTACTAGGGAAAAATTGTTACCAAACGCCTGTCTGTATGCGTCTATATTGGTATTTACATCACGCCAAGAACGAATCACAATACTCGGCAACAATGATCTGTCTCGCTGTTTATTACGCTCTAGTGAGGTAATAGGAGATACATAAGTCATTATCATTGCCGTATCGTAACCTAATGATTCTAATTCTTGTTTTTTCTTAAGTAACATTTTAGATGAACCACCTACACTATCAATTAATAAATTTTTAGCATTTTTAGAAGCATCTTGAAGTTTAGCGTCTGTTGCTTTTCTTGCTTGACCCATTAGCTCACCTGATTTTTTTAATTCATCAGGTGACATTTTAGCTAATTTCATTCCGATACCTGAGGATTTAAGTAATTCCTCATAGGTATCATCTACATTAATAGTAGTAAAATTTGAAGGTACTAATTTTTGAGATATAAATGATTTACCTGAACCAGCAGGGCCAGCCATAAAAATTGCTTTTGGCTTGCCTTGTATTTCTTTTAAGAGTGATATCAGTCCAATCATGGATATGGTTTGTCATAAATATAACAAAAAAGGCTTGGATAACCAAGCCCTTAATTTTAAATATATTTTATTTTTAGAAATCGTCTACAGCAGCTTGCACCATTTCATTCCAATCTGGAATTTTTTCTAATGTTGCTAGAGCTTGTTTACCTTCTTTACCCATATCTATAAGTTGGTTAATAACAGATTGGACTGAGTTACTATAACCAAAAGCATCCATTTCTTCAGTTAATACTTTTGACATTTTTTTAGCTTGGCCTTCAGTTATAGTACCTGCTAATTGGTTCATTCTTATAATATCTTTCATTTTTTTATTTATCTATAAATATATAAAAAAAATTCTAGATTGCCAAATCCCTTTTTACCGTGGTCTTAAACTCAGTAAATATAGGAGCGTGAGTAGGATTTTCTAAATCAAATAAACGTTTTACTGTCTTAAAGATATCAATGTTTTCCTCGTGTGTTCTAGTAGATAAAACCATTTCCCATCCTTTACCTTGCATCTTGTCTTTATTGGGTTTACGTTTAGCTGATTTTAACCAAAGAATACCATAGTTATCTACTTTTTTACCATAACATTCCTCATAACACTTTCCATAAATAGCTGTCTGTAATTCATAAGTAGGCTGGATGTGGTTAGATGTTTTAAAATCAATTAACCATAGTTTATCTTCAATTTCAACAATCAAATCACAAGTACCTGCTACCTTTAGTTCATCTGAAAATAAATGAACTTCAGCCTCAATTAGTTTTGGATTATAGGTTTCCCAAAAGTCTACAAAACGTAAAAACATTTGCCACACATCAGGACTGTATTGAGGATTACCATGTTGGTTCATAAAATTCATTTCTTTACCTTCAAGGTATTCTTCAATCATTTCATGAACTGCTGTTCCTTCCTCACCTGCTTTTCTAACAATATGTTCAGCAGAGTAACCTACTTTTTTAAGCCAGTCCTCAAAAAACTTACCTTTAGGATAATAACCTAAAACATAAGTAATTGATGGATAATATTCTCCGTTTCGTCTATAATAACGAGAGTCTGGTAATGTTATTTGTTTAGCATCATCTGATACTTCTAAGATTCTATTGTAAGATTTTTTTATTTTGCTCATAAAAAGAGTTTTTTCTCAAGTAACCCTGAGAATGTTAAGGGTAATGTGTCTGAAATTATGTCTATGAAATTCTTAAAACCCATTTCACTTGGGTCCTTATCTTGCATGTCTACAAGATAAACTTCTTTGCCTTCGTTCATCAGACGCTCACAAAAACTTAATGCTTGTTTTTGAGCGTCTTTGTCTAAAGCTATATATATTTTTTCGACACTAGACATTACAATCTTTTTCATCAAAGTAGACTGTATATTCTTGCCTAATAACGGTATTGCATTACGTTTGATAGCAATGGCGTCAAATGGTCCTTCGCATAATATAAACGGTATATTCCAGTTTATAAACAACTCAAAGGGTATGATATCACGAGACACAGATGGGTTTCTATATTTTACTTTTGAATCTTTTTCAAATGATCTTCCTGTAAAATAATTTAACTTACCATCAGCATCATATGAAGGAATAATAACCATTTTACCATAGTTACCTGAAGAACAATATCCAATATTATATTTCATAATATCTTCATCTGTTATGCCTCTAGATTTAACATAGGTTAAAGCATGTCTTCCTAAAATATCTGATTTCTGAATATTAATTAATGGTTTAAATTCTTTAGGTAAAGATAAAGTTTCAACTTCTTCTTGCTTATTATAAACAACAAATGACTTAACAATGGCTTTTAATTCAGCCATTTTGTCAGGTGTTGCTTTTACTGCTTTAAATAGTTGTTGAATTTTTTTACCTTTTTTATCACAAGCCCAACAATGCCATTTTTCATAATGAGATGAACCTTCATCAAAATTAATTTCTAATTTAGGTTTAGCATGATTACAAAAAGGACAATGGTGAGACTGGTTACCTCTAGAGGTAGACTTACCTGTACCTAGTACAGAATTCACTAACGCAATCAGGGCTTGATTTAGCATTAATGTAATATAAAAAAGAAAGCTTGGTTTCCCAAGCTTAATTTAATATATTTTTATTTATTATAAACTACTAATTAAAGTATCCCATTTTCTCCCATCCCATCCTTTAACAGTATAGTCTTTTATATTTTTTTCATCAATAAAATTAAATAATTCTTTTAAATTTTTAGACATTAATGTATTAGATTCTTTCCCAGGAACCATCCATTCTAACATAAATTCATTATATTTAGCTTCGGTTAAAGTAGTTTCCTTTAATCTATTTTCTACTAAATATTTCTTTAAATCAAAATTATCCATATCTTTTTATTTATTATAAATATATAAAAGAAACCTTAGATATCCAAATCCTTATATCGAAAAACAAATCCTTTAATATGAATTTTATTACCTTTTAAAACTTCACATATGTTACCTTTATTTAGATTTAAAACTTCACTTGCTTCTGATAATGATTTAAATTCCATACCAAATAAAGTATCACAAATAATAGGTTTTAATCCTTTACCTATTTTACCTTGAGTAATTTTTTTACTTATTTCTTCTTTTTTATTACTCCATACTTCTTTCATCATTATAGAAAGATTGTCTTTATGTTCTTGAGTTCTTTTATAAGATAAACCACAACCCTTTTCTTTTAAAAAAGCACTATGTTTTGGATTTTTTTTACCTTCCCAATAACCTTTTCTACCTTTTAATCCCTTAGAATGAGCTTTTCTCCATTGTTCATCTTTATAACCTTGGACTCCTCCTTTAGGTGTAGAGTTAAGTCCTTTTTTATAACTATTATAATATTCTATCCAATAAGTTTCTTTATTTGATAATTCTTCTACTAAACATTCTTCAATAATTTCTTTTACATGGTTTTCCCAACTGTATTTTTTAAAAGAATTTTTTAATTTAATACCACATCCCGAACTATATTTGTGACCTTTTTCCCAACGTTCTTCTATATTAGTAGATTGTCCAATATAAATTTTACCTTTAGGATTTGTAATTTTATAAATACCTATCATCGATGATAAATATTAAAAAATTTACCGAGAATATAATTAAAGAAAATCCTTTGTGAAAAAGCGGCCTTGGATATTATCATTCATCCATTTATCAGGGTGTTCTAATACACCTAACTGAAATAAGTACTTACATTCATAGTAAGTAAGAAGTTTTTTATTAGGAACCAATTGTAGAATTTCACGGGTAAATTCCTCTTGTTTACCTCCTTTTATGAGTTCCATAATTGGTTTAGCAGAGCCATAATAGGTTTTCCAGTCTGATTCTTTTACTACCACCCGAGTGGCTGACTTCCTGCCTGGACCTGTTTGTTCTGCTAGTTCCTTTTTTGTTAGTTTTTTCTTCACATTATGGTAAAGAACTTTTTTGCCTAAGTAAGCCATACCTGTTGGTCTATGGGTTACTATATAAATAAAACCAAAAGTGTTATCTGGAAAATCTTCAATTGAAGAATAAGTTTTTTTAGACTTTAATCCACTATCACTATCATTTTGAAAAAACCATTCATTCATATATTATCTATCTATGTTTATAAGTATTGTAGTATCTGTTGTAGGCGATAAAGGTAATGGTTGAGCTAACTTTCCTATCGCTAACAACTGTTGTTGTTCATTATAAAGTCCTATTGTTGTCACATAAGGCTGAAAATAAGAACCAGTAGCAAATCCATATAAATTTTCTGCTGGAGTATAAAATGTTCCTACTGAACTTGAGTTAGCTGTACTACCTGAAGTTATAGTTGGGTTTTGACTAAAATTAAATTCATTTTCTCTAGCAGTACATTTATATTGAGTTTCATAAATTGTAAGTGAGGATGAAAATGAACAAGTTACATTAGATGATGTAACAAAACTATTAATAACTTGAGCATCAGAAGCACCATATAATGATCCACCATAAATAGCAGTTCCATATACATCTCCTTGAGGTTGAGAGTCACTGGTTATAATAGCTAAACCATGTCCATAAAATATATTACCGCAAATTTGTCCTGTTGTTTGGAAAATTAAATTACCTTCCCCATCATCATAAACTTGTAAACCATCTGCTTCCCAAACAAAAGAATTAGGTTGAATATAGTTACCAAATAATCCTACAGGTACAGATAAAACACCAATTGTTGAATTTGAAGATGTAGGAAAGTAATGAGCAAAAGTTAAGGATGTTTGAGGATAATTAAAATAACGACCTGCTGATGAGGTTGGACCTACTAAAACATCTCCTTCTGTATTGTATCCTGCAACTAGACTAGCAGTAGTAGCGGGAGAACCATAACTTGCTGTAGCATTTAAATAATTAGAATAATAAAGCTGTTCAATAGAACTGTATATTAATCTTTGATATTGAGTACTGATTTGTCCTGTTTGGGGATCTGTAGTTGGATTAAAAGGATAACTTGTTATGTTTGTTCCTAAATACCTATCAATACCAACTACAGAACTAGTTAACGCGGCTGCCCCCTCAAAATTAAATGACTTATTTAATTCAAGCGGAGTAATTATTATATCCGACGCTAAAAATTGTTTGAAAGTACCCATTCATTTTAGAAATCAAGCTTAACTCTCACAAGAGCTTCTTTAGTAAAATCTTTTAATAATGGTCGTGATAACTTAGCAACCGCCAATAATTCATTTGAATCATTATATAAACCAATGGTTGTAATATATACTTGAGGACTATTAATAAATTGAGAATATAATACTTCACCAGTTGAACCTGAAATAAATGATGGGTTTTCTGAGTAATTAAATTCTGAGCTTCTTGGTCTTACAAACACATAATCTGAAGTAATTGTTTCTTGAGAATTTAAAGTAAAAGCACCAGAACCACTAATTGCTCTAAATAAAGCAGCATTAGCATTTGTAGCGGATGAATAAGCTAATGAACCTGAGAATGCTGAGCCACTATAAACAAATCCAATACCACCACTTGCTGTTGGAGCGGATAAGGCTAATGGGTTTAAGATAATAGTTCCAATATCAGGTAATAACCAACCATAAGATCCTGAGTTAAGTGAAAAACCATCTGCTGTAGTATTAGATCCTGTATATCTAACCCCAGCTGAACCTGAAATTAATTGGAATACTCTACCAGCTTCATTAAATACTGTAGTAGTAACATAAGCACTATTATCAGTTAATGTAATTGAACCTGAAGCAGTTGTAGGGCCTTTAATAGTTAATGATAATGAACCTAAGAATAAAGATTCTTTATAACATTGTCTTTCAATAGGTAAAGCAAAAAATTCTGAAGAAGAAATTGCTCCAAATTGGAACAATGTATTTTCATCTCCAATTACTAAATCTTGCCATTGACCAAAAATAGTACTTGTAGGAGATAAACCATCTACTGCTGGGTTATATACTTGGCTACCACTACCAAAAGCATTACCATAGGCAATAGCAAATTGAACAGAGGAAGTAGCAGCTGTATCAAAAACATTTACATAATAATCTCCTGAACTACCGTTGGCTTGAACAGAAGAAGTGAAAAATGCTGTTAAGGTTGGGAGATTTGTAGTCCAAGCTGTTGCTGAAATAGCATCAGAACTTACTACAAAATCATCGGCTTCTAATCTTTTAAATGACATTTTTTTATTTTATTATGCTTTTGTTACTGTTACAGGAATAGTTAAACGAGCTCCACTATCTCTACCTACTACTGTTAAAGTAGCTTGTAAAGTATTATTTGTTCCAAATAATGTATTTACTGTAGTTGCTCTCATGTTAATTGTAGTACCAACAACTGTTTTAGATACACTAGTACCAATTGTAGTAGTTTGGTTAGCTACATTCAAAGCAGTTACTGCTGGTGTATTAATACCTACACCTTCAAAAGTAGACATTAATCTAACATCTGAAATTGTGGCTGAATATCCTGATGGCTCATAAGTGTTAGCTCCTAAATAATTCAATGTTTGAGGAGTAAGAGTATAAATACCACTTTGAGGCATTATGATATTAGATGTATTTAAATTAAGAATAGGCAATTTAGCTGTTCCACGAGGTAAAGTTACTAACTTATATTTCATGGTTTGGTTTGCTTGAGGAAACGCCTCTAATAAAGGCATATTCTCGATTGCTTGACCATAATAAGCAGAACCGGATGGATTATTTGGATTATAAAGAGTATAATCAATTTCATCATCTGCTAAAGCAAATTGAGTAATTCTAAATTGACCATTTTGTTGAGCTAATAACTGACGTCCTACATCTGTTAGGATGGCGTCCACGGTTACTACTGTATTATTTAAATATCCCATTTGTTTATTTTATTATAAATATATATAAGTTTTGTTTTTATATTAGTCCTTTTGATTTTAAGTTCTGAAGTATTGAGTCTAGATTTTTATTTAAATCATCAGTTACGTATTCTGGTTTTAATACTCCACCACTACTTGCTCCTGCTGGTTTGTTTAAATCCAAAATAATGTTTGAAGGATCATTAACATATCTTCTTAATAAGAAATAACTTAAATTAGTTCCATTAGGTATATTCCTATCTAATTGAAGTTGTAATTGACCGTTTGATGATGTAACATTAAGGATAGAATAAGCTAAATTCTCAATTCCTTGAAATCTAATTTCATCATATTGTTGAGGTTCAAAATCTAAAGAAATAGGATTGAATCCACTTCTTTCAATACTTTGTTGTCTTGAACCTACATATTGATTTAAACCATTTGATGATGTACTAGCTAATAAAATATTAGGAGTACCAGAACCAGTGTACCAAAAATCAGTACAAATACCTGTACCAGGTAATGGATATTGGGTTACTCTAAAATAAGAGGCAGCATTTAATTGAACAGTACCACCACCTAAATAACCTGTGTTTATGGCTTTAACTGTATATAATGAAGCGGTAGTAGCATTATTATCAGTATAGAATATATCTCCTGTTTTTGTTTTATCATGTTTAATTATAGTTGTAGCTACATTAACACCATTTTTCTGTATAGCGTATTCTATTTCTCCTGTATAAAAAGCATTAGCTTCAATATGAGCTTGGAAAGTTAATACATATCCTGATCCTGATAAACTACCAACAGAACCTGTAGGATTATAAGCATCTGAACCTGTACTAAAACTGCCTGATTCTCCTAAAACAACAGGATCTGAAAAATTTAAGATGTAAGGCAAAGATGTTGATGAATTTATAGAATTAAAATTAACTCCATAAGTTAATAATTGATAATCATTTTTAGTAACATCAGCGCCTTGTTGTCCTTGTACAAAAGTAATAGATCCAGTATAACCAAATCCTATAATATCTCCATTATTATTATAACTTGCTGTTTGGGTATATAAAATAGGAGCAATACTTACTCCACTTTTAAATATAGGCCAAGTACCATTTAAGTTGTTTAAATTAACTCCAAATGTATCATAATCATCTAAAACTAAAGTTGCATTTCCACTATCAACAAACGATTGTTGAATAGTTCCTAAATTAATTCCTTCTGCGTCATTAATAGGTTTAGTAACACTTCCTGAGTCATTAATTATTAATTTGATGTTTGCTTGTGTTTTAGATGATAAATTATTACCCCATTCTGGTGATGTGCTTCCTACACTATTAAAATATACAAAATTAACTTCAGGGTTACCTACAGTAACTGATTTACCATAAGATATATCTCCTTCAGTCCATTTATTTAAATTAGAAACTATTAATTCTTTACCAATATATCTTGAATTAATTTGACGGGCTGAGGTGTAATAGGAATCAGGTACTGCTGCTCTAGTAGCACTACCACTTAAAATGGCTTGTTCATTTACAGCTATTATTTGATTATCACTAAAATCAACATCCATGTATTTGTAACTAGGTCTTGGGATTTGATTATCTCCATATAAAACCTCACAATCTTGGTCTATAAAAGCAACAGATGCTGTAAAAGCTGTTACTGTAATATATGCTAAAACATTATTATTTGAGAAAATTAATGGAGGAATAATTCCTTGGACTTCTAAATTATTTATAGTTCTAGAAGAACCAGGAGCTAAATCTCCATTTCCAGAATAAATTATTCTTTGATTTCCAGAAACGTTTGATGAATCAGTAATTTGAATAGATCCACTAGCAAGGGCTGAAGCATCATTAGCTTCAGTGAATGTTAAATAATAAGTTTTATCTGTTTCAAAATCATAGTTAGGGAAATAATAAAAAGTTATTCCTGTAAATGGCCCGTTAATAGAACCAGTAGCATAAACTTGAACTATTTCAACATTACAATCACTTAAAGTACCATTAGTTACTACTAAGTTTGAACCACTTAATTGTCCATTAAAGAATTCTTCTTGAGAATTTTGAGTAAAGGGAACAGAACCACTTAATGAAGGGGTAGATCCTTCCCAACTTTGAGTTATGTTAACTACATTAGGATAAGCATAAACAGATGATGTTTGTCCAAATAATTCCGGCATTGAACCACCATTAGAACCTGTTATATTTCCTACATCTATAGATCCGGTAATAGTTTGATCTTCAACTACATAAGGAATATTAACAGAAGCACTACCTACAAAAGCAATAGAGGCAGAAGGACTAACTTGAGGTACAGGGTATCTGTTTCTATCCAGTAAGGTATTTTTAATTATTATACCTGCTGCTAATGATGTTCTAGCTGGTGACCAGTCTTGAACTATTTTAAATAATGAGTTATCAAAAAATTCTATTAATCTAATATAATCAAATTCTTGATAATTAGAAGTATATTTTTGGAAATAATAATCTCTTAAAACATCTAAAGCAGGATAAGTATCTAATGAAGAAGATTGAAATCTTGGATCACCAATATAGTTTCCTAAATTAAAATAACCTAATTGTGAGTTTATATCCTCATTTATTTCATTTTGAGGTGAAAAACCAACTTCCACATAGTCAATATCTCTAGTATAACTAGAACTTACAGCTGGAAATTGTTGAATTGATCTGTAAGGGGATAAAACGGTATTATTAGGTATGTTGCTTAAACTGCTACTATAAGGTAAAATAATACTTTGTTGTTTTATTTTATTTGAGATAGCATTTTGAATACCTGCTGGTACTTGATCAAAGTAGAATATTTCAGTATTTGGAATCCAAGAATAACTTCCACTTAAAATAAAATTACTATTAGAGGCAAATGATGAAGTTGCAACCCAAGATCCTGTTACTTTAGGATGAATTGATCTTGAACTAGTATATAATTCTCCTCCTAAAGATGCTCTAAATGCTAAGTTATCACTTGACTCAATAGAGTAAGGATTCATAACATAAGAGTCAAAATTATCTTTTGTTATAGGTTTAGCATAATATCTAAGTTCTTGAAGTGAACCTGTAAATGAAGGTGATGCTGGGGAAGCAATTGCTCCTAAATAAGCTACTGTAGTACTATTCCAAGGAGTTTGAGTTACTGTAACTGATGAAGATGCTTGGAAACTAATTACATTTCCATCCTCACCACTATAATTTTTATTAGCAGCATATAAAGTAAAACCAGTACTTCCACTAGCATTTACTAAAACACTCCACCATTCCTCATTATAAAAAGGTAAATAAACACTTGCTGATACTGAGGGATTATTAAAATCATCAGGAACAAATTCTAATAAAGCATATTGATAATAAGGATTAACAATAGAACCTGAATATGAACCTGAAGTATATCCTGAACCTGTGTATCTAAGTTTAATAATAGATCTATCAGTAATACTTCCAACAGCATCAAACAAAGTTACATTACTAACTGAACCTGTATTAAAAGGAAGGGTATTGGTTTTGAATCTAAATTCTACAGCTTGAGGATTGTTACTAGTAGCTCCCCAACCAGAATTTAATACAAATGATGAACTTACATATGAAGACCCACTAGTATAAAAAGCATAGTCATATTCATTTTGCCAGTTATCATAACTATTAACATTTCTGTCTTTACCACCAAACTCATTAATTCTTAAAATAGTATCAGTAACACCAAAAGTAGTAATTAAGTCTCTTAAACCAGCTACTGATCCTTTTTTCTTAAGCAATAAAGGCAAATTATGATAAATTCTCTTATATTGCTCTTTATTAATATCATCAGTAGGATATAAAGAAGCAGTTGATGAAGCTGTTACATAAGTTGTTATATACTCAAGGAAAGATCCTGTTGGTACAGGGTATTGAGTTGTAGTAAATGGTAGGTTATATAAACTACCAGAAGGTGTTAAGCCAATTAACGCTTGATATACATCATTAGAAGAGAAATTATTTTGGTATATTGTTATACCCATGTCTCTTAAAATGTCTGCTACTAAATCTTTTGATACACCATATGTTAAACGGTTATCGGCATCATTTTTAGTAGTTATGTTTTGTAAGTAAATAAAAATGTTATCAAAAAGTTGACCAATCATTTCTACAAATAATTCAAACTGAGTATTGTCTGGATCATCTGTAATGTAAGAAGGGATAGCTAATGTTAAAGCATTATTATTTTCAAGGTCATATAATTCAGCTACAGCTGATTGAGATATGAACCAGTTTTGTCCTGCTACAGATCCTGTTGAAGCATTTATGTAAGGAGGAGCAGTATTAGTTTTAGGCCAAGCTGTACTACCTGATGAATAATATAAATAATATTCATAACCATCAAATGTAGTAATTATTTCATCTATTTTTGTTTGCCAAATTATATTACTAGATGAAACATAATAAGAACCACTAGATGAGTTATTAGAAAAACTAGCACTATATTGGTATTGTCCTAATAATGATAATTTATAATAAAAATTTTCTAATCTTGTTTGAGCAGATGAAAAATGAATAAAATTAGAATAATCTGAATAGTCTATATTAACTTCTATCCCTGTTTGAGCTAAAATATTGTTTAATTGATATTTTAAACTTCCTGTGCCTTGAGAATATGAAGCTGAAGTTGATGTTAAATTATTATAACTTATATAATTTGTTGAGTTGTTAATTTGATCATTAACATTTAAATTATAATTAGGACCTGAAATTGTTATTGTATTATCTAGAACATCAAATGTTTCATTAATATCAATATTATAAGCAACAGGTTCTGCTACTTGGGTCACAACCCATAATTGAGAATTTACATCAAATTGTTGAGGAAGTGGTTCATATAATTTAATTAATACTGTGGGGTTATTAGCATCTGTTGTATCTAGTAAAGCATTAAGAGCAATAACTAACTCATTATCTCCAAAATCTAAATAGAAGTCATAATAATCAGCAGCTGTAGTATTAATATCATTAATTAATTCTAATGAAGAGGCAATAACTAAGTCATTAGGTATAGTTGTTGTATCTAATCTAACCTCAGTTCTATCAGAACTAATTTGAGATATATAATAAGGATTAGTTGAGTTTGATGCTAATTTAGGACTTACAAAATTATAAACTGTATTATATTGTCCAATTGTAAATCCTTGAGAAACTAAATCTCTTTCAGGATCAAGAACAACATTTTTATCATTTATTGTATATCCAGGATAACCAGTAACATTAGAATATACTATTTGATTATTTAAATCATAAACAAAATATTCAATAATATCTAATGTTGGATTAAAAGTAGTATCAACATTAGTATTAAAAATAAGAGAATCATCTTCTATTGAATATGTTTGATATTCAAAAGTGACAGGGTTTATAGAGTTTATATTAACGGTTCTGCTCATTTATTTATTATAAACTTTTTGTTGAAATACTTATTAATTGTTGTTGTAAATCTAAATTTTCTTGTCTTAATGAATTAATTTCATTAATAAAAGCACTAAAATCTGCGTCTTGAGTGGTTGTACCTAAGTAATCATTAGCAGTCTGTATAATGTACTCAAAAGAATTTATACTTCCACTCTTAGGTATCTGGAAGAATAAATTTTGGTAATATTGAAAAAATTGATCTACAGTTATTGGAGGTAATGATGAAGTTAAAGAAGCAGATACATTAACTAATTGTGAAAAAGAAGTATCAATAACTTTTTCAAATTGAGCTTTATTGTAAACTTGCTTATTTAAATTTAATATTTCAGCCATTATCCATTAATTACTTTAAAGTAGTATTGATCATTAAATACAATTGTTGAACCATCTATGTTACTTTGAATTAAAACTGTGTAATATCTTTCTGGTTGAAGATAATTCATATATAAATCAAAATAACTAGAAGTAGCATCAGCACTTAGTTTAGTATAAGTAGTATCAAAATCAACAATATATTCATTTGTTTCTAAGTCCTTAATAGCATAGTAAGAAGCTGTAGGTAAAAAATAATTGTTTGTATAAACTGATTCTGTTTGCCATAATTGAATTGGATATTCAGGACGAGCATTTACTCTAAATCTGTTTACACTTTGACTATAAAATACTCCTGGATTTTGTGCTAATGTAATAGTAGCTGGTAATGTATTTAATATAGTTTGAGTTGATGAACCTGTATTAAATCTAAAGTCATCCCAACTAATTTGTAATGCAGGAGGATAAATAGTGTTAGTATCTCTTGAAAAATATTTTAAAGTTATTTGTTGATTAAAGTTATTAATAAATTCTTGAGATTGAGTTTGTCTAACAATAAATCCATTATTATTAAAAGCACTTGATGACCAATTATTAACAATACTTTTAACATTAACATCTATATCTAAAGGAGAATAATAATCAAAAGATTGACTAGCTTGAGCAGCTGTATACCAAACTCCTCCACCATAAAAAGATCCAGTATATGAACCTGTAGTTCCCGCAGTAAAACTAGATGTAGTCCAAGAAGTACTTCCAGAGTAATTTCTCCATAACCATGATACACCATTTGTTGTAGCAGGTTCATTATAGTAACGACCTGTTCCCATTTCCCAAGACTCAGCTACAGCATTAATTGCTAAAGTAGTAGTATTAGATAAACCAGTAACATCAGCAGCAAATACTTTAAAATTAGCATCCCAACTAGAAGTTTTTACTAATGTAGAAAAAATATTTTGAATTTCTGTATTAGAAAATTGAACTAAAAATCTTGTAGCTTGAGGTAAATCACCATCAGTTCTTAAACTACCAGTTATAAAGTTAGTATTAGCTTCAACAATCTCATCTAATCCTGTATTTAAATTAGGATAAGCAGAATATAAAGTTGCGTCTTTGGAGGGGAATATTTGAATTACTGCCATTTTATTTTATTATAAAGGTACTACTCTGCCTTGAATGTCTTGACTAGGATATTTAACTTCAAAAATCATAGGATCTAAAGAAGGATATATTACATTGTTTTGTGTAGCTGATGGTATATCATAAGCATACTGACTATATCCTAAATTTTCTCCTGATAAGTTATTGATTGTAATATTTTTAACTGTTTGTACCCCTTCAATTTTATCTAAAAGTATATAAATATCTCTTAATATAATAGGTTGATTAATTTGCCAATTATCAATTCTAAAATAATCTTGTAAAGCTACAATACATTTAGTTAATACCTCATTACTATTGTAGTTAGGTAAAATAATAATATCAAAATTAACTCCAATATTAATAATAAATCCATCTTTAACATTAACAGAATCATTTACCATTCTATATTGAGATAGATAAGTAATAATATTTTGTTTTAAAGCGGCAGATGTTGTTGTTAATTGATTACTCACGTTATAAGACAACACATACAAGTCTAATACTGATTGAGACTCACCCGCTGATATAGACTGTGCTTTAGTAGGTTCAATATATGCTTTGGAAACAACTCCAAATTTAGCAGGCATTGAAAGTGTTCTTACTAAATAGTCATTTTGAGTTACGTTACGTAATTGAGTAGCAAAATTGGCTGAAGAGTTTTGTCTAATTTCTTCAATTGTATCTCCATCTCCTCCTCCATCAGCGGCATCAGGGTTTGTAACTGCTAAACTATTAAATACATAATTTGCTGTACTAGTGTTAGTTTGTTGATTAAGAAAAGTGACAGTTGAATTTAAACTAGTTAAACTATTAGCAGGAACGTTAGATACAACTCCACCACCTGTTAAGTATCTAACAGTTAAAGTAGTGTTTGAAGGAGCAATACCATATGTCTTAGTAAATAAGAAGTTTTCTGGAGAATAGGCTGTTGTTAATTTTGATAATTCAAATGGTAAACCAATACCCACATTGTTAGGGTTAGGAATAATATTTTCATCAGTATCATTAGCGGTACCTGCTCCAAATTGTAATTGTAAAGTAGTTTTATCTAAGAAACGAGTTGCAAATCGTCTTTGGATTTTTTCTAATTTTAATAAATAAGGTGTGTCACCTTGATATTGAGATAAATTAGGATCATTAATGTTAGTATTTTTAATTGAATTAAATACCATTTCTTGACCTAAATAATCTACTTCATACCACTTATTTCCATCAGTATCAGTAACATCTAAAATACCTACAATACTATCAGCGTTAATATCAACAGTAGCAAACTGAGTAGGAACACCAAATGAAAAAGTAGTGGTATTAATAGTAGATGAAATAGCTTTTCTGGCTTTCTTTAAAAGGAAATATAAAGGATTACCACTTCCATCTACTTCATAAACTGTAACTTCTGTAGGATCACCTGAACTAGAAACTGAAAAATCTATAGGATCTTGAATTAAGAAAGAAACAGAAGGTGATAAAGTAGAGGCAACAGTTGAACTTTCAGGAACTAACAATGAATATGAGAAATCAGGGACAAGAACTGAACCTGAAGAAATAGCTGGTACTTGTTGATAGAAATCTAAAACACTAGTAGCGACTTGAGTTACATTTGGTTTGTAACCAAACATATAAGCTAACTCATATAAATTATTAGTTTGACGAGCGTACTGTAAGAAGTTTTCTTGGATTTGGTTATCCATATAGAATGATAAAACATCACCTACATAAGCAGCCATTTCCATAAACATCATACCTGGAGAGGTAGGACTAAAATCTGTATAAGTAGTAGGGAAATAAGTTTTAGCATAGTCAACAAGACTAGCTCTTAATTCTGTGAAATCTTTATTAATGTATTGTATGTTTCTTTTAATAGCCATTATGCGAATGTAATATTAATATTATCTGATATTCCTGTATTTATTATATTATATGTTAAGGATACATTAACTTGATTTGCATCAGGGATGGAATCAATACTTAAGTCTGCTACCGCTACATTAGGAAAATATAAATTTAATTGAGATTGAATGTCTTGTTTTAAGGCAGATATATTATTTTCTGCTATTTGTTGGAAAATAAAAGATCTTAAACTAGCACCAAAAGTAGGATTTAAATATCTTTCTGGTTGGTTTGTTAAAAAGAAGTTAATTAAATTATATTTAATAGCATCTTTAGTTGTATAGGTTGATCTAAAAACAGCAGGAGCATTAAAAGGTAACCCTACCCCAACAGCGGTGCCGGGTTTAAAATCTACAGGGAATATTTTTTTAGCTCCAAATGCCATTATTTACCGTTCATTAAAGCCATAATTTGATCTAATCCTACACTACCTTCAGGTAAAGCACCATTAATAGCATCTACAGGACCATTTGCTTGAAAATTACCAGCATAAGCAGAAGTAGCAGGTTTACCAACTTGCATTTCTTCTAAAATACCTCCAAACATTGCTTGTCTTTCAGCTGGAGTTAATTGTTTTGGTTTTGAAAGATGAGGTTGAGCATAAGTGTCCTTGATTGACTCCGTAACAATTGTTTTAGGGGCACGGACAGCTTCCAATAGAATATCTTTCAATTCTTCTTGAATGGCTTCCTTTACTGCCTCTTTAATCATTTTTTTAAAATCTGATGGTTTCATTGTTTATAAATATTAAGTTAATAAGCTTTTAAATTATCTCTATCAATTATTAGTTTTAGTTCATTAATTAAAACTTGATTAGAAGTTGTGAAAGAATATTCGGTTTGAATAGTTACTATACCAGATTGGTTTTTACCAATAGCTCGTCTTCTATTAACAGTTGGAGTGTATGGGACTACTTCTATTTCTAAAACAAAACCTTTATAAGTAATATCATTTAAAGTACTTTCAGCTATAGTCTGTCTTAAATTAATGTTATTTAAATCATCACTTATACCTAAATAAGTTGAATAAGGAGAACATTGTTTTAAAATAATATCAATACTATTTAAAGAAGCTATAGCATTAGATATAAAAAGACCAGTTATAGATATAGGAGCAGCTGTATTGTCAATTATAGTTTTTAATTTATTTAATTTAGAGTTACCTAAAGAATCAAATCTTAATATATCTAAAACATCATTAGCTTGTAATACTAAACTAGCAAAAGGTCCAACACCACCACTAGCAGTGTCTGAAGCTATTAAAGCAGGTTTAGCGGCTCTAACAAGTTGAGCAGCAGCTATTAAACTATCTAATAAAGTAGATGTTATTCCTGCTGCCACTGTGGCTGTGTTTAATACACTTGAAATTTGATTTAATTTATTAACAATATTGTTTCGTTGTAAAATAATTAACTCTAATTGAGGAGCAGGTAAACATAAACCATTAGGAGTACTAGTTAATTCATTCTGAAGATTAGTTAATTGAGGTTGGATTTGGTCATTAATTTGAATGCCTTTTTCCATAATGGTTTGCCCTAATTTATCTGATCCTGTTAGTTTTAAACTACTAGGCAGGGCGTTTTCAAGTACTTGTAAACTAACTTCAGCCATTATATTATTTTATTTACTTTAGATTTAGTTAAAGCTATCCTTGCAGATATTTTAGGTAATTCAGAAAGTACTAATGAAGCGGCTGTAGATGCTTGAGGTACAGCTACTAAATTAGTAGTTAATTGTATTAATTGATTAATTAAATTTTGCAACTCAGTCACTAAAGCATCTCCTTTTAATATAGGTTCAGTTGCATCTTTTGAACCTAATTTAATAGAAGGTGATGAAACAATTGTATCTAATTTAGCATCAATGTTTACACTTTCTTGAGCGTTTAAATTAACTGATTTTTTAGAACTAAGTAATAAATGATCCTCAGTTGTATTAAATACTAACCTACCTGAAGTTATAATAACTTGTTTTCCTGCATATTGATCAGGAGTGGTAGGAGTTGTTTTGTAACTATTATAAGAAGTACTTGATGCTTTTAAAGGTATTTTTTGAGTACTTGTAAAATAAATTGACGAGTCATCATTATTAATATCTTCTACAATAGGAACCCAACCTTCATTAGTTTGAGTACCTTGTCCATTTCTAAGAATTAAAATAGGATCACCTGAGGTGCTAGTTCCTGTAGACCAGTTATTAAGAGGAGTATCAAGTGGTTTTTTTAATTTAACTGTTGAACCAATTCTAATAGAATTACCCCATCTACCTTCATAAATTACATCACCTTCAAATGGTTTTAAAGGATGAATATTAGAACGTTCAATAAATGTTTTACCTAAATTTAATTCTGTAGATTGGTCTGTTACTCTTCTAACATTACCTATAGAGGTTTGTAAATAATCTCTTTTTTGATTTTCTGGAGGTGATGAAGGATTTGCAGGGAAACCATTATGATGAGGATGGTTCCATAAAGCAGTTGGATTTAAATAATAATTTTCAACTGTTGTACTTATACCTGGGTTATTAGAGGTGCCATTAATATTAGTAGAAGGTAATTGAATAATCCATACTATTTCTTCTAATAAAGGAAAGTTTTTACTATTAGGAAAAAAAGGTTTAGCGGGAGATATTTTAGTAGTTGGATTAGTAATGTCTTGAAATTGAATTAAACCTAAACCATTCCAACCAGGATTACCTTCTCCAAACTCATTAAACCCTTCACTGTTTTCATCTAAAATAATACTTTTTACTCTTCCAGCTAAAAAAGAAACAGGAGACGAGGTAATTCCATTAGGAGATTGACTCGTTTGATTATTAATACTGACTTGAGAATTAGTATGTTTATTTAGAATACCCATTTATTTATTTGCCTCCTTTTAACTCATTCATAGCAGACAATAACTGCTCTTTTTCCTCATCAGAAATAGTTAAAGATCCTTCAGCTGAAACTGTAGCCATGGCACGTTGAGCTAACGCTGCCATCTTAATTAATAAGTCGTCATTTTTAACACTTATCTCCATATATTCCTTAATTAAAGGAACAACTAATGTAGCATCGCCAATATCAGAAATAAGTGGTTTTAGTTCGCTTATAAGCGCGGTAACCTGTTGGTCTTTTTTCTTTTGGTTATTGTAAATTTCCTCTAAAACATCAGAGAATTTTTTCTTTCCAAAAATTACATTATCAAATTGTGACATAAATATACATTTAGTTTTTTATAAATATGAAAACTAAAAATTTGTATATCCGTGCTCTAAATAAAATATGTAACCTTGTTTAAAAATATCGTAGAGTTGATTTGCTATTTTTGTAATTTTAGGAGTTTTAACATCTACAATTTCACGGATATAAATGTAAAGTGCTTTTTTATTAAACACATCTAAATTTTCTCGTTTACGAAATAATTCTAAAATTGCGTCTGCAATTTGAGCATCATATTCTTTAGGGAACAATTCATAAATATTTTTAGTACAATGTTTAGTATACTCATCTATAAATTTAGATAAACGGTCATCATATGATGATTCATCAATAGTGTAAGAATGTTCTTCATCTTCTTCAAGAGCATCTAAACCAATAGTATCAATACGTTTTTTATAGTTTTTCTGATTTGAAAGAATCAAATAACGTTTTGCGATTGTTCCAAAATAAGAATATGCTTTAGCTCCTCGATCTGGATTGAATAAATGGATTTTAGATAGTAAAAAAGTAATTACTTCATGTTGTAAGTCTTCAATATTATCTACCTCAGTATAATAAAATTTAAAGGTATGAATAATATTCTCAGTTAATTTAAAGAAGGCATAATGAATTCTATCATTATATATTCTACTTTTTAACTCAAAATCAGTAGTGTTATTATATAAAATAATAGCATTTTCAGTGTCTTGAGTAAAATATTGAACACCCTTCTTCTTCTTTTTTACTACTACCTCTTCCATTATTTAGAAATATTTTTAATAATAAAAACATTTAAGGCAGCTTGAATTACTTTAATTTGTTCAAAGAAAAATCCTACCTCATCATCTGATTTGAAACTACCTTTAGCATCTACTTCCAACATTTTCTTTTCTGCTAACTCAATAGTGTCTGAAATTTTGTTTAAGTAGGTCATATAACCTGCTAAAATATCTTCTTGTTTTTCATTTTTCTTAAGAAGATTAAAGGTCGTGAATCCAAGAGTCACGACCAATATAGAGAGAATAATAATTGTTAATATCATAAGTTATCTAACATGTTTTTTAATCCTTCACTTTTTATGCTACCTAATGCTTTAGATTTAGAAGCTGGAGTTTGGATTGATTTTTTATTTGATTCCAAGGTAAATGACTTTTTTTGAGTTGGCACGTTACCTAATAATTTTGGTAACCATTCCCTTTCAAACTCAATCCTAGCAGCCATCAAATCAGCTTGATGAACAATATAAGGTAATGAAGTACGTGGTTTTTGTTCTGGCATATAAGTCATAAGATATTTCTTATTTGCCTCATCATATAAACCATCATGAGTCTGGATAGTAATCATTTCATTAAATGTATACTGGATACCATGAGATTGAAGTAAATATAATCCTCTATCAGGTACAGATGCGAAAGGAATTCTATCGTTGAATTTATAATCTTCCCCTAATTTTTCTTTACGCCATTTATCATCTTGAGGAATATAAGATTCATTTTCTTCATCACCCATTTTTCCCAGGTCATGATTTAAAGCAGAAAATACTAGTTCTTCTTTAGTATAAGTAGAAATATCAGCTCCCATTTGAGCCCACAATTCATGAAGATGAAGAGCACAAATAATAACTCTATTAACATGTTCTACATACCCTCCAGGGAAAGCATTATGGTATTCTTTTTTATGAGCAGCAGGCATCAACATTAGACGCTCAGAATACTTTTTATAAAATTCTACTAGTTTTTCTTTACGTGGGGATGAGATGTGATCTTCAATGAACCCCATTAAACGCAACCAATTGTCTTGGATTTGTTCTGCTGTTAAATTCATAATTAATATTGATTAATTTCTCCGGGACCTAATGGTTCCTGTTGTACAAACGATTTAGCGTCATTGATTGCTTCACGTAGTGTAATAATCACTTCCTCTACCTGTTCCCTTGATCCACCACGATTTAAGAAGAAGTATATTTTCTCTACTTCACCCTCGGCTCGTTCCAACCGTCTCATTATTATTTCTCTATTTTTCATTTTGTATCCTTTTTTCCTAAACCCTTGTAATATCAATATAACATTGTATTTCAACGGAGCCAAACTTAGGTCAAAAGGAGTTTTACAAATTCTAAATTTTGCTTAAGATGAGAACATTTTTCATATTCTTCCATTTCCTGGAAGTAGTTAATTGATAATTCTAAAGCTGTTTTTAAATGGGTATCTGCGAATCTATATAAAGCCTCTTGGCAAACCAAGTCTTTTGGATCTACTTTTTCAATGTAACTATAAGCTCTATTAAACACAACAAATTCACCTGCTCTATCTATATCTACTACATCTAAACCTTCATCTAATTTTTCAAAGAATTTAAGTAATTGGTCATTAAATAAATTATGATTGTAAATAAATTTTTTAAACATACCAACCCAGAATAAAGGATGATTTTTATAATCTAATAGAGCATCAACTTGTTGAAATTTCTCCTTTAATGAAGGTGGTTCCTCATTATTGAACAAATCAAATATTTTATTAACGTCCATATACCGATACATATAGGCGCCATAAAACTTATATATAGCGCCTATATTAAACTATCTGTCCATAGTCATGGACAGCGTTGATTTTAACCTATAGTGTTATCTAGATGGTCAGGGATACCATCTCCATCTACATCACATACCTCAATATAACCAAAAGCTTTCATAAAGCTAGCTACTCTTTCTTTTAAATCATTATCTGAATCCGCGAACCAATCTTCTTTAATTAGATCATGACCTAACACTGATGTTAAGGCAGTATAAAGAACCTCTACATTCTCAACAAGATAAATGTCTGGGGTATGAAAATCTAAACTAAAGGCGTAATCATCTATTTGAGGGATTTTTAATAGGTCATCTATTTTACCTATTTTCTTTTCTGTAGGTACTACACCTCCAAACTTGTGAAAGTATTCACCTATGTAAATATACCCTTGTCCTTCTTTTAATTGAAATTCACTCATTATTTTAATAAATTATAATATTCGTTGAAATGTTTAATACGATCAGGTAAACCAATTGTTCCACCGTTTACTCTTTTAGTCACTGCTGTTACTGTTCCTTGGTCAGCTCCTTTATCACAGATAGCCCAAAGACCATTCTTATTAAAGAACCAAGCAGCAGACATTAAAGGATATTTAGTAGCAACTAAATCAGGATTATTTATAATCTCTTCAGGAACAAAAGCATCAAATGCTTTATAGTTATCTTTACCTGTCAATTGGATATAACCACGACCTCTAAATTTAAATCCTTCTTTAGTAGCTTCAGGACCATTACCCATTCTACCTCCATAAACTTTAGAAGCAATAGCTTCAGGTTTACGAGCATATTGTTCTGCCAAAGCTAAAGTTGGGAAATATTTTCCAAAAATACCCATTAAACCTTTAGAACTATAATTTAAATTTTCTGAGGTTGCTTTCCATCCTCCTGATTCATGCCCACACTGGGCCAAGAAATGGGCTAATCTTAAAGGATTAGTAATATTAAATTTAGCAGCAGTATCAGGAATTTGAGCTAATACAGCATCAGGAATATGTCCTTTTAATTTGTCTAGTTTAAATGAACTAGGAGGAATAACAGCAGGAGCAGGAGCTGCTACTGGTGCTGTACCCATAATTTTATTCCAAGTTCCATCCCCTACTATACCATCTGCTACTAATCCATTAGCGGCTTGATACTTTTTTACTGCCTCTTCAGTTTTAGGACCAAAGTTACCTACAGGGTCAACTCCTAATTTAATTTGAAGTTGTTTTACCTGTTCATTATTATCACCTTTTTTTAATAGCATAATTATTTATCTTTGTGTTTATCAATTTTTTCTAAAATTGTATTTAATATAGAATGTTTAATAAAACCAGCATTCGATGCATTTTTTAAAGCACTTATTAATTGGAAAACTATAAACGGCATTATAATGGTTTCTGAGAGCCAGGATGTACCTGGAAATCCTATTTCAACCATTAATACTACTGTTAATATAACTAACCAAGTAAATGTTGTTTTTAATACTTTTAATGCTTTGTAGGTTCTAAAACCTTCTTTCTTAGTACCAGCAACTATACCAAAAAAACCATCCATAAAGGCGACTGCCACTACAGCCAAATATTGCTCACTATTGTCTATAGCTAATCCACCGAAGTAGCTACAAACAAAAGCACAGGTTGTGGTTAATGATAATAGTAAAACTAGTAACGTAGACTTCATTATCCTTCTATATCTTTATCTTCTTCGTGTTTGTCTTTTTTATTCAAAAATTTATCAACAGATGCAATACCAAAGGAACCTAAAATGATTACCATAAATCCATCAAAGATAAATTCATTAATTACTAAAGCAGTTCCCATGTAACCTGTAACTAGGTCTACAACAAGGGCAATACAAAGCATAAAGAAAGCGATAAAACCTACTAATGCTTTTTCATTAATGGAGTTGTTGTCGTCGAATAATTGTTTAAAGAAATTTTTCATATTATAGTTGTTTTGTTGTTTTTGTTAAACTTTCTTGTAACGCTTTCGAGAACGCCTTTCGGTTTAACGGAACTTCATTATTTTCAACATTTAAAAATGCTGCGAAAATAAAGGTTTTTCTAACACCAACTGATTTAAAACAACTATTTCCAATACATATACTAGTTTCTACAAAATAGTCTTTTTTCAACCATTGTAGACCCATTATATTTACTATTTGTTGGGGTGAGTAAATACTATCTATACTTACTTGAGTTATAAATGCTACTCCTGAGTCAACAGGGGTATATCCTTTTTCAATTAATAATTCTTCTACTGTTTCTTTAACTCCAAAAGTAACATCTCTACCTCCAATAGTTTGAATGTGTTGAGCATTACTTACATTCACTTTTACTAATGTAGGATTTACAGGTGCTAAAGATAATAATATTGGTGCAAGAATATTTAACATCAATTATAAATATTGTTAATTTCTATATCCTGTACGAAATAAATAATAATTAGAATTACCTTTATTTGCAACTCCACTTAAAGTAATTGTTTGAGTTCCTGAGTAGGTTGATTTTAGGTTTGATGATGAAGTACTAATTGTATTCCATTCTGTTGGAGTAAATATTCTATAAATAGGTATTCCACTTCTCCATCCTCTTCCTATTATTCTAGCATAAATCAAATACACATCTGTGATAGTTAAGTTATTATCTCCATTAACATCCATTCTGTAATAGTCTCTTGAGTTAAAAGATTGAGATAAAACTTTTTGATTAAATGATTGAGCATCACTAACAGCAGGAGATGAAATAGTTAAACTGCTTATTTCAATTTGGAAATCATAAGTAGTAGCATCTTTAATAGATGAAATTGTATACTTTCCATTTGCATCTGTATTAACACTACTCTCGTAAGTATAGCTTGAAGATGATTTTAACTTAGAATAAAACTTAACAGGTATATTCTGTATTCCTATTCCTTCTGAGTTGTAAATATAACCTGTATAAGAAAAAGGATCAGTAGCACCTACAATTCTTGTTTTAAAATCGAATGTATTTCCATAAGGGTAAGTTCCACAGATAGTAGGTGAACCTGAATATTGCATTACAAATCTCATATAAACCTCTCCATTGTAAACAGAAGTAGGAACAGTAAAAGTAGCAGTAACTGTTTTAGTACCTGTCCATTGATAATTAGAACTATGAACCAATTCCCCAGCATCTGTTAAGATTCCATTACCATTAAAATCAATCCATAACTTAAAATACTCCATATAATTACCATTTGTAACAGCTGTATATGAAATTGAGATACTTTGACCAGCAGTGATTCTAGGAACTGTATCTTTTGTATAAGCATAATCATAATAACCCGCAGGACTACCGCCTGAGGTTGAAGTAAATCCTGTACTTCCAGCAAATGTTCTTCCGTTAATTGTTACACTAGAAACATATTCACAACAGAAAGTTGTTGGTCTACTAGCACATAATGGTGATTGGGCATTAAGTTTTATACTTAATAAATATAATATAAAAAATAAATACCTCATATTTTTAATTTAGCACCCATTAATATTTGAAAATTTAAAATATCTTGTCCTGCTATATAAGTACCTCCACCTGTTAATCCAATACCAAAGGTTTTAGTTAGTTTATAATTTAGATTCAAAAACGGAATAACAATTGGTTTTGCCTCAAAAATAGACTCTGTATAAAATTTAGAGTAAGGAGAATAAATACCTGCCATAATAATTGTAGCGTCTATTGCTTTAGCTAATTTTCCTTTATACATAAAACCAGCAATAGCAATAGTTGATATTAATTCCTCCCCATACAGTTGCCCATAAGTACCAGAAACACCATATAAAGCTGTAAAATTTTTAAGTGAGTTTACTCGTATTAATAAACCACTACCTGTAGTTGATTGAGGTAAAATACCCAAACCTACTGAAGCAACATTAATATGTTTATTACCTTTTTTATTAGTGCCAATCCAAGACCTAACAGCTGATAAGTTACCTATTTTAGCATTAACCATATAATCAGCAGAAAAACCTACTGAGGCAGTACCGTCTCCTTTTACACGAGTAAAAGACATAGTACCTCTAGCATCTTGAGAACCATCAGATCTTGTTTGAACCCCAACAATGTCACCAGTCATTAAAATAGCTGGTTTTTGGGTTTCAACTTTGGCTTTAGAAGCAGCTTTAGCAGAAGCTTGAGTAGAAGTCTTTTGAGTTTCTACTTTTTGATCTTCAATTTGTTTATCAGTTGGTTTATCTTGAGGTTGTCCTTCCCCACTACCGCTACTACCACTCCCACTACTGTTGGAACCACTAGAAGAACCACTGCTATTATTTGAATTATTGTTTCCATCTACACCTCCTCCTTGTCCTGAGGATCCATTCCCACCTTGATTTTCTGGTGGATTTCCTCCATTTTGTCCTGTTTGTCCTGCTCCCTCTGAAGAAGAAGATCCACTACCATCACTGTTGCTCCCAGAATTGTTATTATTAATATTTCCATCTTTTTTAGTTTTTGTTATTCCTGTTGTTCCTGATGAAGTTGTTCCTCCAATATTACTACCTACTCCTCCAGTAACCCCGCTAGTTATAGAAGAAAGATCTAAACTTAATAAGTTAGTAACATTTCCTATAATATTTGAAACCTGGTTTGTAGAGGTTGTAGTTGTAGTAGTTGTAAGAACACCTTGGCAAGGAGAGGTATTTTGGTATTTAGTATAAATACTATTAATCCACCCATCAAATGTACCGTCACTTAATTGTGTGTAAGTAAACGTTTGTATTTGTCCATAATACGAGATCACTATTGGAGCGCTCATATCGGCGTAAATAAATTTACTTTGTTTAGTACATGGATCTATATAACTATAAGTAAAGGACTGCCCCGTTAGAGGCAGTCCAATCAGTATTAAAATTAATAATATTTTAGTTTTTAAATACACCGTTCCTGATTAAGTTTTCAATTACTTTAGTTGTAGCAGTCTCTAAAGACTTTCTAGTTGCTTTACCTACTGTACTTTGAGAAAACTTCATATCAAGATTTTTTAAGAATGATTCACCTACTTTTTGTGACTCACCCTCACCTGATCCTATATAAATTTGGCCTGTTTTAGCATCTACAAATCTTACTTGTAAACGAATAAATGTAGTAACAACTACAGTTGACTTACCTTTCATTACAGTTTCATCTTCATCTACAGCAAAATCAGCTACAGTGACATAAACAAAATATTGAGCGGCTTTAATCTTTCCTTTACCATCAATTGGTTCCTCAAAAACCCCTTTTTTAGAGGCTTTAAATTGAGTTACCATCCTTTCCTTGATTTCAGTCTTCTCTTCAGTAAACACAAAGCGATTCGTTTCATCTAAATAATCTAATACGGATTCTGCGAATCCAAGTCCAACATTTTTTTCTTGTAAATCTGGGTATAGTGCTAAAACTTTAGTCATATCAACATTAATAACTTGTACTGTCTTCTTAATTGAATCAGTATAGTTAGAAACAGTTGAAATATCTTTAGTTTCAATAACATCTTTTTCAGTAGTGGTTTTCATAGAACCACAACCTGATAATGTTATAACCACTAAAGTTATAAACTTGTTAAACCATTTTTTTACCATGGATCTTCTTCTTTAGGTTCAGGTTTTGTAGCTGGAGCAGCAGCTGGTTTTTCAATTACTCTTTCTCTAATAACAGTTGGTGAGGAACTACCTTGCTTAACTTGTTGCTTATTTTCTTGATTTTGCTGAACATTAATAACAACAGGAGCAGCAGCTGCTCCAGGGGCAGCCTGTTCTGTTTTAGCTTCTTCTTTAGGCTCGTCGCCACCGCCTAAGTGGGTTGCAAACCAGGCACCGCCGGCTGTAACAGCTGTAGTGATAGCACCAATAATTGCTTTTTTGGTTGCTGACATTACGCTCTCTTCTTTTTCTTCTGACATATTATTTATTTATAATTATTTTAGAGGTTGAAATTTGTGTATCGGTTTTAATAGACATTACATAAAAACCATTATCTAAATGAGTTAAATTAACAGAGTATTTATATTCCCCTGCAGGTACTTTAGTATTTAAAATTTCAATCATTTTTCTACCTACCATATCAGTTACAGATACTTCAGTTTGAGATTCAACTTCAACTTTAAATTGAACCATTACTTCACCTTGGGTTGGATTAGGAAATACAAGAATATTTTCTAACTCATTTAATTTAATAGGTTGTTTAATTCTACGTACTTCAATTACTCCCATAGCTGGTGTAATATTCATATCACGAGAATCATTACCCCCAACATATTTTGGGCCTGTCCAAACAGCGGCTGTACCCCATTCAGCTTGAGGTTTTTTAGCTATAAATTGAAGTATCATTACTTGTTCACCATCATTTAATAATTGATTTCCTTTTAAATCAGCTGAACCAAAAGCAACTACTCCATTAGAAGGGTTAGTATATGAGGTCCAATTCATCATTTTTTCAGTTAAATCAATTTTCTTAAATTCAAGTAAAGCAGTATCATATTTTAATTCTAATTGTAAAGCACCTAATTGTTTACCATCAGTTAATACTCTAACAGGAACATTAACTAAATTACCTTCATCAACTTTGATTTTTGGCATATTAATTTCAACTGTTTCTATAACATTATCATATTGAACTGTGTTGTCAATAATGTAATTTTTAGCATTTGATGGATTAGTAATTTTAATAGGAGTTAAACGAGCCATTTTAAATCCGGTTGCGTTAGCATCACCTTTAACTGCTACCCAATAAGTAATAGAATCTCTACCATTAATAATGTATGTAAAGTTATTTACACCTGGTTTAGAAGTTACATAGTTTGTAGAAGCTCCGTTAATAGAATCATATTGTGATTTAGTAAAGAACCAAACATCTTTTTGTGAGTTAGGCCAAGCAGAGAATCTACCTGCTAAACGACCATAAACAGAATAAACATCGGCAATTGTAATGTCTCCATTATGAGCATTTACATCCATTGTGTAATAATCAAAACCTGTAGGAGTGTATTGGGCTAAGATAGATTGGTTAATTTTTTGAGCATCTGCTGTTGAAATGACATTACCAGGAGTCATTGTATCTCCTTTAACTACCATTCTCACATCCCAATAAGTTGTATCTAATAATTTACGTAATACAACAACACCAGAACTATTTGTCTTTTCAGTCACTACTTGAGTCCAAGAACCACCTGTTTTAGGTTTTTTCTCTAAACTAACAGTTAAGTTTTTAGCATCTGATCCTGTAACGTTTTTAAATTTAGCAGCAAATCTAAGTAATTTTTGATTGAAACGACCACCATAAGAATAAACTACTAAAGTAGTATCATTACCCCAGTTTGTAGCTGCTTTGTTAGTAAAACCAAACGCACCAGTAATTTTAAGGGTTTTAATACTGTCTAAAGTGTTCCAAGTAGCAGCAGTAGCATGTGTAAACGTTAAGTCAAACGTTGTGCCATTAGAATAACTAAAAGTAGAATTAGTACCTGTATAAACAACAGTAACTGTTAAATAACCATTTGAATTATTATCTACGTACTGTAAATATTGATCAGTAGCAGAAATTTTTAAAGACGGAACAGCAGCTGTAAAAGCTGTATTATCATAAAACAATCTAAATTGAAGACCGGTAATCTTCTCACTAGTTGATGTGTTGTGGAAATAAAGAGGAGCTACTGTGTTACCGGAGGTAGATGTACCTACTTGATAGCCCGAATCGACGACCACCCAATGCCCTGTACCTGGTGAGGTACTGAAAGATTGAGCGGATGAGGTTAAGGTAAATAACCCCAAAACCAGAGTTAATAATAAATTTTTCATATGAACGTTAATAAATATGAAAAAAATTTAAAATAACTTTTGTGGACCATACAGGACTTGAACCTGTGACCTTCTCATTATGAGTGAGCTGCTCTAACCAACTGAGCTAAAGGTCCAAAAAAAACCAAAGTAGAGTAAAATTAAATGTTCGCTGAAAAGTTTTAAGATTTGAGTTTTCCCAATATTAAATTTTGAATTTTAAATCTTAAGGCATTTATCAAAATCAATATCCAAGCATCAGTCTTATGAGGATAGATTTGTTATCTATCTAGGGTATGTATAAATCCGCAAGCAGATTTGTACAAGGCGCTACTAATCTAATTTTACTCTTTAAATTGGTTATATCTTTGTGATGGCATTAAATGCCTCAATCTCTTCTTGAATGGTTTCAATTTCTTGTTCCCAATTAAAAATTTGATTATCTTTAGTAAACAAATCCATGTATGCTACATATTCAACAGGAATAGAATCTGCTGAACGATGCTCTCTAATAAGTCCTTTTTTAGTATCAATATTACGTAAACGAGAAACCAAATTCTTTAATTCACCCAAACGGAAAATTTTATTTGCAATAGGAGCGTTTGCATTATGGATTTTAGTTTTTAGAGTAATCAACTCTTGTGTTAAAGCAATCCATTTACGGTAAGCAGTTTCTGGGTCATAACCTTTATCTACATTCTCTTTATTTTGAGAATTATACCTTTGGAAACGCATAAACGCTTCATCTGCTTGTTTAACAAGCTTCTTTTTGTGTTTTAGTGCTTTTGTCAAATTCATAATGTTAATATAATAATGTTTTTTTAAATATCCAAGCTGTATGAGAAATTTTTTATACCTCCACGTGGAATCGAACCACGAACTAGAACTTAGAAGATTCCTGTTATATCCATTTAACTATGGAGGCAAGTGCTAGGTCACCAATACCACCTAGCGTGGGGAGATTTAACGTGATTTCTTTCTTGCACGAGAAGAACAGGCCTCCCTTGATCACGGACCTGAACTGGTTTTAAGGTGCGGAAGCTGAGGGATTCGAACCCCCGGATACCTTTCGGCATCTCTAGTTTTCAAGACTAGCGCAATCGGCCAACTCTGCCAAACTTCCGTATATGTTGGCGGTCTATCACGGATTCGAACCGAGGCTACCTCATAGACAGTGAGGCGTGTTAACCACTACACTAATAGACCAAATTATTTTTGTGGACCGTCCCAGGTTCGAACTGGGGACTACTGCGTGCAAGGCAATCGTGTTAGCCGACTATACCAACAGCCCATTTTTGTTACCCCCCAGAGATTCGAACTCCGATTCAGTGGCCCAAAACCACTTGTCCTGCCGTTAGACGAGAGGGTAATTTATTTGGTAGCGGGGGTGGGAATCGAACCCACCTAGTCCGAGCTTATGAGACTCGTCAGTGCACCAGCTCTAGTTCCCCGCTAGTTATTTTTTGGTAGCGGGGGCTGGACTCGAACCAGCGACCTCAAGGTTATGAGCCTTGCAAGCTACCTCTGCTCTACCCCGCTATTTATTTTTTTGTAGCCCGTACGAGAATCGAACTCGTCTTTACAGGTTGAAAACCTGGTGTCCTAACCGATAGACGAACGGGCCATTTATTGGCGCCCTCAGCAGGATTTGAACCTACGACCCAGCGGTTAACAGCCGCTTGCTCTACCACTGAGCTATGAAGGCGTATTTGTACTTCCTTTTCGATTTTGTTGTTTAGTACTAACCATTCTCCGTAGTCAGAACAGGATTCGAACCTGCATTAAGCTACATATTGAGTGGGTGTCAACTTAATGTCTTCCAATCAATCATCACTCTACCGATAACTTCCGCCACCTGACTATATTGCTCGTACTTTCCGAGCTGTCACCCGTTTCTAGTCTTAGTGGGTTAACTTGGTAGTCAAAACAGGATTCGAACCTATAACCAGTTTTCTAAGCCCTACGTGCAAGATTTTCATTGCCTCGTACTGGTGTCTAATCGAGCATACACAGCGTTTACCATTCCGCCATTTGACTATTTGTACCGTGGGCGAGAGTCGAACTCGCATGCTGTTACGCTCCGGTTTCTAAGACCGGTGTGTCTACCATTTCCACCACCTCGGCATTTAATTTCTCATACGTCAAAGAACTTTTTAATTCTTATTATTTTTATTATGACATAAATATAACATCATGTCTTATGAAAGCCAAACCTGTTTTTAAAACTTTTTAACTTTCTTTTGCACGAGTGGAAGGATTCGAACCCTCAACAATAGTTTTGGAGACCATTATGATACCATTTCACCACACTCGCGTATTTGAGTTCAAGGTAGGAATCGAACCTACTTCAGTAGTTTTGCAGACTACCCGGCTTCCTAAACCAACCTGAACTTTTAGTTGTTCTTAAGGGATTCGAACCCCTATTTCTTCGTTCGTAGCGAAGTGTCCTAATCCGTTGGACGAAAGAACAATTGTTATTTTACTAGCATATCAGCAGCGTATGTTGCCATAACGCCTAATGATTTGTATCTAACTTTATAACCCATACCTTCAACTAAACCAACTGCCGCTCTTAATACTTCATTTGATTTATATTTTTTGTCTGGGTTGATGTCTATATCAATATATTTAACTTGAGGTAAACCTGAATTTTTAAGTAATTCTGCTACTTCAACAGACTTCCAAACCTCATTCATTAAACGTACTTGTCTTACTTTTTCTAGAGGTAAAACTTCTTTATTGAATAAAACATGCGCACCACCCTTCGGCTTATAAAGCGCTACTACAGTGGCATAAGTTGTGTTATAAGCATAGTTTTGCGAGTCGCACCCAACTAACAATTCGGTGTTGGGGTTGTCGTTTAAATACGCTTTAATGTAGTCAACTAAGTCAACTGTTTTTCTGTTTGATAGGGTCTTGAAGTTCATAATCTGTTTTTTATAAGTATTTTTTACATAGCGGAAAAAGTTGGAATCGAACCAAATACCCGAAGGTACACATTGCTTAGCAGGCAAGCCCTATCACCATCAAGGGTCATTTTCCTTTTAGGGTATATGAGGAGTTTCGAAATCCCGACTTCTCGCGTCACAAGCGAGTACTCTTCCTCTGAGTTACATACACCATTTAATTGTGGAGAAAATAGGACTCGAACCTATAACCTTATGTGTATCAGGCAGGCGCTCTAACCAATTGAGCTATATCTCCATTTTAGTGCCAGCAGCAGGACTCGAACCTACGAACTCCAAAGAGAGGGGATTTACAGTCCCCAGCAATTGCCGCTATGCGATACTGGCATTTATTTGTCTTTCCTGCTGGATTCGAACCAACGATCTTCTCTGTGTAAAAGAGATGCTTTAAAACCAACTAAGCGAAGGAAAGAAATTGTGACCCCGTCGAGACTCGAACTCGAAACCCCCTCATTAAAAGTGAGGTGCTCTAACCTATTGAGCTACGAAGTCATATTTTGTAGCGTAGGCCGGATTCGAACCGGCGTGCCTCTGCTCCCAAAGCAGATGAGATAAACCAGACTCCTCTACTACGCTGTTTATTTGTGCGACGGGCAGGACTCGAACCTGCATGGCTGGATTTTCAGTCCAGTGCATTGACCATCTTTGCTACCGTCGCAATTTTTCTCATACGTCAAAGAACATAAAAAATGCCCGATCTTGTGAATCGGGCTTACTTTGTGTTTCAATATGTCTTTAAAAACATCACATCATAAGCCCTATCAATTTAATATCCTCAGACACCGGACGATTCATCCAAGCGGCTTTAAGACTAAACTGATATGATCTACAATGTTTCATGTTTTAATGTGTTTTAATATGTGATAAATATATGTAAGGAATTTTAAATCGCCAAACTATATTTAATTTTTTTCTTTCTTTTTGGAGCGGGTGGACAGAATCGAACTGACATCACAGGCTTGGAAGGCTAGTGTAATAACCATTATACGACACCCGCGGGGAGTAGCCTCCAACTAACATTTTAATTGGGTCGGGGAGTTAATTGAAGACTACATTTGAGCCGAGAGCCAGATTCGAACTGGCGTGTCCTTACGGAACCTGATTACAAGTCAGGTGCAATCAACCGCTATGCGATCTCGGCGTTTAGAGTTATTATTTTTTCAACTCCATAATCTCTGTATGCAAAGAATCAGCATGTGCTTCTGTGATTTGGATAAGAGAATCAGTGTTAAATGAATCAGAACAAGTTGAATCAACACATGTTGAATCGGTTGAAGAGGTAGTAGTTTCGTTTGAGCAAGAAGCCAAAGCGAAAATAGCGGCGATAAATAATACTTTTTTCATTTTGATATAAATATATAATTTTTTATTTTTTGTACTACTGACCGGAATCGAACCGGTACGAACATTACTGTCCATTGGATTTTAAGTCCAACGCGTCTACCTATTCCGCCACAGTAGCAATTGTTTTTATTATGTCGTAAATATAAGAACTAATTTTTGTATTTCCAAACTTGAATACATTCCCTTATGCGGGAACGTACTCAAGAGCCAAACCGTATAATTTTTCGTTCAATTCCAAATCTTTACTGAAGTTCTTAATTTTACGAGCTTTACGAACTTTAGTTCCGTAACCGTAATTAAACATTCCGTGTGTTAATTTTTCTTGAACTACATTATAAATACTCCACAAATCAGAACCTTTGTCTTCTGGACGAGTTGGAGTCAACAAATCATTAAAATCGATTTTAATATTCTCCAATTCTTTTTCATCAAAACGAGTCAACAAAGCTTTCTTAGCAAAATCAAGCATTTGTTCTTGACCCAATTCTACTGAACGAAACTTATTAAGTGACTCAACAGTTAAAGGCAATTTTTCAACCATTGACTTAATTGTTTCTTGCAATTCTTCAAATGTGTAACCGTAGTGACGAAGTTTCATATTTTCAAATTCTTTGCTTGAAACAACCAAACCATTTTCACAAACCATTCTAAACAAACCAGCTGTGAAAGTAAAAGCGTTTTTACCGTCATGTGAATTAGTAAGCAAAATTTGTGGAAACACATTATCACCATCTTCTGAAGTGATTTGAATTTCATTGTTACGGAACACAACTAGGTGTTTTTGGAAACCCATTGTATCTGCTTTACGAGCTTTAACTTCTTTAGCGTCAACCACTCCCCAACCTAGAATAGCCATATCGTCAATGATTTTTTCAGTTGAAATATGAGCGTACTTGTCACTTACATTTGGCGCACCTTTTTCAGTGAAAATTGATTTGGCACGGTTCTTAATTTCTTTCTTGTCGATGAATTCTGTGTTTCTGATGTCTAACATAACCTTAATTTTTATCGTTTTTTATTATGACATAAATATAACATCACACTCACCAAAGGCCAAGCCAAAAGTTAAGAAAGGTTAAAGATTTTCTAAATAAAGAATAAAATCTTCAATTACTTCTCTCCCCTCCATATTCGACTTAACTGCCATTTCTAACAAAGTCGTCATAGCATCCTTTTTAGACTCTAATATAAGGTATTTAACGGGTTTAAGCGTGTTTTCTGCTATGATGTTATCTTTATTACTACCATAGTCAGCTACATCATTTAAATACAAATCAATGTATTCATTAAGTTTATCCTTTGAAATGCTCATATATAAGTTTTTTAATTTTTTTAACTATTTCTTTTAGTTTTTGTGCTTGTGAATTTAACCAACTTAATCTTTCTCCCATACGTTTTCCTTCCATTGGTTTTTCTACATTCTCTGCTGGTATAAAACTTTCTAATGGTTTCATATACTCAGCCCCTGTTAAGAAAACAAATTTATCAGATTGAGGATTAACACCCATTTTACTCATTTGGCCTTTTACTGTCTCACCCCATTGATCTTTTTCTTCTTTTTTCATAGTTTTAAGAGTCAAATCATAAGGTTCAATCTGCTTATCCATAGGTAATAAACCATACTTAGCAGATAAAATAAACATTTTATCAGGTTTAAGAGCTTCACCGTATACCTTTGTTTTTTGGAACATAGGAGAAGGTGAGTACATGTCTTTAGCTGGAGCTGGCTTGTCCAACTTAGATTTAGTACAACTCAATAATACAATTTTAGCCATATATTATAAATATGTTAGAAAGGCAAATCATTACCATTATGTGTATCTGCTATTCCAATGTCAAACTTATATTTTTCTAAAGCATATGTATGATTTCCGTTTTTATCTTTAGTTGATGTATCTATTGAATAATGGGGTTGGATTGATTTAACAATTGGAAAATAATTATCCCAATTAATATTCTTAATATCCTGGAAGTGTTTATATTGTTTTCCTACTCTATTATCAGTAGCATATTTCATTTTGGCGGCAAAGATAATACTTGGATGAGTAAGCTTAATAGGTGTTCCAAAATAATCTAACTCAAACCAATCTCTTTTCTTTAAATAATCATTATTAAAGAAATCTACTTTATAATATTTTTTCTTATATTCATTCAATTCTTCATCAGTTAATGAAATACCTATTGGATAATTTGTTTCTAACAAAATTAGTTCTTTCTCTAAAGTATCTGGTATGTTTATAGGTTTAGGCATTCCATTTTCTTCCTCATAGTCATTAGTACTTCTAAGGATACTTAAATTAAAAAAATCAACTAATACAGACAATTCATCTTCATTAAGAGCCTCAGTTAAACTAAAATCTAAATCAGGAGTTCTTCCTACAAAATCATATTTTATAATATCCAAGATATGCAAAGCTACACTTCCTCCTAAAACAAGTTTATCATTAACAGCCATTAAAGCTAAAAATCTATCCTCCCACATTGAAGGCATACGATTAATTTTTCTTTCCATTTTTAATATTTAATACTTACAATTTCAATTAAACCATTTTTAATTAAGAAGTTTCTTAAATCATTTCCTGATTTAAAGATTTGTCTTAAAGCAATTTGGTAAGGAGTAAATCTACGGCGGTAATTGTTATTATCATAACGTTTACTTTTAGAACCTATTAATTTTGTTAAATGAAGAGACAATTGTCTTCTAGCATCTGTTTCTGAAACAAATCCTGAATTGCCTCCACATGTTAAGATTCTACCTCCTAGCTTAACAATCCATACTTCAGTCACAGGAAATAATTCTTCATCTTTAATAATTTTATTCATTATTTCCATAAAGTTTTTTTGACTTTCTTTATGAGTAGTATCTCTATTAGCAATAATATCCAAGGCCATTTTAATACCCTCTTCATCAGTGCTTTTAATAATATCAGCAAAGCCGTCTACTAATTCTTTTTCGATTATAAATTTTTCAAATGTTTCCATTGTTTTTTAATTTTTCTTTTTTACTCAAATACTCAATGATAATATTAATTCGTAGATTATAACATTCTTTTGTATATAAGTTAAAATGTTGATTTAATATATTATTTGCTAAAGCATTATCTGATATAAGCATATCAGACATAAAGTCAATAAATTCTTCATTAGTCCTACCACCTAATAATTCTTCCATTATCTTACAATTCTTACTTTAGCACCTGGTAGAGTATCATTTATATTATGACCTGAACTATGAACCCATAACATAGGTTTCTTAGGTTGAGTTTGAGGAGCAGTACATTCACCATCAGTTAAGTAAATCAAATTAGCATATTTGTCTCTATTCTCAGCTAGGTAAACCATTACAGGTTCAAAATCAGTACCACCTCTACCTTGTACTTCAATCTCATTTCTTTCACCTTTATACTCATAAACCCTTCTAACTTTAGCATCACATTCTATAATATCAACATAAGTACCTGATTTGTATATATGATAAATTTCATTGAAAAACTCTACTAAATCATCATTACTAACAGAACCTGAAGTATCAATAGCAACTAATGTTCTTTTCTTTTGTTTTATTTTAAGGGCAGGACCAGTTCCAAAACGTCTGTTCGGTTTACGACGAGTTTTTTTAGTATAAACCATAGTAGACATACTATTAAAACGTCTTAAATATGATTTCCAATCAATAACAGGTTCAACAATTTCAAACAAACTATCAATATAGTCTTTCATTTCACCTGGTACTAAACCTCTGCTGCTACCTTTTTTCTCTAAGGCATTAGTTACATCTTTTAATTGATGGTCAATTTGTTTAGCAATGAGTTTCTTTTCAGCCTCACTCAAACCTTCAACCCCATCCAAATCCAAAACAAAATCTCCACTTTCACTAGCCATTTTAGCTATATCACCCTCTGGATTGTCTTGAATTTCTTGCATCAATTTACCATAATAATAACCTGTACCTTTTTTAGGTTCTAAATTAAGAGGTGCAAAAGTAGGACCATCAATTTCCAATCCATCCCAAGCCTCACCTTTCATATCAGAATTAATATACTGGTTGATTTCTAAATCAGCAGCCATATTATAAACTTTTTTATTCTCAAAACGATCCCAATTAGTTAAATGAAAAAAACAAATATGAAGTAATTCATGTTTTAATACTCCTAATTTAGTCTTATCATCTAATGTACCCCAAAACTCAGGATTAACTTTTAATTTAGTATTAATCTTATCTGGAGTAACATAAGCTGTCTGGATGTTTTTATCTAGCTCTTTATTAAGACTAATTAAAACTAAACCATAAAATGGTTCTTTAAGCATTAATTGCTTAGAAAATTTTGCGATTTCTTCGTAAACGTTATTCATAACCTATTTATATTAATATAACAAAAAATGGCCCGAAGGCCAAATCTTTATTTTTTATTATGTAATGATATTTTAAAACTATCTATTTGTAAACATCCTCCATCTAATCTAAACCCATTTTCACTTAAAAAATTATTAATATTTCCTAAAACAAAATGTTCAATAGTTTTCTTAGCTTCATTATCATGAGAATAATTTTTATATAGACCAGCACTAAATGTTCTGAAATCATATTTCCAATTAATTCCTTTATTTTTAAAATAACGGTCTAGTGTTTTATATGCTTGACTACCTGTATTACCATTACCCCAATTCATAGCCTCTTTATATTTATTTAATAAAAGAGCAATTGTCAAACCAAATTTATTTAAATTAACATTAGCCATCATCTCAATAGCTAATCTAATATTATCTGATTCTCTACTAGCAAACATAGAATCTAAAGTAGAAATATAATCATCATCTAAATCAATACCATCAGAATTAAGTGTTTCTAAAATAGTATCATCCCAAATAATATTACCGTGAGGATTTTTAAAGTAATATTCAAGAGTATTAAATATATCTTCAATATTCTTTGTACGGTAAGTATCTTGTTCATGGTAATCTACCCAATCCAAATTACCAAGTGCTTGCTTAAATTCTTGTGGATAATTATTATACTCATTATAGTAAATAACCATATTTGATTTATTATTAAAAGAATCAGTATATTGTTTAAGATAATTAGTTTGGGTAGTCAAACTATTTATTGTTTTAATAACATTTAATAATTCTTTAGTAAAAGGAACAATAGCTATTTTTACTTCTTTACATTGGTTAAACCATTTATAAACATCATTAATTACTTTTTTATCAAAAAAGACAGTATCTGATTTTTCAATAATAGAAGTTTTTTTAATTTTGTTTTCTTCTATAAAAACTTTAATCTTATGACGAGGGATATTAGAACCTTTACCTACATAAAGAACTTTACCTATCTCTCCTTTACCTGAATTATTAAGAATAGCATTAATTTTGCCTTTATAATCTTGTAACTCAATTTGGGTAAGGAAAGTTTTATTACCTGTATTATCCCAACCTGTGTAAAAATAACCTAATTTTTGGTAGGTATTATACGTGTACTTAGGTGTTATACAATTTTCTAATTTCATAACTTTTATTTCTTATTTAATTAAATATAACAAAGGGGATTTGGAAAACCAAACCCCCAATGTCGGATCTTATTTCATAATATATTTTACTAATTCTTTATCCATAATCATGGTTTTGAATTTACTCATATTATTGTTATAAATTGACTTAACCATATTATAACAAATATCAGTAGTAAAAATCTCCTCAGTAACTAGTTTAGAAATTCTACCAATAGTATCTTTTTCAACTGGATTGTTTTTAGAATACAAATCCAAATAGTTAACAATCCTAGTAGATAATGTTGAGGCAATATCAGCTCTATATTTACTATCTTTACCAACTAGAGATTTCAAAGTAGTCAAAACATATTTTTCATCCTGTTTAAAGATATTTTCAGGTGAAATCATTTTATCCAACTTATTATTAATAAACATAGTAAACAAACTACTAAACTCAGGCCCAACTGAACCTTCTCCAATCATTTGAATCAAAGGCAAACTATCATCAAATGATTTAATTGAAGAAATAGAATTAAAGAACATAGATACACTTCTACTATTAACATCTGTAGTAACTAGTTCTGGATGCATCAATAGGAAGTTAATACATCTACCATCAATATCATTTTCCTCAGCCCACTTACCCCAACAATCAATATCAAACTTCAAATTAACACTAATGAATCGAGTCTTTTGAGCATTATCAATACTATTAACTAAATAATCTCCATTGTCAGGATTAGCGGTAAGAATAATATGCCAATCTTTAGGCAATGACCAACTAACATATTGTTGACGATCAATCAATTCCATAATAGCCTGAATAAACCTAACATCAGCTCTATTCCAGTCATCCAAAAGCAAAATACCACCTTTTTCTTTATTAGCAATCCATTCAGGTGGACAATAACTCATTCTGTTTTGACCAGTTGACCTATATCCTAGTTTAAGGTACTCATCAAAAGCATGTTCATCAACCCAAGTTTTTTCATTATTAATTTCTACTTCAAATTGACGAATTGGAAAACCTACCAAGTCACCAATTTCCTCAATTTGGGCTAAGTTCAACTTAACAAAGTTAAGATTTTGTTCTTTAGCCAATTGAATAATAGCAGATGTTTTACCAATACCACTTTCACCAATTACTTCTACACTAACAGGTGACTTACTTTGTTCTTGCAAATAACGGTTGTTTGAAATGATGTGACCTAAGAAATCCTTAAGTTCGTTAACGTTGATTGAAATAAGATCTTTTTTCATAACTTTTATTTATTTTTATTATACTTAAATATAACATTTCATTCTCCAAAAGCCAAACCTTTTTTCTTTTGCAAATTTGGCTTGACCCTACACCCCAAAATAATACGTATATACAATTTATTTAAATTTATGTGAGGACTCATTAATTAATTCAATAGCCTCACTCACAGGTATATCAAAAAACTCCCTATCGCCCCTAGTCCTAACCTCGGATAGCATACTATGGATATACTTTTCAAAATCATAAGGACGACCTGTTTGTATAGAAAAAGCTATTTCCCAATCATCCATCACCCCGGCATTATTGATTTGATGAAGGCGATGTTCGGGAGAGTTTGTAGTCATGCCTATCTTACAAATACCCGGATAGGCGTTATTAGTTAATATATAAACAAAGCCACCGAGCTTATTGCGAACGGAGTTTGAGTTGTTATTAGACCCTATATAGCGGTAATATACCACAGTATCCCATCCATCATCGGTTGATATTCGAGTAAAATGAGTTACACGAGACATCTTATGACCACCGTCTATATCTGGACGAATATCAACTTCCAGATACTCTGGATTGTTGGTAATGGCATCTGGAGAAATATATTTTATCATGCGGTAAAGTGTTTAGAAACTTTTTCCCAATCAACCATGGCAACCAAGGACATGCCTTTTTTAACTCTCAGATAGGCAGAGAATCTGGCCTCTATATCGTTGCATGGGACGCTTTTTATTGACGCTTTACATCCGTCACATTTCTCGAGATAAGAAATTGCTTGTTGAGTTAATTTTTCATCTTTTATCATAACCTTTATTTAACTATATAATTTATTATATTATGAAGATACCGATCTTTTTCTTGGTAGCCAAACTAGGATAGTTTTCTCTTTATGAATTTAACTAATTGGGTAATACCCCAATAGAACCCAAAACAATACCAAAAAAATAATAGTATATTAAACATCACCTAATTTAAATTGTTTGTAAACTACATCCACATCAATTTTTTCATCTGTATCTGGAAACATATGAACCAAATACTTTACAAAACGTAAACGTGCTTGAACTAATTCGGGATTATTATGAACTTCATCCATTGCATCATTTAAATGACTTTTAATTACTAAACTTACTCTTGTTTCCATAACCTTTATTATTTATTTTTTCTTATAATGTTAATATAACATCCTTATTTCCAAAAGCCAAACCCCTTTATTTCATTTCAAACCCAAACCAAACTGAACGATATAAACCTTTCCATTGTTCATCTCTGTTACCATACAATACTCCGTTAACAACTGCTACCGCATGGCCTTGAACAATTAATACAAATCTACCTACTGGATTATTTTCGATAAATGATTTTAATGTATAACCTGTTTTGGTTTTGTATTTTGGATTAACTAAAACCTTATCACTACCAATTGAATATTTTAAAAAATTGCGTGTTGGATGAGCTCCAATATAATCAATCTTTTTACCGTTTTTAATTTTACCTAAAATATTTTTAGCATATGAACTTACAAATGTACCTTTACGATCTTTACGTTTCAATTCCTTTTTAACCCAAGCATGTGCTTTATCATATGGTAAATCTAAAGCAGCCGCAAACGCTCTTACAACACAATCACCATTTTCTTTTTTACCTAACTCACCTGATTCACGAGCTATTTTTTCACTATTTACAAAATACTGAGACTTGAAAGCTTCAACTTTTTTTCCGTTTGTTAATATTGCTTTTTCTGTGATCATATAACCTTTATTATGAAATAAATATACGTATATATTCTTGGATAGCCAAACTTCTTTTTAAGAGATCTTCTTTTGGTCCTTTGAATTTTTAAAAATTTTCCCTATATGGAAATTGGGATTATGTTATGGGATATAAGTATATACTTGTCGATGGGTTACTTTTATATTAGATCTAAAAATCGATCTAAGTCCCTTTTCCCACATATCCCACATTACGGGGATAACAACGCACGTGGTCCTTACCCGGTGATGCATACGTACGTACTACGTACACACACCGTACTGCATACTACTTACCCGCTAGGGCATAAAGAGTAATCACCACCACAGCCCCAAAAGAAGCTATTGAAAATAAATAAAGCCCACCAATTACTGATTGTTTGAGTATTTGTTTCATATTTATATTATTAGCGTATAATTTTAACACTTACAGTCCATCTTTCAAAGTTATGAACATCCTGAATATAAGCTGTTTTACCGTCGGTGCTAATTACAGTGAACGTTCTACCTTTAAGGTCCTTGTCTTTAACTGCTATTTTATCTCCTATTTTTACCATAACCTTTATTTGTTTTTTATTATACTTAAATATAACATAGTGTGTTTGGGAGGCCAAACTTATGCTGCAACCTCTTTAACCTCATTCATCACATAAGCCTTATCGGCCCATGTCTTAGCATTAACTGCCTCGTATTGGCCCTGATTATATAATGCTGTGTTATGAAGTGCTTGGTTAATATCACCTACAGTCACCTCACTTAAGAAACACTCACTCGCCCATACTTTCTTACCGGCACGAGCATATACTGTAATTGGGTGACCGATGTTGGTAATGTATGCAATCGATTGAATTGCTTTTGGTTTGTAACGTCTGAATGCTGCAACTGCGCTATTGGCTTCAATCTCACTCGAAACCATAAACCCGGCTTGGCATTTAGTGATGACGCGGTAAGTACCTTTACCAGCTTTAAATTCACCCATAAATGATAACACTTTCAAATCCTTGTTTCTGTTTGTGATGATAATATTTTTCATAACCTTTATTTTTATTATGCTATAAATATAACATCACATCATGCAAAGGCCAAGCGAGAGGTGCGAGAAGGTATATCCTTTTTTATATAGTGTAGGGCTTGGCTGCGCGCGGAAAAGGGGTTAACCCATCTGCCCTTCCACATACCACATCGTACCCCCGTTTTGTCACATACAATACTTATATTAGTATCTTTGTATATCTATATAGGGGATGTTTGTCACCCGTTATAGACATTATTATTCAAAATGTTTATCAATATACTTTCCACTAATCAATTTAAACAAAATCACCCATCCCGTTACCAAACCAAAGATTAATCCTATTACCGTTACCGATATACCCAATTCGAATATTCTTTTATCCTTATTCTTCCACCCATCCATCATTGTTCCTATCCCGAATATGAGATTGATTACCCAACCTATGATTGCCAGTGTTATAAATGTTGTTACCATGATACTAATGTAAATCTTGTTTTACAATGAGCCCCTTCCCATACCTCATCATGCCATTCACTATACGGGCGAGCATGAAACCCATTAAACGAGAGTGATTTATAGATTACCAACAATTCATTTGTCGTTGTATGGTTACACATCGCTATAATCTCATACCGTCCACCCTTATAATGTGACCATATTTGATTTGGTTCAGGATATGTTCCCGTATTGTTTTGTCCCGTCGTCATGTTATTTGTCCCTGGATTATTATTCACCGTCATTGTCTCATTCACTCCCCCCTCCTTCACTCCTACATTAGTGGGTTCACTTACCCAGTAAGATGTGTCTCGGGACATTTGATTTAGTTCCGCAACCGTTACTCTATCAGTTGGCTCCATTTGTTGTTGTTCAGCAAATGATAAATGGTTGTAATCATATTGACTCATGATTACCTTAGTTGTTTTATGTCTATATAGTTTCATTTGTTACCTCCTCGTATGTTAATTCAAATATATCTTTCTCAACTAACCATCGTTCACCCTTCACACCCACACAGATATAATGTTTACCAAATTCACCTATGTGAAATGGATTTTCTAATGTTTTAATGTATGGTACCAATTCTGGTTTAAACCCATATTTTAAATCCGTCATCGCACCTCCAATACCTCCAGGATGTATGAATCCATTTTCATCTCCTTGTTCAAATAACTTGGCTTGTACTGTTGCTATTTTTCTATATGTTTTCATTTTTTATATCCTTGTTTAACTATGTCTTTTAGAAATGATGCTATCAACCATAAAGGACAAGATACAATTACTGCTGCTAATATTATCATTTTTATATTAATTTTTCATTCCAGTCATCACTAATAAGTTCAGATGTTTTCCAACTGTCCTCATTCATTGCCTTGTATTCTTCAGGCGCCATACCTTTCATTACCATGTATGTTTCAAAATCAATATCTAGTAACCTCCATTTATCGGCCCATTCTTTTAGCCATGTGTTTCTATGTTCTGTAAATTCGTGTTGTGTCATTGTTCATCTATCATTTCATTGTAGTTATCCATCTCCCATTCTTCTTCCATTGCATTATAATCAACAATATATTGTTCATTATCTATAATTGGGTTTGGATTACCATATTCGTCCCATTGTAATCCTGATACGTAATCTATTTTATTCATTTGTTACCTCCGTATGTTTGTTCGTAAAATTCTTCAAATGACAATATTACTGCTTGACCACCGTTTTGGTGTTTAAATGCTTCTTCTAAATAATTTTCATAATCATTATAAAGTTTTATTGTCATTTGCTTCTGCATTTCTTTGGCTTGATTATAATACTCAACTATCTCTTCAGTTGGTAATAGTCCACAAACATTCATAGTCATAAAAAACCACTCAACAGGTGTTTGTTGTTTATTGTTTGTCATTTGTTACCTCCGTAGGTTTGTTCGTAATATTGTTCTACAGTGCTGTCAGATTCAATTGCGTTGCAGTTTACCCAAAGTTCTGAGTTTATGTATTTGTTTGTAAAACCAATCATCCGTTCCTTCTCCATTTCCTTGGCTTTGTTATACCCAGTAATAAATGCATTTCTTACCGAATCACCACTAAATGGATAAAGTTTTAAAGCCAATTCTGCAGCATCCACTGCTGTTTGTTGTTTATTGTTTGTCATAACTTTTATTTAACTTTAGATTGTAGAAATTCAATTAGTTGCTTTAGTTCATCTTGATTTACAAACAAACTGTGAGTACCACTATCATTTGTATAACATGAAAATTCAACATCACCATCCAAATGACCTTCTACACCCCATTCTGACCATTTTTGTTTAATGTCAATTCTATCCCATCCTGGATTGTTTTCGTATTTAGTAATTACAAATCTTTCTTCTTGCATAACCTTAATTTCTTTATATTGTTAATATATGAATCCTATTTTGGGGAGCCAAATTTATGGTTCAATTTCTTCATATAATAATGCAAACCATAGGTTTTGTAACTGATGAACATATTCAATATCAAACGATATAGGGTATTTTATTCCATCATCTTTTGGGTTTGGACTGTCTGTATATTCTTGATAGAAGGCCCAATTATTAGCCCAATCCCTATATTTAAAGCAATATTTGTAATCAAATATGCCTTTACTCCAATATTCACCATCTTTATAAAACCCCCACTTTTTAAACCATTCATCGGTTAGTGGTATACCTTTAATATGGGGTAAATCTGATTCTGTACTTACAGCTTTAATTTTAAGTGTGCCACCTAAATTGTCGAATACATAATTACCAATTCTTAATTCATTTGCTTTTATACTATTGTTGCTCATTGTTCTTATTTTGTTCTGCTCGTTCAAAGTATGCTACTGCTTCTTCTACACTTATTTCATACTCAGATGATGTAGGAAGCTCATTTAATTTCATTTTATGGTTATCGGCCTGTATTTTGTATAGTTCATCCTGTACCTTATCATAGAAATTTATTCTACCCATAATAGCAGGATCATTTGATTCGGTTGACATGAATTCTAAAATTAAAATAATTCGTTTAACGCCTATTAAAGCGCACTGTGTTGCTTCTTTATAACGCTTATCACAACTTAATAGACCATGATTTAAATAACCATTATTAGGCAGTGCATAATAGTACTCGTGAATAATTTCTAAGGCTGCTTTTCTATGTTGATCCATATTAATCAATACGTGATTTCCAAGATGATACTACAAAGTCTAAATTTAATCTTGTAATTTTAGTTTTATCTTCATTACACCATGCTGTAGCTGAAAAGCCTCCTGTGCTGCAAATTATAGGTGATTTCCAATCCTCATCTTGCCACATATTTAATCTTACATCAGCGACATCACGTAACAAACGTTCTGCTTCTGCCCTCAGTTCATCCATACTAGGGATATAATTTTTAGAGGATGCCCATTTCCAATCTAGAGCTACCATTGTTTTATGTACTGTAGCAAAGTTAAATTCATCCATGATTTCATCAATCATTTTATCTAATGGTTCTTTTTTATCTTCATCTTCATTAAGCATTTTACCTAATAAATTATAAAGTGATTCCATTTCTTCTCTATCTAAATTATGTACATTCATATTACCATTGACTTAAAGTGTAAATTAATTTAGCAACATCACTTGTTGTTTGATGAGACATAACATCAGAACCATTTTCAATTTCTGTCCATTTATCCTCATCAAACATCAACCAATTGCCTTTATTATCCCAAGCGGCTACTTCTGCTGTTGTTTCACCTTGATCACTATAGGTGTATTTACCAAATTGAACACTGATTGTGCAACCATTTTCAAATGTCATTTGGAAACCATTGTTATAACCTAGTTCTAATGTTGCTTTAAATGCTTTAGTTGCCATAATTTATATTAATCATTATTGTTAGACATCATTTGACCGTACTTAATTTTACTGTTATTCAATTCATAATACATTTTAACATCAACCAAACCATTTCTGTTTTTAGTAAAGTTAATATAAGTACCTGAACCATCACGCTCTGATTCTCTTCTCATTTCTCCCATTGCATCAACAAGGTGCTTAAGTTTGTTTGAACCTGCAAATACACCTGATTTAGTTACTTGTTGAATCAACAAAAACGAAGTGAATTTAGTATCTGTATTTTCACCTTTATTATTCTTGATACAAACATCAACCAACCATGACTCAGCCATTTTACGATCCCAATTGTTGTCGTCACGAACACCTTCAATAATTTCAGCTGCTGAATCAATCAATACTAAATCATAACCACGATTCAAAACTTGCTCAATTACATCTTTAGTATTGTAATCTAAAAAATCTTGCATAAACAATGTTTCAATACATCCAAATTGTTTAAAGCGTTCTGTGTATTTGAACATTTGCTTCTTACCCATCTCACCTGAAATAAATAAACATTTACCTCCTTTATTTTGAACAGCACTCAACACATCTAATAATACAGTTGTTTTACCTACTCCTGGGTCACCAATCATCATAATGTTAGTTGCAGCTGGAATACCTCCTTCATGTGAGAACATACTATCAATATTTAAACCTGATTTCATTGAATTCATCATACGTGAATCAATATTCAAGTCACTCAATTTTGTTACATTTGAAAAATCAATAAGTGATGGAGTGTAAGTAACGTTTTGAACACTCTTACTACTTGGACGGCCTCTTTTTACAACATTTACATTTTTCATAACCTTTTATCGTTTTTTATTATGACATAAATATAACATCACAATCACATGAGGCCAAGCCCTTAAAACCCTCTTTAAACCTTCTTTTACTTAGGATTATTTTTTAACTTTAAATACATAGGTGTAAAAATAAGACCACAACCAATATGCATTATAGCTATTGACCAACCACCAGTTATAAGGTAAGATATCCCTACCCCCACATTACCTAAAATCCCAATAAGCATAAATGCTCTAAATATTTTACTTTTCATTTTTGTTTATTCTTCCCAGTTAGAATAAGTTAAACCCCATTGTAAATTAAACCACATCATTTCCTTTTCGGCTGATGCTTTATTTATTTTAAGATTCTTACGTAGGTAATCTATACCCCATTTTTTCAATTCTTCACTCTGCTCAACAGTCATAGTCCATTTCATATACCAATCATCTTTTCGGTCCTTAATATCGTCAAATGTAACTTCATGACCAGCAATAATAAACATTTGATTAATTAAATCAACAACAGCTTGTTCTCGTTTTTGTTCTCTAGTTAATCGTTTTTTAGTTTCCATAACTCGTAATTACTATTTCGTGTCCTAAATTTAACATAATCCTCTTGGTTTTCCAAAATTTCTGTAACATCTGTTGTCATCCAAGTAAAAAAATCATTAAATGGAGACATAAGTAATGCTCGACCTACTGCTGGTTCTTTATGATCAGCTTTAAATCTACCTTCCTCATTCCATTCAATCCATTTAATATCTTTAGATTGATTAGTTAGCCCATCACGTTCACGAACCAATTTCCAATTAAATTCGTTTTCAATTAAGCCCATTAATTCCGCTTGATTTTCATCAAGACCTATGTTGCCATTTTCGTCAATCGCAACTAATAGTTTAGGTTGTTCTCCTGTTATCATTTTGGTTTTGTTTAAACATTTCAATTTCTTCCTCTCTAAATTTTTTAAGCATCCTAACCCAGTTATTTGCTGATTCTTCTCCAACTTTTTCAACAAGGTCTTTATGGATTTCAACCAACATATCATCAGTCATTTCCATTACTTCTTTTATTTGTTCTTCAGGTGTTTTCATATTTTAGTGTGAATCTCCTACGTTATTTTTTTCTCCATAAATTAGATAGTCTGGGTTAATTACCTTTGCAACTTTACGTCTATCACCATCAGTTGATTTAACTACTACTCCTTCATGTGGTACTTTAGTGCCTTCAATTTTATCAAAGGTATATTTAGTAAGTAAATCTTCAGACCAAACATTAAATTCTAATACAGGTACATAACTAAGCCCTAAGTTATCATGAATTACATAACTTCTAGAAGTCGGTTGGTATTCACCGTTAATAGTAACATCAAAACCAGCATACTCAATTTCTTTTAAACCATAGTCATAGTTCTTTTGAATACCTGGGCCATAAATTTCTCCGTAGATAATAATACCCTCACTAGTATTATATAGATCTTTAGTGTGTTTAAAGAATTTCCACAGCTTTTCTCTAATGTTGTATCTATCAGCAATTGTTCTCCAAACATCAGTATCGTAAAAACCTTGTGAATCAGATCCTTTCTCCACATTATGGCTACCATAAACGTATTCATATTCAATCCATTTGTCTCCAAATAAACGTTTTACTTTATCCCACAAACTAAGTTTGTTTTTCTTAACAATACCATAACGAGCATTAGTACCGTGAATCTTACGAGATACTTCTACAACATCTTCTTCATTAAACATTCCTTTAACGTTTTTAATGTTTGGGAACTTGTAGTAAATACCAAAGTTTGGATTTTGACTATATCTAATTTTACGACCTGAAGCTAGCTGTACTTCAACTGCTGGTGGTTCGTACTTAAAAATTTTCAATGTATCCATCATATCATCACCTTCATCAAACTTAGTATTAGCAAAACCAGTTGCTTTAGCTGCGATACTAATAGGGATAATTAAACACTCACTATATACACCTCTTAATTTAACTGTTCTAACTCTTTGACCTTTTCTCAAATAATTAGTTACATTCATTGAATCAGATAATTCTTGAGGTATAACAGCATCAGTAGTTGCTACTACAACTAAATCACCTTCGGTGTATTCTCCTTTCTTAATAATACAATTCCAACCACCAATAACACCTAACTCAATGTTATCTGCACCTTCAATTGGTTTAATCTCGTTAATACGAGCTACAAAACATACACTATTATTATTTTCCATAACTTTTATTTAATAATTTATTTCTTGACAATCACTAATATCAAACACTCTACGGTTCCCATCAGGTGAACTTAAAACTAATTCAAGCTCAGTACTATAATATCCATTATTATAACCATAACCTGGAATAGATACTGGAAAACCATTTGTAGGAACTAAACGAATACCATAACCATCTACGGCTTCAAAGAAATTATCATTTGATAAATCAAAATCAAGTCCTTCAAAATCATCTATACTAATATGTTCAAAGTCCAAATAATGTGACTCACAACAACTACTCTCATGGCTTGAATATAAACGAGTTCCGTCTTCAAATACTAATTCTCCTGATACTTCTATTACTCTCATAACTTTATTTTTATTATACTATAAATATAACATCATTATTCTGAGGAGCCAAGCTCTTTGTAACAATGATCATAAGCTTTATCAAACTCAGCATCACATTGTTCTTTTAACTCAGGTGATAAGGTATCATAAACATTTTTATACCACCAATCATTCATTAGGTAAGCATGTTTTAGATCTTGTAGGTATGTTTGGCAGTAACTACCATCAGGATGTTGTTGACAATGCACTGCTGAACAGCAACCATCTTCTCCACACCCCTCACATATAGGACAATAAGGTGAATATTCTTCGCTCATAATTTTACCTCGAATCTATTTTTCATTTGTTCTAATTTGTCTACAGGCACATTATGCTCATTAATACCAAAATGTCTATTCTCCATTATAATAGAATGAACTCGATAACCATACTGTTCAGCTAATTTATAATACGCTTCCATTTCCCATTCTTGAGTAAATGTATTTGAAACAACTACATTATAACGCATTTTCATCCATGTTTCAGTTTTTTCTTGACACCAAGCATGTGCTTGCCTAAGTTTAGAAGCATCAAATTTATATTCTCCATCTTGCATAAAAAACATATCTGCCTCAACATGTTGATTACAAACAAGTTTTGCAAATGTTGACTTTCCGCTGCCTGGGATTCCACGAAGTAATATTAGTTCTTTCATTTTTGTTTTTCTTTTACTATTTTAATCATTTCTCTAAGACAAGCAAGTTCTGCTTCTTCGTAGGTATTCAATAATTCGCCATCGCAGTCTTCTTGTCCAAACAAATCACTAACCACTACATAATCAAATTGATTATCTTTATATGGTTCAACATAACAATATAGGTCGTACTTATCTCTAAACCATCTAAATGCTTGTGAATAAGTTGGAGCATCTCCAATTTCATCATATGCACTTTTTCTGACATATCCATCCTTTGTGGCATAAACACCAAAACAAGGTTCATCAAATCCAAGTTGCTTTAACTCTAAAGCTTCTGAGTGTAGTATAAAGTCTTTCACATTAAATACGCTTTTCATGATGGTCCTTTGGTAAACACAATTTTTTAATTGGTTGGTTTTTAAGTAAATTAAGTACCCCAAATATACCTACTGGGTACATGTCATTTCCATCTACCCCAACATCCATTGCTCTACCTTCAGCAATTCTTTGATGCTTAGGTAAATGAACATGTCCATGAAGATGAATAACATTATCATTCATACCATCCCAACTTGCGATAGGAAAATGCATTAGTACAAACTTAAATTTATGCATCTCACCTTTCTTTGTAAGTGAATGACATCTAACATCTAAGTTAATATAATGGTTTACTGATGTGAATAAACGCCTTATATCGTCTTTATTACGCTCAATATGGTGGTCATGATTACCGAGCACTAAATGAACATTCTTACATATAATACGGCTCCTAAATTCTTCAATCATTTCAAAACCACCAAATGACCAATCACCTAAGTGAATTAAAATATCATTTTCCCCTACTATCTCATTAATGTTATTAACAATAGTGTCATTCATATGATCAAGTGATTTAAAATCACGAGTCACATTATCAGCATCAGTCCACCTTGTAGTTGCTCTACAAATGTTAGAGTGATTATAGTGAGTATCACTAGTAAAAAATAAGTTTTGACCTTTTTCTAATACTATTTTCATACTGTTAATATAAAAAAAGAGGTTTGGAAAACCAAACCTCTCTTTAAAATGTTTTTAAATTTATTATTTATTTAATCCATAAAATGTATTACTGCCTTGACCTAACATTGTTTCAGGCAATTTACCATTCCATTTATTAACCCATTCAAGTTGTAACAACATTGGTGTAATTGTTTGTTGTTTCAAACGGTTTGCTTCAGCTTCTGCTTTAGCACTTGTCAACATTGCTTGAGCATTACCAGCGGCAGTTGCTACTTTAATTTTAGCTTGTGCTTCAGCTGTTTTAACTTCATTTTCAGCTCTCAACGCTGACTGTACTGCATTATTTTTAGCTTCAATAGCTTTCTTAAATGTTTCTGGATAGACTAGGTTTGAAGTAAATTGAGCCAAAATAAATCCTTCAGGCAACAAATGACTTTCCAAATTCTTTCTAACTTTATTCTCAAACAATTCACGATTAGAAATCAATTCATCAGCAGTATAACTATTAGCAACAACCCTAAAGGCATCATAAACAGCAGTTTTTAGAAATCCAGCTTCAATAGCACCCAACTCAACACGGTACTTAGTAAAGATATAAGGTACTTTTTCACGTTGTACTGAGTAGTTTAGTAGTGGTGAAACATGGAACTCACTACCGTCCTTAGAGTTAATTACAAATGATTCATCACTGTCTTCAACTTTCCTGTACTCTTTATGTTGTACAAATGTTGGAAACTCAACAATCTTAGTTGTGAAACGGTTGTAAAATACCCAACCAGTTACTTCGGTTGCGTTATCTACTCCCTTACCGGTACCAATCAAATTAACTTTGATACCTACATGACCTGCATCGATTCTTTCTAGACCGATGATTGCAAAACCTGCTACTACTGCTACTCCGAGCATAATAGCTACTTTAATTAGTGTATTCATTTTTTATTTGTTCAAGTTTAATTTTTCTCTTTGTGTTTTTTCAATATCCGTTTTTGATTTCTTTAATAAATCTCTAACTAAATAATAATCTTTACTATAATGGATAATATATCCTACTGTTTTTTGGTTACAATAATAGCTACTACCGTCAGTTATCGCCACTTCGTAAGGAAACCAAAACACATCACCGTAATCTTTTCTAATTACAATATTCCCCATTGTAATAGTTTGTGCATTAACATCAATAATGAGTGAATTTGGATCAGGATCAGCAACGGCTTTATTCATTAATTCTTTAATCAAACCATCTTTGATAATCCTTTCTTTTTTTCCATCTAAATTCACATGGAACTGTACTAAGTAGGTTACAGTCATAAGTACTGCACCTGTGAATAATAAAACGAGTAATACTATCATATTTTTTAATTTAAAATTTTTCGTTTAATAAATTTAACAGTAACATATACTGCTAATGTAACAAGCATTGCTAACCAAAGCAATATTAAAACCCCCAAAGCAACCCCACCAGTACTTGCCATATTGATAAGAGGTAATGCTATGCCAATAACAACGTTACTAGCTAATACTATACCAACAACCATTGTTAGTATGTAAAATAAATAAAATATTTTCTTTGTCATAATTTTAAGAGTGTTTCATTTCAACAGCCTTGTCTGTTACATGATGTGCTTTAGGTTTTCTACCGCGTTTAGATTTTGGTTTTTCAGTACCTAGATTTTCAAACCAAGGAAAAATTTGTTGAAATTCTTCCATTGAAATAGTAAGTGTAGTAATAGTAAAATTTTCTGGAGGCATAACTTTTATTTCTTTATAATGTTAATATATGAATATTATTTTAAGGAGCCAAACTAGTCCCACCAACTACCAATCCTATCATTCATTATCTTAAATAATAAACGTTTGGCTTTGTTATGCTGCGCTTGACATCTATGCATCATTTCATTATTCATAGGTCTACTATCATAATATGCTTCATAATAATCTTCATTTTGAAGTTTATTAATCAACCTAACACAAGTCATCATTAACTCAGCATCACGTTTAGAACTTTCATGCCAATTTCTTTCACCTAAATGTTTAGCTTGTTTTTCTAATTTAAATTTTAGTACCTGGAAGATATAGTAATAGTCCCAATCTCGGTCTTTCCAAATAATAGGGAACCATTTCCAAAGATTTTTAATACCTGTCCAAACTGTTTTATGAACATGTTTAACATCCCATAAAAACCATCTGTATAATTTCCAATACCACTCGTTATATTCTTTGCTCATATTGTTCCTGAAATTAAAATTGATCCATCACCCATAACTTGGTGATCAAACTTATGTTTTTTTAAAGCACCTACTGCTAGTGTTTTCATTTTAGTGCTATTACCTGTAATGATTTTACCTTGAAAACCTAATACTCGATAATCCCACATAATAGCCCACTCTTCTACTATTAAGGCAACATCTTCATGTTTAACACCATGCAAATCTAATACTGGAATGTTTGTCATTATTTTGAATCAATATAAGTAGCTATTCCAATAACAGTAAATATTATTAATAAAGCAGCTATAGGAATCAAAATAGGTGAAAACACCCACCACCAACTCCAAGTAGCAACAACACCCAAACCAGCTAGTTTAAGTGTTAAGAAAATCAAAAACAAGATAGTACCCAAACCCAAACTAGTTGATTTATTATTTTTTTCCATAACGTAAATATATGAATCCTATTTTGAAGAGCCAAACTCAATTATAGCATTTATAGCATGTTTTTTAAGATATTTTTCACAGTTAGGTATTTTATCTAAAAATGCTAACTCATACTTATAACACATTATTTCCTCATCTTGTTTATTTAAATTAATATTTGAATGCCAAATCCATAAATGTTGACTTTCATGAACCAAAACAGCAGCTACGTTTTGAACACCTAATAAAACATCGTTTCGACTTATGTAGATAACTTTAGTATCACAAGAGGAAAAAGCACTTAACCACATATCAATTACATCAACCATTGAATCTAATCTATTATAAACAGCTGTGTCTGTTATTTTGATTAGTGTTATAGCCGAGTCAATAGTTTTAGTATATTGACTCGCCGTAACCGGTAAAATAATTTGGCTATAAACAATATTAGATGTGAATAAAGTTAATATAATTAATATAAATCGCACAGCGATAAATATTATTATTTAAAATCTACCTCGTAAATTTTTACTTCAACAACATCACCATAACTATCTCTATACTCAAAGTAACCAACATAAGTATCAGGGTACTTAGCATTACTAACATACCATCCTAATCGTTTACTTTCAGGACCAAAATAATCATCTATTAAGTCAAGTAATGCATCCCAATCACATGAGGCAACAATTGGTTTAGCATACTCTTCAATCATAGCAACATTAGTATAATTCATAGTTAATTTGATAAAGGGGCTTTAATTGTTGGGTGTGGTTCATATCCAAGTAATATAAAATCATTCAAGTCAATTTCATCTACTTTACCATCCATTGCTGCTCTAAAATTATGACCCGAACTCATTTTTAATGTAGGTAATTTTTTAGGTGTTCTGCTAATTTGTTCTTTAGCTTGTTCAATATGGTTTGAATACAAATGTGTGTCGCCTAAATGACCGATTAAATATTCAGGCACCATATTTACTTCACGTGCAATCATCTCAAGTAATAGACCGTATGAAGCGATATTAAACGGCAAACCTAGGAATACATCAACCGAACGTTGATTCCACATTAAAGAGATTGCTCGTGTTGGTATGTTAACTTGACTTAGAGTCATATCGATAGTATTTTCTATTGCATCTCCCAAGTTTAATTTTATAAACGGTACTTCTATTTTATTTTCAAATTTAGAGTTATAGTTTTCTATTCTTTCTTCTCTACTCAACTCTCTTGTATACATTTGCCAGCTGTAATGACAAGGTGGAAGAACCGTTTGATTTAATTCACCTACATTCCAAGCATTAACCATCAATCGTCTTGAGTCTGGATTTGTTTTAAGGTCGTTGATTAGATTTTGGATTTGGTCTATACCATTTTTAAAGTCACCATAAATAAAATTATCTCCATTCCAATTTCTCCATTGTTTACCATAAATTGGTCCTAAATCACCCCACTTATCTTCCCACTCTTTATCTGTTTTAATTTTATTGATAAAATCTTCTTTACTATATGGAATCTTCACTTCAGGACTATTAACATATCTCTTATAAGCATCACCATCCCAAATATGACAACCATTATCAACAAGGAACTTAATGTTTGTATCACCACGTAAGAACCATAGTAATTCAGTTACAATACCTTTAAAAAACATCTTTTTCCCTGTTAAAAGAGGGAACCCATCTGACATATTATGTCGAATTTGTCTTCCAAATACTGAAATTACTTCTCCATTTCTGGTTTGTTTTTTAATTCCATTTTCTAAAATATCCTTCAATAAATTATTATATTGTGGATCTAAATTGTTTTTCTTTTCCATATAAAACCGTATCCTTTTTTTGTTATTCCTCTTAAATTTGCTGTTATAGTAGTAGGATCACAACCTAAATATAAAGCTGCAGCTTTTGTTCCTTCCCATTCTTTAATAAAATTTCCATCTAAATCATATTGAAGAATAGGATTTGTTCTTGTTTTAGCCCATTCTTTATAATCCCTATTAGGTGTTTTTCCTTTTTTACCCTCAGAAATTTTACGTTTTGTTTCTTCAGATATATTTTGTTTTGATTTACTTATATTTTGTTTATGTTCTTCTGTTTTAGGTTTTTTAAGTTTTTGTTTTGTTTCTTCAGACCGTTTTTTACCTTTAGCTCCTTCAGAAATTTTACGTTTTGTTTCTTCACTTCTAGGTCCTCCACTATTATCAAAATAATCACAATTTAAACCATTTTCTACTGATGTATAATATTTTTTCCAATAATATTCTTTTTCATGTAATTGTTCTATTAAACATTCTTCAATAATTTCAAAAACATGATTTTTAACCCCAAACCCTTTTAATGAATTTAAAATTTTTCTTCCAGCAGCACGTTTAGCTAATCTTTTATATTCTTTAAATCTTCTTTCAATATTAATAGACTGTCCAACATATATTTGTCCTTTTGGATTTGTTATTTTATATATTCCTATACTCATAATATTTTATTATAAATATACAGAAGGCCTAGTTTTTTTAGTAGTTGTTAAAGGAAACCAGTCCCTGTCCTATCTTTCTTATCAACTCCAAAATCAATAATGTCTTGAAGCAATCTTTGATACTGTTCGTCTAATCTATTATTTGCCATAAAATGTTCCATAAAACCAATCCCACATATTACGTTTTATTTTTGTAATTTTAATATCAACCCTACGTTTAGCACAAGTAATCATATATGTTTTAGGTTTATCTTGTTGTGAGCGAATATATTGTTTAAGCGCCTTACCAAAATCCTTTTTATAAATACTAAACAAAAACCAGAATAATTTTTTCTGATTATAATCATTAAATATCCATCTACCTCCTTTATAAGTAGCTAGTTTACTGTTTGTTTCTGAACCTTCATGTCCACTGAATAACTCAAAGCAATCACGTTGTGATTTAAATACCAAATACTCGGTCTCGCTTAAATTGTAGATAAATGTATTTTCCATAACTTATTTTTCAATAATAATTAAATATCCTTCTGGAACTGGTTTAAATTCTTTAACAATCATTCCTTTAAATGATTTATCAAACATTCCCATATCATAACCACTATGTAAATATGGACCGCCACTGGCGTCTATCATATCAATTCTACTTTGGTCTGAATAAACTAACTTAGCGTATTGTTTAGATAATGGAGTTGATTTAAATGTTTCAGGATCATATTCATGAACGGCTTTCTTAAATTCACCCATTGTCATTCTCTCATCACTATCAACATCAGCACAATAAGCTTCATAAGCATTATCATAAACATTAGGCCAACCACAACGCATCCATTTAAACTCTCCTTCAAACAAAATGTTACCATCTTCTGTTTTACTAAATGTAAAAACATCATTGTAACGATTAGTGTATTCTATTTTTTTCATAACTTTTATTATACAGTTAATATAACAAAAAGGTTGGCGAAAGCCAACCCTATTGTAAAATATTTTTAAATTATTTTTTAATTATTTTTCGTGTTGAACCATCACTATACAAATAAATAGTAATTTCATTTTCACGAACATATTGGACTGGACGACCCATAATATCATACATTGCAACCAATTTTGGTTCGGGGCGATTAAATGTAACTACATTAGAAACATTAGAACGTTTACAAACATCTAGCTTTCTAAACATAAACGTATCTTGTCTAAGACATTTGTTCCACCATTGAGCAATCACTAATACACGGCCTGTATCTTTAAAGATATAATCAGCAGTTCGTGTTTCAGTATACCCTAAGAAATCAGCATCTGGGAAATCATACTCCATTCCAATTTGATAATCACTGAGTGAATCCCATTCACCTTGACTCATTTTAGCCATCCAAGGGCCTGAATAGAACATTAAGTAGTAGCTCATACAAGTATCTTTCAAAGGATATCCTTTAATGTAGCTCATTTCAAATGTATATTTTTTACAATCTACTGTCTTTACTACACTAGATACTTTAGCACCTGGGAATTGTATAATTTCTAAAGGCCGGTAAAGGGCTGTGTCACACTTCTCACATTTGTTCCAAACCTTCAAATACATTTTATACTTACCCTTAACGTTAAATTGAACTTCTACCAACCCTCTGTTATCTCTAACAGTATCAGTCTTTTTGGTTTGAAAATCATAAACCATAAACATCCAATCTACACAAGTATCATCTAATACTTTCCCACTTACATACCACTTATAGTAGTTACGTTCATTCCATTGTTGAAGTTTAAGTGTGCTCCAATCACATTTCGCGGATAAAGATAGTGCTGTCATCAAAGTAAGCACTAGAGTCATTAGTAGTTTTTTCATATTCTTTATTTTTTATTATTTTATTTGTTGTTGATACTATAATACTGAAAGTTAAAATCAAAATAATGCTCCAAGGATTAATTTTCATTTTTTCTTATTCTTTTGCAACCACATTACCTAAATATAATTAATACTTCCTAAACTTACAAGCCCTAATTACAGCTTGTGCCATCTTCTGATGCCCTGAATAATTCATATGGCATAAAGCATCACCACAATCGCTACGATAGACTACTCTCGTATCCACCACTGTTGCATTCTGAAGCTGCCCTAGTAACATCCTTTGTAACTCAGCCCCTTTACCTGGATATGCTTTATTTTCAGTCCTAGTACAAACTGAATAATCAAATCCAGTTAATACAATTGGTTTAACACCTTTGTACTTACATATGTTAACCATGTATTGAATGTTATTAAACGCCATTCCAGCACTTATATGGCTATTATACATGTCATTAGCACCTCCGTATATAAAACAATAGTCATAGTTTGAAGTTACATACATTTGGGCTTGTTGAAGCATCCAACTTGTTGTTTTGCCTCCAACTGAAATATTGTTTTGTATTAAACCTGTTGCTTGACATAGTTGTACCTGCCAACCATAGCCGTGATTAGCCGTATGTGAGTCGCCTATAAACAATGCTCGTTTGCCTCTAATATCATTTACCGTATCAACAACTACTGTTTTAATATACGGTCCAATTGGGTGTAATGGGTCATTGGTTGGTGCTAGTTTTGGTGTTTTACTCCATAACACCCAACTTGTGAGAAATCCTAAAATAGCTACTAATATGAATAGTAGTATTGCTTTGAAGCAATTAATCAATATTAATTGATTACTTTTGATGATGTTTTGTTTCATGATAAAAACTTATGGTTTTATGTTTATAACTTGTGTTTATAACTTATGTTTACAACTTTTGTATATACAGATTAGGTTGTTGGGGTAGGTTGAGCAAGCTTAATTTTTTTAAGCTCATTATATGCTGTTCGAACTAAATCATGTTTACATTTGTATTTATTATTTTGAGTTAATTCATTTACTTTTTCATGTAACTCATGAAAGAAACCCTTTACATGAGCCTTGTGGTATAATTCTTCTATTAGCTCTTCGTTAGTCATGAGTATAAATATCATTGAAATTTAATGATAATGTAATATACTAATGATGTTTTATGAAGCCAAATTAAAGGCCAAATCTTGTTTTTTGAGCGTTGTAGTTTTGAAGGATTTCTGCTTGACTTAATACTCTGTTATAAACAAAGGCTGTACCACATTGTCCATTTGTAAAATAATAGGGGTATTGGTTTCCTATAACTATAAAATCTGAGGTGAAAGTATTTGTAGCTCCGCTTTTACTTGTTCCACTACTTTGGGATAAAGTTCCATCTTTAATTCCATATATTCTAGTAGTAGTTCCATCATATGTTCCTACAGCATATATCCATTTTCCTGTTTCTACAAAACTTGAAATACCTACATCATAGCAAATCCCTGTATCGTTATAAAAGGTTAAAACATCGCCCCTAGCTACCAATCCTAAATTTCCACCACAAAAATAATTTAAAGTACCTATTAATCCTCTTAAAGTATCTAAAACATCTAATTTAAAGAAAATACCTATAGTGACTGCTGTTTTTCCTTGTATTAAAGAAGCAGCTGAAGACCCTAAAGAAGTATAATCATCAACTCCATCAAAGTCTAAGATGCCTCCATTTTGGTTAGATAAAAATGAAGGTCCATTTATTAATGTTCCATTATATCCATTCCCACTTAAATCATACCATGTTGTTCCTGTTCCGGGATATGAATCTTTATTAGCAGAATCTAAATAAAGTGTTAATCCATTTGTTACTATATTTTGACCTAGGAATTTATCTTTAGTTGCTTGATAGTTTTGTTGGACTTCATCTGAGGTTAATGTTTTATTATATAATCTAACATTATAGAATGTGCTTTCTAAATTATATCCACCATACCCAGGAGCACTTAAATTACCAATTCCTATACTTCCATTTCTTAAATCAACACCAGAAGTAGTACTTGTTTGTTGTAGTATCCCATTTAAATAAATTTTTGTTTCTGTTCCATTTTGAGTATAAACAGCATGAGCTATTGTATTGGGAGTATAAGCTACTGTGTAGTTTGGATGAACTCCTAATACACCATTGTAAAACTGCCATTCCCATGACCCTGCTCCACCACCGGGTGCGTTCCAAGCACTAATTAAAGCATTATAGTTAGCTCCAGTTAGTGGATTTGCTTTAAACCAAGTTTCTACACTATAGTTTGTAGTAGTAGAAACACTGATACTAGCTGATATAAAATCATCAGTATTGTCTCTATTAATACCTCCTCCGTATTGGGGTAAATAAGTAGGTCCATTATAAAATAGAGCATTTCCTGAACTACCTGTTAAATTATACCATGTTGTTCCTGATTTAGGATATGATACTAAATTATTAGCATCTACCATGAATACTAAACTACCTGTAACAATATTACCTTGGAAATATACTTGATTTATTTCAGCTTGAGTTAAAGCTTTATTATAAGCTGCTATAGCTCCTATATTACCAACCCAAGGTACTCCTGTATAACCATTTCCTATAGTTATACCAGCTGTTGTAAGAGTAAGTACACCAAATGGATTTGATTGATTATTTGTATTAATATTATTTATATACCATTTTACTTGACTTGGATCTCTAGTTGTAGTTAACATATTCCATCTACCTAAAGGAGTTGGATCTGAGGTTAATGCTGTATATGGACTATTGTCTGTTCCTGAGTTTCCATAGAAGTAATTTATGTTATATCCTTGTTCATGTGTCCATGTTCCCGCCCCACCGTATGCTTGATTCCATAAATTTCTTCTACTTCCATCATTAAAGGTATGATATTCCCAAAATATAATAGTTTGACTTCCAGTCCAAGCAGCCATACTAGTAGAATCATAATTTATAGCGGCATTGTCATCTACCCCATCAAATGAAAACCACCCATTTGAATTCCAGTTTGAATTTAATCCATTATATAAAGTAGCATTATTCCCATATCCTGATAAATCATACCATGTTGTTCCTGTTTGTGGGTATGAAGTTGGGAGGGAAGCATTTAAATATAATACTAACCCATCAGCATCAATCCTAGGAATAGGGTTATCTGAGTTATTAATAAAGAAATTATTTGTTGCCGCCCAATTATAAGCACTACCTGTTGTAGTAAAGTTTCTAGGTGAACCCGGTAATGTATTAGCGGCATAAATAATATTGGCCGCACTGTTATTATATGAGGGATAAAATAAAGGTATATTAGCTGGTCCTCTACCTAAACTAACAGAGTTACCTATAAAAATAACATTGTTGGCTGCCGGTACTTCACTCATCCAAGATAGTCCTCCGAAACCACCTCTGTAGTTACGGTTTTGACCATCAACAACATATGAGATACTATTTTCTTGTATGCTACCTGATACTGGTGTTCCGGGGTTATATGATACTGGTTGTGGCATTAGAATGGAAATCTGTCTTTATAATAATAATATAATCCTCTAACCTCAGCATCTGATAATTGTCTATTATAAGCTAAGACAAATGCTATTTTACCTTTAAAATATCTACTTAAGAATGTAGATGATAAGCTATATCTAAATGAAGTTCCAAAATCTACATTATTTGATCTATAAGTTCTTACAAAATGGAATTGACTAGCTAAATTAGCATCAGGAGTATATACTCCATCAACAAATACTAAATTATTAGATCCAAATTGCCAGTCATCACTATTATTAGCACTAAATATATTATTGGCATTTAATCTAAAAGAAGCATCTGATCCTCCATAAAGTGAGAATACCATTTCTAGACCACCATTGCTTTCACTCCATATTCCTATAACTAAATCTCTATATTCTTGAGATATGTTAATAGAGTTTGCTATATCGTCTGTTCCATCAAAGAAGAAGTATCCTGCTGAGTTATAAGCAACACCATTAACTAAATCAGCATTAGCCCCTTGTCCTGAAATATCGTACCACACTGTACCTGTACCTGGGTAAGATTGTTTATTATTAGCATCTAGATGGAGTATTAATCCGTTTGTTGGAATACCAGGGAATGTTTTGAATCTGTATTGTTCGGCTTGGTAGTTTTGGAGGACTTCGGCAGCTGTAAGTGCTTTGTTGTATACTCTAGAATTAGCTATTTTACCATTTAAGAAATAACTTGAACCAGGTCCATAAGCTCCTAAAAACAAACCAGCTGGATTTGTAGGAATAATACCAGTTAATCCAGTTTGTTGAGCTATTTGAATACCATTTATGTAAATTGTTTTAATTCCTGCTCCATATGTGCAAACAATATGATTCCAAGTATTAGGACTTATGTAACTAGGGCAATAGAATGTTAAATCTTGGGCACTTAAACCCATTGTTCTAAAGTAAAAAGTACCGTCACTATTAAAAAAATTACTGTATTGAGTGTTTACATTTCCTTTTTCAAATAAAAATCCATTTTGGAAAAGTGTACTTATATTACTCCAACTTTCCATTGTGATAGCTTGACTATCTAAATTAGTGTCGTCAGGAAATACAATATAATCATTAGTACCATCAAACATAAAAGAACCACCATTTGATATATTAAATGATGTTCCGTTTGTTAATGTTCCTGTAGTTGCACTACCTGTTAAATTATATACTGATGTTCCTGATTTAGGATATGATACTATATTATTAGCATCAACAGCAAATACTAGACCGTCTGTGACTATTGGTGAACCGAAGTAGTTTTGTTTGACTTGAGTTTCAGTTAATGTTTGTGTGTAATATTTTGCCTGAGATATATTTCCTTTCCACCAGTATCCTTCTTGTACTTCAGCTCCAATATAAATTTGTTCCCCAATATTACATTTAGAAAAAGTACCAGTATTTCTTAAAGTACCATCTAAATAAATCTTTCCAGTATTATTATTATATGTGTAAACCATATGGTGCCATCTACCATCGAACACATTATATCCTGTTACAAAACCCCCATCATAATTTCCATCTTGAACACCAAAATAAGTATTACCAAAATTTTTACCTAAAAAGAATTCAGTACCTGCTCCAGGGTCATTACCTCCAATAATAGGGCGATAAGCATCTCCACTATTTCCTTGATATTGGAAAGTAGCTTCAACACTAGTACTATCTCCTAGAGTTCCTCTAGTAACAGAAGTAGCTACTTGATCATTAGTTCCATCAAAATTAAACCATCCACTTGAACTAAATAATACCCCATTTTGTAAAGCTCCTGTATTTCCATTACCACTCAAATCAATCCAGTTAGTACCTACTTGAGGATAAGAAGACATTTTAGAGGCATCAACATCTAATAATAAACTATCAGCATCTACTCCCTCAAATGGATCATTTGATTCTAAAATAAAATAACCTCTAGCAGTTATTAAATCATTTAATGCAACATTTGCATCACTGTAATTACCTGGTGAACCAGGTATGCGGTTTGCGGTATAGATAATAGCTGCCGAACCTGTTCCATTACAAGAATAAAACAATGGTACTGCTAGATTAGGATTACCTTCAAACCCTTGAGTATATGAATCTGTTACAAATACAATTGGGGCAACTCCGTCTGCCGAAGGTACCCATTTTTTAGAGGCAAAGGTAGTATAGTCCCTATTACCACTGTCTACAGTGTAATTAACAGATCCTCCTCTAATACTACCAGACAAAGGACCTGAAGCATTATATGCTATAGGCCTAGACATTCAATTAACCTATTGAACCTGAAGGAAATGGGTTAGGGTCTGTCCATTCTGGAGTCGCTAGAATAGTTAGAATCTCATCATATGTGTATTCTATAGATTTTGTAGTTAAAGCAGTAACTGATGAAGGTTGGGGCATATCGTATTTTACGAATGTTTGAGTTTCATCAACTGATTTACGAACTGTATCAATTGATGTTTCATAGACTTGGTTAAAGTCAATAAGGGGGAGTTCTGTAACGTTGAAAATTACAAACCTGCGATTAGCATATTCAGATTCTTGTGTTGCCATGTTATTATTATTTTATTATAAATATTGATAAATTAATTAATTTTTATATCCCCATTTATATCCATAAATAGTTTTTCGTTTTCCATTACATACTTCATATATTGCCGCAGGTGTTTTTTTATTTAAAAATAAAGCAGCTTCAGTAGCTGAATTCCATTCTTTGATAAAAATATCGTCTAAAGTATATTGAATTATATTTTTTCTTTGTTTGGTAGATTTTGAATTTTTATAAATTCTATTATACTCTCTTATTTTTTCTTTGTTAGCGGATTGCCATTCCTGCATATAGGATTTAATCTGTTCTTTATGTTTCTCCTGATAATCTTTTACCATTTGTTTAGCTAACTCAGGATTATTTTTTCTCCATTCTTTAGTTTGTTGAAGCATTTTTTCTTTATTTGTTTCTCTATATTCTTTAAATTTTTCTTTGTTTTCTTCAGAATATTTTTTACTTACTTCTGGGTGGATTTTATTCCATTGTTTGGTTTGTTCGTTACGTCTTTGTCTTATCTCTTCTCTAGTATAAATAATTTTTCTACCTCCACCACCTTCATTTTTATTTTTTAAAACAAAACCCCATTGTTGATATTGGTTTATCCAATACATTTCTAAAGGTTTCCATTGATTTTTATCTCCTTGTATTTCATCTATGATAGTAAATACAATATCTTTCCCATAAGTTAATTTATGGTAATGTTTTCTAACAACATGGGATATTGTTTTTCCAATATAAAATGGTATTCCATTTTTTGATAATTCGTATATGTAAGTTATATTATTCATAAATAAAAAACCCAAGACGCTTTCAGGGTCGAGGTCCTTACTCACGCTTGGGTATTATATTTTTAATATCTTAAATGCCACCTCGACTTGGCGATTATAAATATTATTATTTTATTATAAATATTAATTATAAACCGAATCTATTTCTTTGTGCGTTGAAGTTTTGAGTTATTTCTGCTGCTGAAAGAGCTCTATTATATACTCTAAATGAACCTACTTGATAGGCCATTAAATAACTTGCTAAAGATGCTCTATATCCAGGAAATACTCCTGCTCCACTATTAAAATTTCTATTTCCTCCATTTTCACTATTTTGTAGTTGAGATAAAGATTGAGAAATACCATTAATGTATATTTTATTATTAGTATAGGAAACATCACTCCTCATTTCAAAAACATATTGTACCCAGTTATTTACTAATCCTAAAGAAGAAACTGTAGCTGCTGAAATACCATACACATCACCATTATTTGTGTTATATCCTATATTACCATTATCACACCAAACATCATAAGCATTCCAACCAAAAAACATATCACTAGGATAAGATGATGGGATTTTACTCCACATTTCAACAGAAACTGTAGTAGTTGAGCCAATAGGAGCATCAAATAAAACATAATCATCAGTTCCATCAAATTGGAAATATCCACCAACAATTTGGGAATTAAATGCAGGACCGTTAATTAAAGATCCACTATATACTGAATTGGTATTACTATACCATTGATATGGAGTAAATGTACCACTAGTAGTAAATGTATGGATTGTATATCCGTTTAGGTATGTGATTGTACCTCCGGTTGCTGCTGGTAAACCTGGATAACGTACTATGACGATGCCTGAGCCACCTGCTCCACCTTTGTCTCCACCTCCACCACCACCTGTATTAGCTTGTCCTGCAGTAGCTATAGGATTACTAGTTTCAACAGCACCATTTCCCCCACCCCCAGAACCAGAATTAGGGGTTGCATTATTATTAAAAGAAGCACCTCCTCCACCACCAGCATAAGTTGTAGAAGTACCAGAAATAGAGAATGCTAAACCATCTCCTCCTTTACCCCCAATAGCAGTTCCTATAGCACCCGGCTGTCCTGCACCTCCTCCTCCTCCAGATCCTACAGGATTTAAACCTCCATTACCTCCTTGAAAACCTTGGCCGGCTGTAGCTGCTCCGCCTGCAGTAACAGCATCTCTACCTGCTCCACCTCCAGAACCTCCAGAAACACCATTTGCTTGATATGCACCTCCTCCTCCACCTCCAATAGCAGTTAATGATCCAAATACTGAGTTTGATCCGTTATTACCATTAACATTATTTGAAGTTGGAGAAGCAGCTCCAGCACCAACAGTAACTGTGATAGCAGCAGCATTAGTAATTTGATAAGCACTATTGTAAATCAAACCACCAGCTCCGCCACCTCCACCTCCGCAAAAAGGATTACTATTAGACTCTCTTATCCCTCCAGAACCACCACCAGCAACAACTAATACCTCAACATATGGAGGTTGTGAGCGAGTGTATGAATCCGGATCGCCTGCATCTAGGTTTAATACTAAACCGTTTGTTACTATACCTTGTGGTCCTTCGAATCTACTCATTATTTTGTTGCGTTATAGTTTTGTAAGACTTCTGCTGCGGTGAGTGCTCTATTGTATAGGCGTAATGAGGCTATTTTTCCATCTAAAAATTCTGTTGCCCCACCTCCATGAGCAGCGACATAGGCATAATTATTAAAACCCCAATCTAAAGCACTACCTTTAGTCGCTCTTAATTCTCCGTTTATGTATATGTAAGCATTATTGGAGGATTTTATAGCCATTATATTCCACCATTTATTTACATCAGTAGCAGCTGTAAATGTTACCCCTGTACCAACCCAATCATCTCCAAAGCGGATTCCAGGGTTGGTTGGAGAATACGGAGATATAATAGAAGTTCCTAGGAAACCATCTGAATATGTCTGAGTTCCTGAAGCCCACCATGATATAATTTCATCTAATGCTCCACCAACACAGAATTGGTTCCAATTGACCCAAACGTCTATTGTTAATTCAGAAATAGTTCCATTTAATGATACTCCAGGAAATAATATGTTATTTCCAAACCCAACATAATCATTAGTTCCATCAAAATTAATATACCCATCGTTTAGGGAACTAAATGTAGGGCCATTTGTTAAAGTTCCATCTACACTCCCTGTTAAAGTATACCATGTTGTTCCTGATTTGGGATATGATACTAAATTACCTGCATCTAGAGCATATACTAAACCATTTGTTACAATTGGACCACCGTAGTAGTTTTGAGCCACGTCTGCTGCTGATAATTGTTTAGAGTATGAAGATACTGTTGATAAGTTTCCATTTAAGTAAGCACCACCACCAATAGCAGGACTTACTGCTGCTAAACAAAAATCCTCATTATTAGAAATATCTAACCCAACTAATGAACTAAAGTTAACAGGAGTACCTGCAACCCCATCAAGATATAATATACCATTTCCTGCTCTATCTAATGAAAATGTTGCTTGATGCCATCTTCCTGTTGAAGGATACCCACCATACGCAGTAATAGATGTACTTGGGGTAAGAATTTCAAATCCAAGTGCTCCAGTTCCATCTATAAACATAGAGTAACCATACCCTAAACCTCCAAATCTTTTAAAAGTTATTCTTTGACCACTTGTAACTGAGTTGATTAAAAAAGTAACTGTTTCTGAAAAGTTACTAGTACCTATGTTTAGATTAAGGTTATTAAAAAAGTTAACATAATCGTTTGTTCCGTCAAAAGCAATCCATCCATTTGTATTAAATGTAGGTCCATTAGTTAAAGTTCCTAAACCATTATATCCACTTATATCATACCAAGTAGAAGCTGTAGTTGGATAAGAAATAATTTGACCTGCATTTAAATATAATTTTAAAGAATCAGCATCAATTTGTTCATATGGAGGCCCAACAGCAAAATAATTACTTGATGAGGCGACCCAATTTAATGCTTGAGAACCCGAGTTAAATGGTATTTGTCCTCTTCTATCAGGTAATCCATTCACAATAGTTATAATATCTAAACTTGATGTACCTGCCGTCAACCAAAACACAGGAGCAGAATATTCATCTACTGCTGGTAAACCACCTTCAACATAAGCACCTTCGGCATTTGAACGAGATACATAGTAGTTAGCTGTGTAATTATCTGAAATAATTGTATATTGACTTCCGTTTTGTGGAATATCTGAATACCAGGTAGTACCGTTGTAGTCTTGACCATAATCTTTACCTGCTGTATCTACAGCATAACTTATCCTAGAGGTTTGCAGGCTTCCGGATATAGGACTTAGATCATTAACAGCAACAGGATTTGGCATATTGGTTTATTATAAATATTAAAGAGGTGGAGGTATTGGACCTGAACCTGTAGGACAATAGAAACGCTCACAATAATCTTTTTGGTAAATAGGCATTGCATTGCCAAATGTAGTTAATTCTGTACCTGGAAAAGGCCATACCTCACTTGAACTAAAATTAGGTAGTGGTTCTTGATCCCATAAAATATCTACTGCCGATGCTGTAGACCAAAGTGAACAAGACATAATAGGCATTCCCATAGGAGAACTTGCACTTACATATTGTTCACAAATTGGACCCATTATATAAACTGTTTGAGTGTAAGTAAAACTAGTTTCCTCTGTAATTGGGTTAGTATAACTTTGAGTTATCTCATTTAACAGAAATAAATCACTCATCATATATTTTCTATATTGGTAGTTATGCATATTAAATAGATCCAGTTGGCATACAAGGTACTTCTGCCCAGTTAATAATTGTCTCATCCCACACATAACACTTACCATCGTTTGGATAAGGAACAGGAGCAACCCAATCATAATTTGAATCTAAAACCCAAGAAGGATAAGGTTGAGGATATATAAATACATCTGCTTGAGCATCATAAGTATAACCTATACCCGCATATTGTTTGCGGAAACTACCGTCTATAGATGTCTCTATCCAACTAGCAGGATCGCCTTCACTACCTGTATTAATAAATTCTTGAGTTGCTACTATAACGGTAGTAACAACACTGTTTTCGTTTATGTGTGCAAAGTATGACATAATTCTTTATCTTTTTCTATTTGTTTGTTTATTTCTTCCCAAGTAGGAGGTTGTGTTCCTGTAGGATCAACCCACTTAGTAAATGTTGTATTGTAAAGTTCAAATTGAGCATGTGGACGTAATTTTTTAACTGCTACATCTACACCCCATAACCCTAAATATTGTTCTATTATATCCATATTAAGTTAAATAACGTACTATTACTATGCCTGAACCTCCTGTACCACCTGCTGTTGCTGCTACTCCAACCCCTGAACTAGCTCCGCCTCCGCCTCCACCTGTATAATTAACACCACTAGATCCATTACTATCTAAATTACCTCCATTGGCTCCACCACCAAGACCTCCAAATCCACCACCTACTTGTGAAGCACCTCCACCACCACCACCAGCATAATAAGTAGAAAATCCTGAAATATAGTAAGGTAGACCAATACCACCATTACCTCCTCTTTGAGAGGTAACTCCGTTTGCTCCTACAGCTCCAGCACCTCCACCACCTCCACAAGATGTAGTGTCTGTACTTTGTCCTGAACCAACTTGGTTTCCGCCATTATTTCCTTGGCCTGGTATTCCTTGTCCGCCTACTGGAGTATAACCACCAGCACCTCCAGCTCCACCTCCAGAACCTCCATTTTTACCATTAGTATCAAAATAAGTAGTACCTCCACCACCACCAATAGATGTTAATCCTCCAAATATTGAATTAGAGCCATTAGAACCATCTCCTGTAGGGCTTCCTGTACCTGCAGGTCCACCAGCACCACCGGCACCAATAGTGACAGTTATTCCAGTACCAGCAGATACACCATAGGATGAAGCATAAAGTAAACCTCCAGCACCACCTCCACCACCACAGGCAGATCTATTAAAACCAGAACCTCCTCCACCACCTCCAGCAACAACAAGTACCTCTACAGGACCTGTAAATGAAGGAGTGAATGTTGCTGAGCCTGTGAATGTATGGATTGTGTATGGTCCGTAGTATGAGATGTTACCACCTGAACCTGAGCGGACTGTGGTTAGTGATTGTGCATCTGAATCTGATAAAGCTGAGGGTAAAATAGCTAATGTAGATGGGTTATTTGAAAATGCTTGGCCTTGGCCATCTACATCACCATACATTCTAAATGAATCCCAAACATTACTTGCTAAAGAAAGTGTACTTGTTGTAGTTAAAACTCCATCTCTAAAAAATTTAAATGTAGTTCCGTTTTTAGTAACTGCAAATTTTGTAGTTGTACTACCAATTGCCCCTAAAAATGCTGCCCCATTAACAGTATCATAATAATACACTGTATTATTGTAGTTATGTATTGAGTTTGCCCCATAAGGACCAGCACCACTATCAAAACTCCAGTTTACAGCATCAATAGGATTCCCACTAGAATTTTGATTTTTTCCTATATTAACTCCAGACATATAAAATGTCCAACTAGTAGTACTTAAAGCTGGTGAATCATTTTTAAAGAATTGGTCTATAGGTCTAGTTACTGTTGCTGATGTTGTTGGGATGTATGAGGTTGGAAATTCACCTACTTCGATTTGTTTACCCCAAAAAAAGATACCGCTAGATCCATCTCCAGTGTAACTATCATTTGTTCCTGTATTAATTAATCTAATTTGTATATTAGCTGTTGTATTATCAGTTTTTGATGGAAAAATAATACACCTATACCACCCGTTTCCATAATTTTCAATAGTTCCATTCCCACTAATTTTTGTACCATTACCTAAATCAAAAACATTTATAGCAGCACCTGCACCCTGATTATTGTCGAATATTATGAAACGTGTTCTACCAGCAGCTTTAGCAAAGATACTAACACAAAAAGTACTTGAATCTACAGAACCACCTAAAGAACCTCCAAATGTTGTTATATGAGTTCCTGTACTTGTATCTTCTATAAGTTTATCAGCGTTTTGAGTTCCATCAGGAGATATTCCACTATCCAAAGAAACAGTAGTACCGGTACCTGCACTTATAGTTTGGCTATTAGTTGTAACATTTGTTCTCTGTGGTTCACTCAATAAAGCACCTCTACCATTTTGATAAGTTATACGAGGGTAATTTAAGCGGTCTGTTGTTGGTTGGTATGGTTTAGCTGTTGAGCCAATATTAAGTTGTGCACCCCAAACAAAGTAAGTACCATTTGTTTGTTGAGTTACCCCTGACTCAAACTGATAACCAATATGCCAGTTTATAGCACCAAAAGCAGGGCCAGTAAATGTAAAAGATATTCTTGTCCAATCAGTAGTATTTAACCCATCAGCACTTGTAAATGATTTACCTCCAACTGTATTCCATGCTTGAGTATTATTTATAATAATAACACAGTTTGTAGCAGTTCCTAATTTAACATACATTGAAACTGTGTAAACTTGTCCTACTGCAATACCCGGATATGTTTTATATGTACCTGCTGGGCTACCATTAAAAGTAGTACCTGTTAATGTTCCATTAGGAGCTATAACTGAGTCATCTGTTATTGTACCACCAAAATTATTCCAAAATCCAGTTCCAAATTTTTCACTATATGTGTTTGTGTTAGCAGGTGTTACTTCAACATATCCTTGTTGGTTTACTCTAGTACCTCCATCACCACCAGTAAAAGTAAAATCACCAGTACCATTTGATGGTAATACAGAAAATATTTTATCCTCTTCATAGGCAATTATACTGCCTGCTGGGTTTAATAAGAGTGAAGCATTGTTGAGTAGACTCGCCATTTAATAACAGTTATATGTTATAAATATTGGCATCTCTTATTTTAATCAACTAAATAGCTTTCATGAGGGCGTCTAACTGAAACCCAAGGCATATTATGAGCATATTGAACCTTATTTACACCAATTGGTTCTTTACATTTCTTATTTGTATTATGATAATAAATAGGACCTTTATAAGGTACATGTTGGTACTCACCATCTACTTTTTCAAAAATATATCTTTCACCATTAAATGATCTAAAGTCACGTTCTGTTACTCGATACATTTTATCATTCATTTTGACATAAACAGCTTTGGATGTGTCAAAATTATATCTTAGTTTTTCTAATTGTCCTCTTTTTTCAGCCATAACTTAATCTGGGAGTAAACCTGCGTTCTGGATTGCATACCAGGTGCGTTCTTTCCAAACTTCCAATTTTACACCTTCAATTTTATCAGCGTCTTTAAAACCTTGCATAGTATAATCAGCTAGTTTCCAAACCAATTCCATTAGTTTAGTATCAGCTAATTCTAAATCACCTGATTCAAGAATTGCTAAACAATTTTTCCACATTGGGGTAACTATATTTGTTTTCTTCATAACTTAATTATAATAAATAAAATATTCACTTAATATGCCTTGTTCTTGATAAGCATAAATAATTCTCTCTAAATTGTAATAATCATCCATAGTGTTTACTTCAACATACTCTGTTGATTCATCTCCTTCCTCATTTAGTTTTAGGAAAACCATTTTCCCTTTAGCGTCTTCAAATCTAAAATCTATCATAACTTATTTTCTTAATACATGAATTGTCCATCCGGTCCAAGCTGCTGCTATTATTATTGTTACTATCATAATCCTTCCTCCTTCCACAATTCTAAAAACATGTCACACTCTTCAAGATTAAAATTGTCAATTAATTCTAACATTTCATTTACACCATCAACATGCGCTTCACCAAACATATCAATTTGGTAATTTGCTTCTTTTTGTAACTTAATAGCTTTTTTAATATTTTCTAAATTTACCATAACCTTTATTTCCTTATAATATTAATATAACAAATTATTCTCCAAAAGCCAAACCCCTCTTTTCCTTCTTGCGGTCATAAACTTTTTTACTTGCTTTTACTCTTGTAATCATGTTACGACGAATAATTTGTTTAACCTGTCCTTTACTTAAACCGTTAAATTTATCTTCCTGTTTCATCATATCGTTAATATAATAAAGGGGTCTGACAAAGCCAAACCCCTCTTTTTTATTTAATTTGTTTTTTTATTTTATGATACCTGCTTTATATTTCATTTGACGAACAAACGCCTCATCCATTTCTTCTTTATCTTTTTTAGCTTCCATCATTCCTTGTTGCATAAGCATTTTTCTAAACTCAGGAACACTTTCAATCCAGCTAATTAAAGCTTCTTCACCACCTGGATTGTCACTGAAGAAATCTTCAAATGAATCATATCCTAAGGTTTGAATATGGTTCTCTACATTAGTAGTACCATAATAACCTTCTTTCATTTTATCTTTATTTTCCATAGTTGGTTCTATTTTTCTTATTTGGTCTAATAAAGTACCTACAAAGTACTGTCTACCCTTACTCATTTTAAGAGCAACCCATTTATCTTCTAACCAAACATAAACATAATCAGCTGCTGCATTGTCAGCGTGTGAATATAATTCACTAAATAATTCTTCTGGTTCTTCGCCTTTAATTTGTTTAGCTCCACCTTTATCAAAACGTTCTACTGTTCCATCATCATCAATGAATCTAATATCATTACCATCCATTACTAAGCTACTTGCTTGTTCATCTGAATTGAAATTAGTGTTTAAAGTTTTACCTAAAGCTTCAGGGTAAGCATCATAATGAACATAAATTGAAAATATTGTATTTGGATCTGCTAAATAAGCTATTTGTCCTCTAGTTGCCATAATTTTATTATAAATATTATAAGGAATACTTAGACTTGAAAAATTCAATAAACTCTTCACCTATTGCTGTTTCTAAGACAACAGCTGTATCAGGTATACCAGGTAATGAAGGAGCTGAAATAATATAATCTATATTTTCATGACTCCAAACTTTCATTTTAGTTTTAGCATTTGAACGGTCTGATGTTTTAAATACCATCACTACTGATTGTCCATTATATGCTTTACCTTTTTCAGCTTTAAACTTTTCATGTTTGTAACCTTTAGGATATGAAATTTCTGTTTTGTAAGGACCATTTGAATTTTTACTTTTATCATAGTACCAATTCATTCTCCAACCTAATTCGGGTTTGGTTGGAATTTCATAAAATTCTCTAGTCCACTTATCAAGTTGAACAGGTGGTGTTTCTTTAGGTCTACCTTTTTCTGCCATTATCTATACATTATTATATAATCTCCAAAATAGTGATCCATAGTTTGAATTAACCACTCATAATCAGCCGCTGTCATATTAGCATGAACTTCATCCCAATTCTCACCTAATTTATGACTTAAATCCTTAGCGATACCCAATAGTGTAAAAGCATTACCTTCAGGACCCAACAAATCAATTTCAATTTTGTCTTTTATAGGACGTTTATCTACTATCATTTGCTTAATTGTTTACGAACTTCTTGAACATGTTTACAACCTTTACTTCTATCTTTACATCTAAAAAAACCAGAACAGTTACATTTTAGTTCTGAACCCTGTTTAGTAACTTTATAAAATAATCCTTTTTCACTTGATGATTCAAACTTCCAAGTTTCTTTTTCGACTGGAGCCTCTATTTTGGTTGGTTTAATCCAATTGATATCAGCTAAAGTAGTTTCAGGATGAACTTCTTTCCAAGTAGGAACAATATATTTTTTACCTGATACAGGAGCTATAAATAATGTAGGTGGTAATTGCGGATGTTCATAAGTGTATTTAAATACATAAACACCATTACTAACTAAACTCTTAGATGGTTTAAAACCATAAGATGTACTTTTAGAATACTTAAGAAACTTATTAGTATAAGTAATTTCTTGACCTAAAATATTTACTTTGTGTGTTTCAATTATTCTATGTAATGCCATAACCTTTATTATGACATAAATATAACATCCTTATTTTATAAGGCCAAATCTTTTCTTTAATTACTTTGAAAAGAATACAGTGCCATTTTCTTCACTTCCATCACAACCAGGTTCAAACATATGTTTGAATCCTAAAGATTGGAACCTAGAAATTACAGACTGTAATCTACCTTTTGGCCAATGATATTCTAATAATATTTTATTTATATTTTTAAAAGTATCATCTGATGTAACATCAATAACATCCCACTCACTACCTTCAATATCTATTTTAAGTAAATCAATCTTATCCCATTCTAGATTAGAAATTAAAGTTTCTAAAGTAGTAGTTTTAACTATTTTATAGTTAGGGCTATCATAAGTTTTAAATTCACTACCTTCAACATCTAAACTGTTTACTAATGGGTTATCTTCTTTCCAATATAATTCTTTTTCTCCATTGGTATCAGATAAAGCCATCCCAACAATTTTAACTTTTGGATTGCCTATAAAGTTACTAAATAAAGCTACAATACTTCTATCATCGCATTCAACAGATGCTACTTGTTTAGCTCCTTTATTTAAAATATATTGAGTAAATAAACCTACACTAGCTCCAGCGTCAATAACATTATTACATCCTTCTAAATTAAATGTTTTGTACCTGTCATAAACAAAAAACTCCCTATAATTAACAAATACTGGATGATAAAAGTCATTTATGTTTTGTTTATGCTTATACATGTTAGTATATCTAAAACGAAGAATTTGTCTTTCTAGAATAACACCTTTATCAATAAGTTCAAAAGTAAATCCACCAAAATCCTCATTTTGAAAATCAAAACCATGTCTAGGTGTTGGTACAAAAAAGACAAACAAACCTGGTTGTACATCCCAGATTTTCATTTTATAAATAGTAGTGTCTAAATCTATATCCTTAGTTATGATAAAGCCATCTTTTACAGGATAATTAACCCTGATTTCTATTTGTTGACTGTCTGAATTGTAATTTATTATTTGAAACTTATTCATTAGTTTTTGTTTTTTCTTTTCTTTTTCTTCAATCGCTCAGCATCTTCAATGATAAGTTGAATGTCTAAGGATAATGCTATACATAATCTTTCTAAAGCATCCCAATCATTAATAGCTATTTGAACCATTAAGTCATCAGGTAGACTTTGAAAGAATTCCAAAGCACCTCCATCTAGTTTCATTTATTAATCTTCGTTTAAGATTTCCTTTAACCAAGTAGGTTGTTTTTTAATTTTACCTTTTCGTTTTTGTTCTTCTAACCAAATTTTTAGAACTGCTAACTTTTGATTGCTGCTTGTTTTACTCATAAATTGTTTTTAACCTTGTCCGACACTTATTTTTTTATATAACTTAGATGTTTTTGTTTTACTTGTTTTTGTTTTTGCTACAATACCTTTTCTAGATTTTTTAGGTTTTTCTTTGTAAAGCGATGAAGCGCTTACTGCTGTTTTTTTAGATTTTGCTGCTGCCATGCTGATACATACATGGCTTTGTGATTAAAGTCTTTCCCATTTATTCTTATAATCTTTATTAGTAGTAGCATAAACAGCATATTCATTTCTAATTGGTTGACCACTATTATATGCCCCACAGGCGAGTGTCCAGTCTCTATGAATTGAATGCCATTTATGAAGCATTTGCATACTAATCTTAACATTAAGATCAATATTAGTTTTTAATTCCTTTTCACTTAAACGTTTTCTAACATATGGTCTAGCCCATCTAGTAATGATTTGCATTGGCCCAACAGCACCAGCAAATGATTTTTGATACGGGTTGTAATCAAAATCAAATGGACCCCTATAACGTGTTTCAAGATAAGCTACATTATAAGCGATATGTTTTGGAATGTTGAAACTATCACTCCAGTGTTCAATTGACTCATACATCTGGAGTGAAATAGTTCCTGTTGCTAAATCTAAACGGTCTTCAAATTCATCAATTTTTCTATTAATATTAAAATACATTAAAGTAATAATTCCCAAAACGATAATAAGATACCAATTTTTTAATTTAGCAAACATATGTTTCATTATTTAGTTAATACAGGTGATGCAATTTTAGCTGCATACATTTTAAAGATAGCACTACCTACAGAATCACTATAAATAATATATTGACCTGTTTTGCGGTCCATAATTATTAGTTTGTTTTCTGAGTCAACAGCAATCCTAACTTCTTTATTCAAGATAGTTTCATTAACAGCTTGTGGTTTCATCTTCAACTCTTGAAAATAATAACCCAATCCAAAACCAGCAATCAAAGTTGACGCTACAATGGTGACATTCATAAAACGAGCAAATGCTGTTTTGAACTTTTCTTTGAACTCTTCTGTGATTAAATTTTTCATAACATTTATTTTTGTTTTAAATATAATATTAAAAGTTTATTAAGCCAAACTTAATTATTCTTTTTTGGTCTTCCTCTTTGCTTAACTACTGGAGTTTTAAGTTTATTAATACTATTAACAATACGCTGACAATCCTCATATTGTTCTTCTCTAATATAGTAAGGTAAATTTTCTTCTAATGTCTCAGCAAAATGTTTTCGTTCAACTGTAATATCATATATTTCACCTTCTTCAAGACAAGTGATAGTCAAAACATGAACATGTTTTTTCTTTGTATCAATATTATCTAAAATACCATCTACAATAGCTTTAGCTATTCTGAAGTCTTTATTGTCTACTAGTTCTTGAAATTCTTCTGTGTTGTTAACTGTTATCTCTGCTACCATAATTAAAATAATTTAAAAAAATCTGTGTTAATGTTCTTTTCTTTTAATTTACTTAGTTTTTCTTGTTCTGCTAGTGTTTTTGTTGCTAACTTTTCTAAATGTTTGTTTTTTTGTGTTTCAAAATCATTGACAATAGCGTCATGTTTCTTATGTTTATTTTTTTTAAGTAAAGGAACTCGTTTTTTTTTCACATAGATAAATATACAAATCCTTATTTATACTTCCAAACGTAACCATAAGCACTTTTACATCTTCTTTGAGCTAATGCATTTTGGATGGTAGCATTTGACCCATAAAATTTTCCAGCGTCTGTAGAACTGTCCCATTCTTTAATAAAATTACCTTGTTTATCATATTGTATAATAGGTTTTTTTAATTTAGCTATACATTCTTGAGATTTAGGTTGAGGAATACCTCTTTGAGCATCACCAATTTTTTTATTACGTTCTTCACTAAATACTCTATTTTTAAAAACTTTACTAAGAGTTGCTCTTTGTTCTAAAGTTCGTTTTTTTCCTTTATTTTTAGCGGCTCTTTTATCTATTGTTTCTTGAGATTGTTTCTTCCCTAAAAGACGTTGGGTAGTTTTTTCTCCAAATCCTTTTGGTTTAGGTTTAGACATTAATTGTTTAGTTTTTTCACTATGGAAATCAGTTCCACCTCCACCTTTGTTTTTATTTTTTAATTTAAATCCCCAAGATTTAAAAAGTTCAATATACCATTTTTCCCAAAATAACCAGTCTTTAGTAGGAATATAATCTATTATTTCTAAAACAACATCCCCAAAATTTCTTTTATGTTCACTAATTCTACCTTTAGGAGATATAGATTTTCCAATATAAAAAGGCATATTATCTCCAGTATGTAAATAATAAATATAAGTTATTTCTTTCATAGTATTTATTTATTATAAATATTATGAAGTCCAAAATTTTGGCCGTTAGATTTAAAGTCTAGATATTAAATCATAAGGATCATCATCTATTGGTTTTGAATCATATAGACCTAATTCCTTTAAACGTTCTTTAGTATAATCATCTACTTCCCAATCCACTTTAGATTCATTTTTAGATACATGGTCTTCCATTCCCTCAATTTGTTTACCAGTAAATAAATCACCTTGGTATAAGTAATAACAATTGTAACATAATAACTGTATATTTTCAAGTCGATAATGCTGTTTGTTACCATCTTTAAAATGCATAATTAAAGGCATTTTATAGTCTAATACCCTACGTTCATGAAACCCACAAGTAGAACATTCCTCTTGTAAATAACCTTCTTGTATAAGTCTATATTTTATTTTAGCTGGATTAAATGATGATGGATCTATTCTACCTTCAATTAAATCTAATAAAGCAAATTCTTTTCTTGGACTACCATTACTTAAAAACTTAGGAATACCTTTACCAGATTGGTTTTTATGTTGTTCAAACAAATCAGTATAACCAGGTTGTGTGGCTTCATATTTTTTAGCCCATTTCTTATAATGTATGTATGAAACGTTCAAGTATCTAGCACTAGCTTTATTAGATTTAGTTTTAGCCATAGCGGCTAATATCATTTCTTTTCCTAGGTGTTTGGCTTTTGGCATTTTTAGTTTTTATATTTAAAAATAAATCCTTTTGTTGTTTTTAATTTTCCCTGACAGCATAAAGTTATTGCTGAGTCATAGCATCCTGTTTGTCTTGAAGCTTCTCGTACACCGTCAAATTCATTAATAATGTTACCTTGTTTATCATATTGAACAACAGGTTTTAATAAATAATGTTTAGCTTGTTTTTGTTTTTTTAAAGTTTCTTTACTTGCTTTTGTTCCTTTTCTATGTTTTCCAAAATTAGAAGAATCAAGTCTAGGTTTTTTCATTTTTTGAATTGTTTCTTCATTTCGTTTTTTACCTTTTAAAGCTTTACTAATTTTATCTTTAGTTTCTAGGGATTGAGTGGTACCTAAACGATTTGTATTACCTTTAGTGCTTTCACTGATTTTGTATTTCCACTCTTCTGTTAATTTCATACCTTGTTTAGATTCACTTATTTTTTCAGCAACTCCTATTATATATGGTCTTTTTACTCCTTTTAAAGCTAAACTAACTCCAGGTTTTTTCTTTCCACGATTGTTTTTTCCAATATTGATTTTTGTGTTTTCACTACAAAAATCAGGTCCACTTCCTCCTTTTTTTCGTTTATTCATTATTTCAAAACCCCATTGTCTAAATTGTTCTATCCAATATGTCTCTAGTGGTTCCCAGTCTTTATAATCTAAACTATTAACTTCATCAATATAAGTATATTCTGTTTGATCTCCATAAGTTTTTTTATGGTCATTTTTTCTATTATTTTTAGTTTTGCCTATATAAACTTTATTAGGATCATTATAACAATTAGTAACTAGATAAATCTTTGTATTAATATTCATTTTAATGGTTTTTATGTCCATTATAAATATTAAAAAATTTTAAAAGGTTTAGCTTTAGGCATCTATATCTTTATCTAATTTAGTTTCACTAAATCCAAAAGGTATGTCAGTTTTTTCTTCAATTGGATCAAATAATTTATTTCCGTTTTTACGAAGTTTATTTTCTGCCTCAATATAAGCTTTATAATCTTCATGTTCCAAATGAATAGTTTCAACCCAAGTATGGTCACCAATACCTTTTAATATTGTTACTGCTCCTTTTTTCTGGACTGTAGAACATGCTACACAACGTGTTGTGTTAGGCATAATTTCTAAACGTTTTGGATGAATTGGCTCACCACACCCTGTACAATTTCTCATAACTTATTTATTATCTAATTTATCAATTCGTTTTAAAAATGACCAAAGTTGTTCAGCTGTTTCAACTATAACTTCTTCTTTGGTTTTATCATCATGGTTATTTAATTCAATAGGCATTATCTCACCTTCAGGTCCAAATCTATCATATACCCACCATAATATAATGTCGGTTTTCCACTCACCATAGTGTATATAAAGCAAGTTCTCAATCATTAGGTAGAAGGCCTCGTCATAATTAGAAATGCCCATCATATACGTTTCTTCTAAATCCTCAGTACGTTGGTTACATTCATCAAAGACATTTATAATATCAATAAATAGTTCTTTTTCATTCACACCTTTTTTCTTAGGTTGAACTTTTAAATTTTTACCAAAGTTTTTCATATGATAGTTGTTACACCAAATATCTTTAAGAATTCTTTTAATGGGAGTTGTTTTCTCTCAGCAAATAATTTAGCTGCTTGTAACCTTGAGGTTGTAACTACACGACCAATTGTCTCTTGATTTTTGTCGTTTCTGCTATAAAACTTGAATATCATAGTCTAATATATTTTTGTTGTTGCTCTTCTAATGAATTAACTGTTATTTTAAGATTACCTAATTCAAAAACTCCTAATTCATTATTTTCTTTTATAATATCATTTAATTGTTGAACATACATATAATCCTGTTGTGTGAATGCTTCACTATTAATTTCAACAATAATATCCTCTCCTCCATTAAACCAAATTTCTAAAGCGTTTTTTAATGAATCATTATTTTTATTTAAAATATATTTTTTATTATAAACAACATTATATTCTGATTTTCTAAATCCCCATTTCTTAATAAAATTAATATTTGATTCTTGTTCTATAGATTGATAATCACCTACACGAGATGTTTTACTAACAAAATGATAAACATGAGCTGAACTAACTTTATGTTCAAATCCTGCTATTTTATATCTTAAATGTAAATCATCATCCTCACAAAACATTTTAAAGGTATTACCATCAATACCTAAATAATCTTCTTTCATACATCCAAAAAATAATTGAGAACCTCCATCTATTAATTTTTCTTCTATGTTGTGATTTAAAAATTTTTCTTTATTAAAGGTATTTAAGTCATAACCACAATCTAAAATAACTTTACCGGCGTATGTGTCTGGATAGATAGGTGGTTCAATTCTTGTATAAGTTGTTATCCTACCTTTAGTAATATGTTTATCCATAGTTTCAATAAAACCAGGTTTAATAATCATATCGTTATGGAGTAGAATAATTTTTTCACCTTTTGCTTTAGCTACAGCGTTATTATAGTTTATACCTAAAGTAACACTGTCGTTTTCTTCAATAATTACATCAACATCAGGGTAAATCTCTTTGATATTATTTAAAATATTGTTAGTGTACTCTGAGTTGGTTTTGTTTGTTGGGATGATTAATGATATCATATTAATATGTTTTATAAAAATTGTCTACTGATATAATGTTTAATAATTCTTCTCTATGTGAGTCAAAATAACTCCACTCTAAGCACTTTTCTAAAGAAACTTTATCATAAATTTCTTGTTGTTTTTGTTTAACTATACCTACTCCCCAGTCAGTGTCTACTACTTTTATTTCTAAGCTAGGTTCAGTACATCTAAGTTTAACTACTGATTTCCATACATCTCCGTTCCATGTACCTGAAATTCTTGGGACAACTTGATTTATAAATTCAGGTGGATTACAATCATGTAATATAATAAACCCATTTGGTACTAAATGGTTTAATGAGTTTTTTATATCTTTATCAACTTGATCAGAATGATGAAGACCATCTATAAAAATAACATCATATTTAATATCATGTCCTTTAATAAAATTAAAAAACTCATCAGATGTAATAGGATAATTAATTTCAGGAACATCCATACCTCCAACTTCAGAACCAGGTGATGGGTCAACACCATCTTTATGTGGGGCATTAATTTTCCTTATACAAACCCCATCATTTACTCCTATTTCTAAATAATTTAGAAAATCATAATTTTTTATTAAATGGTTAATTAAATCCCATCTTTTAACTCCATTAGGATCAGCATAAGTATCATTTGAATATTTTTTCATATTAGTTTATTTTATTAATTTAATGTGAATATCTTCAGGAATGATGTTTTTATCTTTAACCATTTGAAATCCTTTTTGAAGATATTCCCCCATTCTAGCTTCAAATTTATCTCTTTGTTCTTTAGCTCCTACTTTTATCTTTAAAAAATCTTTATAATAATTAGTAAAATCTCTATCTTTTAAAGGACCAACAGAATATTCAAATATAGTTTCTCCTTTTAAAACATATTGTTGAAAATCAACTCCTAAAGATTTTATATATTCTGATAACATCATTGAATACCAATCCCAAGGACCATATCCTATCCAATCATCATGTACGGGACATAAATCTTCATAAAATGATTTGCTATAGATGTCAAACCAAATAGCCCATTTACTTCTTTGAGTAGGAACTAATAATTTATCAGCATTGTGATTTGTTTTTAAATTATGTCTAATATCAAAAATATCAGTTGAGTTCCACTCATCATAAGGAACATCCATATATTGTTGATTAGTTATTTCATCCCATGTCCAATCCCACATCTTATGTATTTCAGGAGTAATAACAAAATATTTGTTTTTTACCAATCTAGCGGCTTCTATTAAGTACGTTAATAAATGTTCACTAAAATACATGTCTGGACATACTGGAATGTAATAGTCATATTCTTCTCCATATGCTATTTTTTGCATATCTAATAAACCATAATTTTCTTCTCCATCATAGATTATAGAATTATGTTTATAATCTTTTAATAAAACAGCTAAATCATTATATTTTTTTATAAAGAATTCTTTAGGTATTTGACTATTATCCCAATCAGTAATATAACTAGATAAGTTTAAGTGAGTGTCTATAGTCACCTCAACATCATCTTTTATATAATAATGTGATTTTTTAAACTGAGTGTATGATAATAAAGCATAATCAATTTGCCAAGGCATTATTAAATAAAATACTTTAACCTTTATCATAATTTTCCTGCTTTAATTTCATCTACAATCTGTTTAATAGTCATTTTTCTACCTAACACATTCATTTCATTTTTTACGCCTGATTTAATCATCTTCATCCAATATAAAAATTCATCTAGACTTAAAACATATCTTGTAGTATCTTGAATTACAGGTTCAATACCATCATTTAATTGTTTTTTAAAATAATTTAATATAGTGTATGGAGTTTTAACCCACTCACAGACTTCAATTCTAACTATTGTATAACTACTATAATTAGTTCTTATATATTCTTCGATTTCTATTTTATGGGATGTGTATCTGTCTTCTTTATAATAAATCCCTAAATTTGAAAAATAAACTATATGTTTATCTGTAGGTATTGTTTTAAGTAAATTAAATTCTCTATTATATTCTTTTTCATCAGAACAAGAACTATTACTTACCCCAGAAGCGAAAAATACTAAATCATCTCTATCTTCAAGAACCTTAGCTATACTACCATTACCTACTATCATGTCTTATATCATTTTATTATGTTTAAAAATGTTAGTAATTGTGTTAACTACATTTTGTTCATAATTTACATACTCTAAAGCCAATTTCCAATTTTTATCAATTATTTCTTTTCTATTTTTATAAAAGTTTTCATTTAATTGGTTTGTCTTGTATATTAAATCATCTACATTATTAAATGTTATAATACCGTCTATATCAAAATAATCTCCTATATTCGAACAACCCCAGTAGATAGGAATTGTCTTAAGTAAAAAACAATCTAATATTTTTTCAGTAAAATATCCTCGACTTGAAGTGTTTTCAATTACAACACCAAACTGTGAATCTCCAAATATAAATTCTTTACCTAAACGAGCATCTTCAATATTGCTTCTGTCTCCATATGTTTCATAAAACTTAATAAGAATATTAAATTCATTTTGTCTAGCTGTAATTTCATGCCTTAAAGAATGACCATATGTTTTTAACAATTTACCTTGTAAATGAGCTAGTTTAAATTCTTTATCATGTTCTTTTTCATATTGGTCTGGTTTTAACCAAGTATGTCCAAAAGGTTGATAAAGGGCATTATCACAATTATTTAGTACTTTATCACTTTGAGTTAATATAATAGAAAATATATCTTTATTTTTAATTGTCCAATCATGTAATCCAAAATATTCATTTGGTTCCTGGAAGGAAATAATGTTTATATCAGATAGTTCTTCTTGTGATTGGGGAGCTGAGTCTATAAATAATGAAAAGTCTAAATGAGATAAATGTTGGAGTTTGTCTTTAAATACTTGTTCATCAAAATGAGCTACTTTTAGTTTCATAACATATTATAAAAGTTATTTTGTTTTTCTTGTTTTTCTATTGTTTTAGGATGAATTAAAGCTAATTCATCTACAGCAGGTAATACTGTAAAGTGTTTATGACCCTCAATTACTTCATGAACCGCATTTCTCCATTTAATTTCAGGAGAATTTCTATAAATTCTAGTTTGATAGTCAGGCCAATTTACTCTTTCGTTTTCATATCTCCAACCCCATTTTTGTATATGTTCCTGAGTGATACCACTTACAGTATTAATTCTAGGAACATAATACAAATCAACTTCCGGGTTTGCTTCTAAAATAAGAGGTAAGGATCCAAACATTTCAGGGGCAACTAACTCATCAGCATCTATTTGAAATATAAATTCTCCAGAACAATATTTTTTAAGTTCATTTTTATAAGTAGCAAAATCTTTATTTAAAGGAAAAAACCAATGTTTAATACCTCTATCAAGAATAACACCTAATACTTCTTCAGTATGGTTATCTTGATCAATTTGTACTACAATTTCGTACTCAGGAGATAGAGCTCGTTCTTGAAGATAATCAAGTAGAGTCTCTAACTCCTTATGTTCGTTGCAAACTGTTATAGCTATACTAATCATTCTGGTAATACACCAATGTATGAAAGAGCATCCATATACTCACGTTCAGGAAATTCTTGTAATGTAGACATATCCATTCTCCAATCATAGTATTGTCCTTCTTTACCTGGTATAGGATATTTAGTTTTTTCTTCTTCACTTACTTTTACTGCTTTCACAGCTGCCCATTTCCAACTAAAAGCATCTGCTCCATTAGCAAATATCATTCCTTGAGAAGGGACATTAACAGTTGAAGGCATCCAAATCAATCCATTTTCATCTGTATAAAGTAAATCCTTATAAAGTTCAGGTAGAAGAGCTATTTGTTGTTCATAAAATTCTTCACCTTCTTTCATTAATGAATTAGTTTGAAAACCACATCCGTAGCAAAAATAGGTTTTAATATCTTGGTTCACTTCATCTACATAACAAGCATCAGAACCACATCGAGTACAATTAATTAGATTATCCATTTGTATTTAATTTTTTAAGTTTTGGTAATTCAATTTTCTTTAATTGAGGTAATTTAAGTTCCATTTCTTTTGGAAATTCAGGAATATATTTAATAAACAATTCATCTACTTTATCAGCCATTTTTTCCCAACTGAATTCATTTTTGTTTTTAAATGCTTGTCTTTTAGCATTCTCAGAATATTTTTTATAATTTTCAAATACATCTTTTAAGTAAAAACCTATTTGACTTGGTTCAGGAGAAAACCATTGTGATTCAGTTAACAACCATTGATTAGCAGCACTTGGATGAACATTAGTCAATTGACCTTTAATTAAAGGTACAAATTCAGGATTTAAAAAATCCATTTGACCTGACCATCCTGTAGTAATTAGTGGTTTTTTAACTAAACTAAATTCAAGTAATGGACGACCAAAACCTTCACCTTTAGTCAAACTAACCATTGCTTTAACTTTAGAATGATTATAAATTTCATTCATTTCTTCATCAGTGAACTCACCATGTAACAGGTAAATATTAGGTAAATTATTTGAGTTTACTGTTTTACGGATTTTTTTAATTTTCTTTAAAATTTCTTCCCTATCAACATATGATGAACCCATTTGAGATGTTTTCAAAATTAAAGCAGGTTTGTTAGTTTTGTTTTTAAAAGTTTCAAAAAACGCTTTTACTAACAAACCTACGTTTTTTCTATCCTCACCTAAATCACCTTGCATCCAATGACCTACAAACAAATAAGCAAATTTTTCTTTAATTTGAATGTCTAATGAACAAGGTGTATCAATTACTTTATAAACATCAGTGTTAACTCCTTCAAACAATACTTCAACAGGTTTATTAAGTTCAATATTTCCTTCTAAAGCATTAGTTTGCTTATTTCTTTTTTCATATTTAGAATCACTAAATACTTTTTTAGAATGTTCAGATGAAACAATATTTAAATCCATTCTATTTAATCCTTCAATCCAATCACCAGCACATAAGGTAGTTTCAATACCTGCAGTGAAACCAATATTAAATTTTCCTATAGGTTGAAATTCATTAGGAATAGTAATTTGGGCCCATATATCTGGTTTTTGTGTTAATTGGTTTTGAGGCAATAATAAATCTAATAAGAACTTCCATTCTGGATTATCTTTACAAAATCCAAATGGTGTAGCTCCCCATCGTTGGGATAATAGTTTAACATTGTATCTGTCTGTTTCAACAATAGCTTTAATCAAATCACGACTTCTAGCTCCGTAGCCTGAGTAAGTATCAAAGCAGCTACTAATTACAAATAACGGTTTATTCATTTTTTTAATATAACAATTTATGGTTTATAACTCTATCTTTAACTTCATTTGTATTAATAAATTCAAATTTTTCTCTTGGTTTCCAAGTTTCAAATAATTGATCAAATGCTTCAATAACTCTTTTACCTTGATGTTCACCAGTAAAACCTGCTTCTTCTCCGGTTGCCCATTCTCTACCAGCTAATCCTCTTTCTTTTCTTTCAGTAGGAGTTAACTCATAAACAGCTTTAATTTGTTCAGCTGCGTCTTCCGGACGGCAAGTATCATCCCAAATATATGGTGTTGGAGGAGAACCTACTAAAGTACGAGATGAAGGATATACTGGAAATGCCCATTTACCATGTTTTCTGATTGTGCCTCTATGGTTAGATGGAAATTCTGAATCAAAATCAATCCAAGTACCATCTTCAAATTCAAACCTCATTTGATCTTGCATACCACCTGTTACGTTAGCAATAATAGGCTTACCAGCTAAAATAGCTTCAGTTAAACTTAATCCCCAACCTTCATTAGATGTTAATAAAATTTGAGCATCAGTACTATTATATAACATATTCATTTGAGTAGCATCAAATCTAGCATCTGTGAATAAAATATTATATTGTTCACCATTAGCTAACAATTCAATTACAGCATCTAAATCAGTACCATGTTCATTAATATGTTCTGTATGAAGTACTAAACAACATTTTTTAGCATCTTCAATAGATAAAGTATCAATGAAATGTCTATAAGCTAAAATAGTATCAGGAATTTGTTTTCGTCTAATATTCCTAGAATTAAACAATAAAGCAAAATCATATTCTTTACCTTTAAATAATTGTTTTTTAAATTCTTTTAAATTAGAATCATTTTCATCTAACGGTTTAAATATATCGTGATTCAAACCATGAGGTATATATTTAATAATTTTAGTATCTGCTTTTTCACCTAATACTAACTTATTAATATTAACAGTTTGTTTTGAAATACCCATTAATAAATCACAAGCCTCATAATATGCTTTATTATACAATGGAGCTGGATAATCATCCCAAATATTCAAATAAGTAATAGGAATTGACTTACGGATTTCATTTTCCATCATAAACAACCAAACAAAATAACGAGGATCTGTAATCAACATAATCGCGTCTGGTTTCTCTAATTCAATCAACTGTCGTAAAACATCTGGATTGCCGTATTCATCCACTGGGTACATAATAACAAGTGAATCAGTTAATCCAGTTGTCTCATTAGTTGATTGAGATAAGTCTAAACGTTTTCCATTATCTGGATGTTTAATAGCTCCTCCAATATTGACCCAATTAAAATGTTGAGCAGTATGGATTACAATTTCTCTCCCCACTGTTGCTACTCCTGAATGAACTCTAATGTCATCACAGATAAGCATAATCTTCTTCCTCTTATCAGGAGGTAAGTAAGCAAAACTTTTATTCATATTTTTTCTTAATTTTTAATTTCTAAATTGTTGTGATTGTGAACTTTTTTTCTAAAATCTTCATCGGTAAGATAAAGATGAATTGTTCGATCAGCAAGCTTTTGTAAAGAGAATTTATACTTTACACAAGCAATTTTGAAATCTTCAAATAACTCACTCTGTACTTTTACAGAGGTTAATGTCATATCTTTTTTTGTCATAGCTTTTATTTGTTATATATAAATATACTATTATTTTGTTAAGATATACCTCTAGAACAAAGTTTTTTATCATTTTTAAAAGGACAAAACTTACAGTTATTTAAACTTGGGTTTGGTTCATGGCTTATATCTTTATAAGAACCATCTATATTAAATACCCCTTCTATAAAATTTGTTACAGCATTTACTGCTTTATTTAATTTTACTTTACCGCTTGCTGGTGTGAACTCTTGTATTCTAGAAAGTGGAAATGGTGACTCTTTCCATATTTTACGTTTAACAATAAAAAACTGAATGTTAATTTTATCAACATCAACTCCAAATTGTTTAGCAAAGAAGTATTTATAAAGTATTAATTGGAATTGTTTTGTTTCATCTTTTTTCTCATAATCACTCCAACCTTTAGTAGACGTTTTGATGTCTAAGATCTTAAACTCATTATAAGTTTCATTATATAAAACAACATCCAAATAACCTTTATATAAAACATTATGATATTGAGGTAATGGGGTTAAAACAATAGGTACTTCACATCCAATCAAATGCCATCCTTGTTTATTAAAAATACCTGCTCTGTTTTTCTTTACAGCTTTAATAATTTCTAACCCATCCTCAAAAAATTCTTTCATTTGGACAGGATCACTAAAATGAACTTTCTTATTTGATTTATAATCTTTTAGATATGTTTCTCTAAAACGTTCCTCAAAATAAGCTTCTAGGTCAATTCGGTCAGCTGCTGCGCCGCTAACCTCATATATAGTGGTTATATAATGCTGTAATGCCTCATGCAACGCAGTCCCAAAAGTCATATGGATTGACGATTCAGACGTGTAATGGCCGTCTTTATACTGTAATGACCATTTATGAGGGCAATTAGTATACATAGAAAGCTGACTATATGATATTGATTTTTGTGTCGCATAGTTAACCTCATTAACAGGTTGCTTTTTAATCTGCTTTACAATAGCAGGTATTTTTTTCTTACGTCCCAAAACTATTTACCACCTAAGGTTTTTTTAAGTTTTTCGAGATAAAGGATACCATCCATTAGTTCTTCTTGAGCATGACTAATCCACTCTAAAGTAGATAAATCATTTCTATCTAATGTATGTCCATATTTTTCTTTACCTTTAGATGCTCTTGAAATAAAACTATCAACAATAGAATCTACTACTGAATCAGTTTTAATTATGGTTCTTGTTTCAGGATGTTTTTCTCTAGTTCCTAGATCGCTATTTTTTGTCATTTAACTTCTTTTAATAACTTTTTTATTTCCTTTTCTTCAATTCCTGATTTTTCAAGGATTTGTTCTACTCCGGCTTTTTTTAATAACTCAATATATTCTTCTGCTTCACCTAATGATACTGTAAAATGATTTGCAATGTGTTGCAATAACTGTTCGTTTGGTTTTTTACGTGAACTTTTCACATACTTGAGGAAGACATTCTTTTTAGGTAACATATGGCAGTAGTATTTATAGGTTTTTTCTTTATCAGGATATGGTATCCTTTGGCCATAATTCGCAACCTCTGTATACCCTTCATACATACTAACAAAACGATGAACCATGTAAGAATTAAACGAACTTCGCTGATCTTCTGTAAAAGATGACCAAGGTTGTTTATCGTATGTTACCTGTTTCAACCAATCAAATATTGTAAAACTAGTTTGTTTATTTGTCATAATCCCATTTATATCCACCTGCTGTTTTTTGTTTTCCTAAAGCGGCATCTCTAATCAATGCTGGAGATATATTTAGTGTTTCTCCCGCTATTTTTGCTGATTCCCAATCTTTAATATGATTGGAAGATAAGTCAAATTGTTTAATTTTCCAACCTTTTTTTGGATGAGGTTTACCTGTTCTTGCTTCTTTTAATTTAGGGTTTGATATTCCCTTTTTAGCTTTACTTATATTTTCTCCTCTATTGGGAGGATGGTTTTTTGGTTTTCCTTTAGTTGACATTGATTGTTTGATTCTCCATTCTTCAGGATAATATCTTCCAGTAAGTTTTTCTCGTATAAGTTGTTTTGAGTGTTCAGATAATTTATCACATCCTCCACCACCGTTATTATTATTTTTTAAATTATATCCTTTTTCTTTATATAAATTAATATAATAATTTTCCCAAAACTTCCAATCACTTTCTTTAACTACTACAAGTTCACATATTTGAATATTTTTTCCAAATTTTCTTTTGTGAGATGATAATCTTGTTTTTAAAGATTGGGTTTTACCTATATAAAAAGGTTTATTATCACCAGTATGAAGATAGTAAATGTATATTGATTTCATGTTCTATAATAAATATTATGAACACGTCGCAAAATACAGGGAATTAATCTTTTTCTTCAAACTCCTCTCGTAATTCTTTAGGTAATAGTTCTACAAGTACTTTACCGCTTTTTACATCATAGAAACAAGGTACAGGAATAACTCCGTCCTCAGATGTACCTGTTACAAAACGAGATACTTTACGCAAAATTACTCCTTCAGCGAATACTTGATTACCTTCTGGTGAGGTAATAGCTTTAGTGTTTTTAATGTCAATGTTGACATTCATTTGTGGTTTATTGTTCATTGTTTTCTTTTTTATGTTTTTTCCAATCTAAATAAAATCCGGTAGCAACTAATATGTTCATACCAAAAGACGCTATTATTTCTTTAATATCATCATATACATTCATAGTTAGATGAATATGCCCTACTGCCCAAAACGGAATAGATAAATTACTAGCTACCCACATTATGAAAAATAGGACAAATTTCTTCATATAACTCTTTTACTTGAAATTAATAATAATATTCTTGAAATCAAAGCCATTATATTGATTTCTTTATCAATCCTAAAATTAGCATGATATTGATATTCTTCAATATAAATAACTACTTCACCAACACTTAATGGAGCATATTTTTCTACATTGTCATATAAGTATCTAAATAAGTCCTCATAATCACTTACATTTGAATCAGCAATTATTTGTCTAATGTTATTAAACGACTTTGTTGTGGGTTTGCATAATTCCATGAGTACTTTATTTTTGTAGTTATTAGACACTAATATACTTTTATCTACAGTGATTTCAGTACCGTTAACACTCATTTGTAGTGTGTTAAGCATTTTACGAATATCTGGATAATGTTGATTAATGACTAATTTTAAATCATCAGCACTACAATCAACTTCCTCCTTTTTAAGGATATTCATAATATGGAAAGCAACCTCATTTTTAGATGGAGGAACAATCTTTAATACTTGACAACGTGATTGTAAAGGATCAATAATGCGTTCAATATAGTTACAAGTTAAAATAAAACGAGTTGAGCGAGAATAAGTTTCAATTACATTTCGAAGTGCTGCTTGGCCTTGAATTGTAATAAAATCTGCTTCATCTAAAATGACTACTTTAAATGGTTTAAATGAGGCAACAGATGCAAAACTTTTAACTTTTTCTCTAATGGTGTCAACTCCATTTTCATCACTAGCATTAATATAGATGTAATCACAATCTAAATTATTGATAATAAGTTTAGCTAATGTTGTTTTACCTGTTCCAGCAGTTCCATAAAACAAAAAGTTTTGAATATCGTTTTGATCTAAATACTTCTGAATAGTAGTTTTGATTTGTTCATTACCTACATAATCTTCTAATGTTTGTGAACGGTATTTTTCAACCCACAATGTATGTTCTCTTTTTGTCATAACTTATTATAAAGTATAATCTCCGTAAATTGAATATTTTTTAGGTTCTGGTGTTTTAATTTCAACTTCATCACTTACAATAGCATAAAGTTTACCTTCAGTTAAACCCAACCTAAATGCTTTTGGTTTAACAGTAGATACATTATAATAAGCTTCTAAAGCATCAGTTAATCCGTTTTGAATTCCTTCAACACCAATCACCTGCCACCTATCACCGGGTGGGATTCTATTAGCGATTTCAACATTCTTTTCTATAACTTCTTTTTTGCTCATAACTTTATTTGTTCAACAAGATAAGGCAGTAGGTCTTTGTAATCAAAATTAAGTATCCCAAATCCAGATTGTTCTAATCCAACATATAATCTGTTAGTACTTGGTACAAAATGGAAATTTTTTATTTTATATGTAATTTCCTTAATTTGAATTGTTTTACCAATTAGACCTACTGCATCTCTCATGTTTGTAAATTTACATCATTCCCATCATACCTCCAAGCCCATCATCACTTTTCTTTTCTTCTGGCTTGTCAACTACAACAGCTTCTGTTAATAAAATAGTACCTGCTACTGAAGCAGCGTTTTCAATAGCAATACGAGTTACTTTAGCTGGATCAATGATACCTGCTTCTTTCATATTAACAAAATCTTCTGCTTTTAAATCCCATCCTTCCCAATAATCACCTCCTGTTACAGCATTAATAGCATTGTAAATATCTTCTTGCTCATAACCAGCATTTGCTAAAATTTTCTTAAATGGTGCTGCACAGGCATTATAAACAATCTGTGAACCAATATCACTTACATCAATTGAATTCCTAGCATGCAATAATACAGCTCCACCACCTGGTACAATGCCTTCTTCTAGAGCAGCTTTAGTAGCTTGTAAAGCATCATCAACACGATCTTTTTTCTCACGCATTTCTGCTTCAGTAAATCCACCTACATGTACAATTGCTACTCCACCAATAAACTTAGCTAAACGTTCTTGCAATTTTTCCTTCTCGTATGGTGAAGTTGATTTTTCAATTTGTGATTGTAGTTCTAAAATACGAGCCTCAATTTGTTCAGCATTACCTTTACCATCAACTAAAGTTGTAGTATCTTTGTTCACAGTAACTACTCTAGCTTCACCAAACCAATCCCAACTGAATTTGTCTAGTTTCATACCTTTTTCAGCACTAAATACTTGACCACCAGTCATAATAGCAATATCTTCAAGTAACAATTTACGACGATCTCCAAAATCAGGAGCTTTAACTGCTACTACTTTCAAAATACCTCTTGCTTTGTTTACAATCAAAGTAGCAAGCGCTTCACCTTCTACATCCTCAGCAATAACTAACAATGATTTATTTTGAGCTGATACTGCTTCTAAAATAGGTAACAATTCTTTCACTTGAGTAAATTTCTTGTCAGCAATCAAAATCAAAGCATCTTGAATACTTGTACTCATAGTATTGTTATCTGTAACAAAATAAGGTGATTTGTAACCTCTATCAAACTGCATACCTTCTACTGTTTCAAGATATGTTTCACCGTTTTTAGATTCTTCAATAAATACAACACCTTCACGGCCTACTTTTTGCATTGCTGTAGCAATTAACTCACCTACTTCAGGATCATTATTTGCTGAAATTGTAGCAATTTGTTTAAGTTGGTCCTCGCTTGAAATGTCTTCTTTAATTTCTTGACGGATAAAATCAACTACTTGTTTAACTGTTGAATCAATACTACGTTTAATCATAACAGCATTAGCTCCATTATTTAAATGAGTTAAACCTTGTCTAACCATCTCTTGAGCCAACAAAGTAGATGTTGTTGTTCCATCACCAGCTAAATCAGCAGTCTTAATAGCTGCTTGTTTAACTAATTGAACACCTAGTTCTTCAATTGGATCTTCTAAAGTAATTGAACGTGCTACAGTTACTCCATCTTTAGTTGATTGAGGTAAACCTTGATTAGCAATAACAACGTTACGTCCATTAGGACCTAAAGTTGATGTAACAGCGTCGGCTAGTTTGTCTACACCAGCGGATAATTTTTTACGTGCCTCGGGGCCAAATTCTATAATTTTGCTCATATCTTATTTATTAAAATGGTACTTCAATTGAATCTTCTACTAATCTACCTAACACTTGGTTTTCAGGACCAATCCAATACTCATCACCTTCATGCTCTAGTTTACTAAAACCCATTGTAGGTAAGATAATAGTGTCACCTTCTTTAAGAATGGTTTTGATGTAAGTTCCTGTAACTGAGTAATAACCGTCTCCAACTGCTACTACTTTACCAAGTTTGTTCTTTTCATTTCCCAAATCGGGAACAATAATTCCACCGTATGAGGTTTCTTCTGTCTCTACCGGTTTAACGATAACTGCGTTGTATAATGCTTCTAATTTCATATTCCTGTGGTTGTTAATTCTTTAATAATATTTTCCATTTGTTTATATGTTTCCAAATATTCGGTAATGGAATCATAATTTTTCTTATCATTAGTTTTATTTCGAGCAATTGCTTTTAAACAATGACCAAAATTACTATAATGACCTAGTGGTTTAGTGTAATCTTTTCCAGCTACATTACCTTCAGTATAACGAGTATCAGGTGTCACTGTTTCATAAACAGTATAACAATGAGTGTCTTTACCAATAAAGTAAGGTTCAATTCTGCTGTCTCTAATAAATGTGGTGGATGATGCTTCTTCTTTTTCTTTTGTTGTCATAACGTTTGTTTAATTAAATATAACATTTTTTTCTTAAGATTCCAAACTTTCCTCAATAAGTGGTGGTTCATCTTCTATAATTTGAGCTTCTTCTACTATTCTAACAAACCAAAACATTCCATCTTTTCTAAAAACATTTGTTGAATTAGTTGATATTCTAAATTTTTCAGTATCAATTTCTGTATGTTCAGGAATTAATCTAATAATTTCATACAGTTCTCCTTTAATTTCAATTAGCTTCATATTAATTTTCTTTTTGAATAATATAATACTCACTTTTTAGATTTCCACTAACAAATTCAAGTTTCATAACCCCATCTAAATTAATACTCATTTTACCTCCAGCTACATCTTTATTACAATACATAATTTCTTTAACTGTATCTGAATAGTAGTGTGCTTGGAAATTATTAGGTAGGTTATTTGTTTTAATATCTGATAAATAGAATGATACTTTATTTGAGTATTCAATATTACCTCCAAATTGCATTTCTAATTGCAAATCACCATCATCATTAGTAAATGGCTTAAATACAACTGTATCACTATCTGCTAATGCTGATTTTGCTTTTACAATAGCATTAATACTTTCATTATCTAAATCAGCAGTAATATTATAAACTCCATCACCAATGTATTCTCCTGCTTTAGGAATAATCATAGTATCAGCTAAAGCATAATTAAGAGTAAACTGATTATCTGCAATTATTAATTTGGTAATTAGTTTATGTTGTTTAAAATATTCTAATTTTAGATAACCATTTGTAATATTAATTAGTTTGTTTAGTTGAGAAGTACTACTAATTCCAATAGTTGAGTCTTCTAAATCAATTCCATCATAAGTTACACTTCCAATCATAGTATTGTTAGAAGTTGTAAACTTAATAATAAGTTTTTTGTCTTTAATTTCCCATTTAACTGCTTCATTTAAACCATTTAAATGATACTTGGAAATAATAGATACTAGATCTGCTTTATTAATCATAACTTGTTTATTATATATATTTAAAATTTAAAAAATTTACTAATGTTTGTATTAAGAACTAAAGCGCCCCATCCTAAATCTGAATATAATGATTCTAGTTTGTTTTTCATAACACTATCAAATAAGCCATCTCTATCAATGTATTTTTCAGCAAATTCTAAAAGTTCAGGAGCATCATCATAACCATTTAAAGCCATCACTTCTATTCTATAAGGATTAGGTTTTAAATAAACTATATAAATTTTATCACCTACTTGAGGTACAGGATATTTTTTATCTAAACCTTTAAATCGTAAAATATCTCCTGTGTATATTGCTGCTTTAGTATTAATAGGACATTTATTACCTAGCTTAGAAAATATTTCACCTGCTCTAGGTTCACCTGCTAAGTACTCTTTCATTTTCTTTAATCCAGTAGGTTTTAATATTTTTTTCCAATCAATTGTTCTTATTGAGGTTCTAAAATCAAGAATTTGTTTATCAATGTCTTGTTTTGGTTTACCAAACATAATTTCATTAATAAGGTGTTCACCAAATTGTTTAAATAAAGGTGGAAAATTTGATTTCATTAGATCTAATCCCTTAACATCTAGTTCATCTACTGGTACTCCTTCTTTATTAACAATATGTTGGGCGTATCTTCTCTTACCTGCAAAATAACCTCTATCAAGTACAACTTCTTGTTTTAGCTCAAAATAATGAAGTCCATCATCTCCTAGATTAAAAGCACTTCTAGAAAAATCACCTATAAATTTGTTAGCCATTGCTTGTAACTCAGTAGCAATTACTAATATTTTATTAATTACATCTTCCCTATCACTAAAATTAATATCCGGATGTCTTGATACTAGTAAATCTTTACATTGAATAAACAATGAGTCAGTATCACTAGTAACAATATAATCTATATGTTTTTCATTACCTAACTCATTGTTTAAGTACTCATTCATGTTCCTAATACTTTCTTGTAGTAATCTTTGACCTGTTAAAGTAATAGCTTTACTAATGAATTTATTTCCATCAGTGTATCTCCAACTGTTAATAGCAAATACACCATAAACGTCATTCAATTTAATTTTATAAGCATGTTGTCGTCTATCATAAAAGGCACCCATAACAGGATCATTATCTACCTTATATGCTTTTTTCATTAACTTCTTATATTCTTGTCGTTTAGCAAACCAGTCAGATAAAATTTCACAAACAACACTTGATTTATCTTTTCTGAATATTACTCCAGGTGCTGAAATTATAAAGTTATTAGTTTCAATAATTTCTATTATTTCCTTTACCTTAATTTCTGTTCTAGATAATCTTCTATCCTTTCTAACTTTTTCAATATAAATTATTTTTTCAGGATCCATTGATTTAAGTTCCTTTAAAGACCATTGATTATCGTATTTATCTTTATTAACAATACGACCAACCAATGTTTCAATACCCATATTGAGTGAGCGGATAATAGACGGATATAGTGAGGTAAAATCCAAATCAATAACCCATTCATACAAACCAGGTGTAGGATCTTTTAAATAACCACCAGCATATTCTTCTTGTAGTGTTTTTAACGCTGGATTATAAGTAGTTGGTTTATTAGGTGAAACTATTCCTTTACGTTTTAGATAAGTTAAAATAGCTCCTTCATTTAACATTGTAGAAAAATAAATCGCTTCATAATCAGTATGACATAAATGACAAATAGTAACTGTTAACTCAATAAACTTCATTCGTTTTTCAAGTTCAACAATAATCTCTACATCTCGTAAGTTATACTCAATAAACTTATCTACATCCTCAGCAAACAACTTATCTAATGAACCTTGGTATTCAATTTTTTCTAATTTAGCATATTTTTTACCTATATCACCTAAACGATAAGATGGTTCTTGTTTCATAATATACTTTTTAAATAAAAGCATATAGTCAAGATGATTAATACCTGCTAAATTAACTGGTTGTTCTGGGAAATGAGGAGTAAAATGGATTTTATTAATTGGTGATAATGAATTAGCTAATGGTTCTCCTAATACTTTTTTAATTCTGTAATATAAGTAAGGAATATCAAAGAAACCACTATTCCAACCTGTAATAATTGTAGGATCTAATTCATACCATTTATCTAAAAACCCACTTAGTAATTCTTTTTCTGATGGATAAGGCATAATAATCTTATCCTCAGATTCAGCCTTAGACATTTTACTTGCTTTATCTAAAACTAAACAAAAATACTTTTTAGAATTATGATCATACAAAGCAATAGCTGTTATTTCACCTTTAGGATCTTTAATGTTTTCTTCAGTTAATGCTCCTGCTATAACACACTCTATATCTAGATAAACAATGTTATGAGTTTTAGGAGTATCATCTGTTTCATAATATTGGTCAACTAATAGACGAGTAATTTTATCTACATCTTTTTCAAAATATTTAGAATCTTTCCAATCATCCATTTTTCTAATAGGTGATACTTTAGTGCCTTCTAAAGTTTCAAACTCACCATCAGGATCAGCTTCATAAAGAGTAGGCCAATGTTGAAAAGATTTAAATCCAGTCCATCTATCATCTTTTAAATAGTACTGCCTTTCATTTCTATCATAATAAACTGCTTGATACATAATCAAAATATAACAAAAAGGGCTTGGATAACCAAGCCCTCAATACAAAATGAATAAAAATTACTTTTTATAAGCAGTGTTTAAACCTTGCCATTGACCGTCATACTGCTCTCCTACCTCACCTACTTGCCAGAATGCAATTTGTCCAATACGAGCATTTTTTTCAATAACAATAACACTTGTTACAATCATTGTTGTGTTCATTTGGTCACAATAAAATCCTGGATCCCACCATGGTGATTCAATAATAGTTCCAGTACGGTACAAAGAAGAACGGTGAGTGATTTTAGCAGCAGCATTAGCAGGTACTTTAATACCCTCATTAAATGTAACTGAATATACACCTTTTTCTAGTCTCCAACATTCTTTACCATCAATAAGTTGAGTTGGAAGCTCATGATAACCTGTAGCGTCAATGTGGGTTTTGTCTTTATAAACAACAGAACCTACATCAATACGCTCAATTTTACAAACTGACAAGTCAATGCCAATTTGGGCACGTTTAGAGAAATCTGATTCAATAACGTGATTTGCGATTTGATTTGAATTTAATAACATTTATTTTAATTTATTTAATATTTTGTCCCAAAACAAGTCTAACTTGTTTTTTCTTGCTTTACATCCACAATCATCATAACCCATTTTTTTAGCTATGAAGAGAGCAATTCGGTGGCCTTGTCCAAAGGTAATTATACGAATTAGCAATTCAACAAAACCACCTAACTTCATTAGATTTGATGTCCTCCGTTATTGATTTTAATACTATCGTCTTCTCCGTAGGTTTGGTCGTAAAATGCTCCAAATGACAATATTACCGCTTGACCACCGTTTTGGTTTTTGAATGCTTCTTCTAAGTAATTTTCATAATCATTATAAAGTTTTATTGTCATTTGCTTTTCCATTGCTTTGGATAAATTAATTATTTGATTAATTCCATAACCATCTCCTTTTATTTCTAATTTTTCTAACAGTAGTTTTGCCAATAAC